GTCCATCCTGCTGACCATCCTGCTGGTTGTCTTGCTGGTCATTTTGCTGACTATCTTGGGTTGGAGGTGGTGCATTGTCAAACAAGTTCTCCATTTCAGCATCTTTCTCCAAGAGTTTATCATAGATGTTTTCCCAATACATCCCCATGTATTCTTCGGATATAAGACCACCTATTCTTTCAGTCATGCCTTCCATGCCCGATATTTTAGAAGTGAGACCTTCTACGAGAGGGTTAATCTCATAGTCCATAGCCATATTACATCTACGTCTTATCTTCTCACTCCCCATATCGTACTTCACGGGGTCTTTTTTGGCTCTTTCAAAATGTCTGAAAAGGTTGTGATACACTTCATGTATGAGCACAAATAGGGGTGCTCTGAGTTTATCAATCTCCTCAAGTTCAAGATAGAAATAAGGATTGATGAATAAACGACCTGGACAAGTAGCCATCGTTGGAACACGGAATGTAAAATCGGTCTTCAGATTCTTCCTAACAAAGTGCAGGTCAGGGAGCGTCTTGAATAACACCTCATCTACTCGTCTTGTCGCAGTCCTTATATATGAAAGATTAACAACCTCATTCTTATCCTTCAAGATGATGTATTTTGCAGTAGATGGGTCTGTCCCTGCATTATCATACACCTCCTTGGCTTGCGCTGGAGTGAGTTCGTCAAGATTCATCTTCGGAGCATTCCTAAGATGGTTAATCTCTGAAATTATATCCATACATTGTTTGATTATTCTCTAATCCTATTTAAGTGAAATAGCCGTACCACATAAGTCGGATACGGCTATCTCGTTGTGTTAAACCGCCACTTCTTAGAATGGCAGGTCGTCAGTGTTTATCGACTGAGCCTGAGGTTGAGGTGCTGGCTGTGGAGCGGGTTGCTGGAAGGATGGCTGTGGCGCAGGCTGAGCCTGAACCTGAGGCTGGGCATATGCTGGTTGATGATATGCAGGCTGTTGAGGAGCAACGCCTTCGTTGAAAGTTGGCATAGGCTGGTTTCCGAACCTTGAGCTGTAAGCAACCTCCTTCATTCGGGTAGCCTTATCAAGCTCTGCTTCAGCGTTCACCTTAAACTGATAGTCCTTATCCGTGTGGTACTTGAGGTACTCTTCAATCGCTTGACGCTCTTCGGGAGTATGCCCCTTATATGCGAACTCGCTTGGGTCGGGAGCGTTAATAGACTCAAGCCACTCTGCGTACATCGTCAGCTGGTCTATGTCCGAAGTATCGGTCATAGTGACCTGACCTCTCGTTGGGTGGACGAATGATACGGGCATTCTGTCTCCTTCATATCCTTCATCAATGAAAGCAGATGAGTCATAGTTGGGCATATTTTCCGTTCCGTCCTTGATTTTCGCCTCAACAACGAAGATAGGAGCATTGACGAGGTCAAATGGATACGGACGGACTTTTGCCTTTGCGGAGAACTTGCTCTGAGGAGCATTCTGAGCCGTCTGACTTTGAGTGTCGTTTGCCTTCTTGTACTTTGAAGGAAGCTCAATGCCCTGAGACTTATACAGAATGGATAAGATGGCACGACCGAATTGGAATACGAACACCTTACCTTGTCGCTCAGGGTGCTGTATATCCTCCACGACTTGAACAAGTGCATAATATCTTTCGGAAGGGGAGTCCACGAGCTTCTCCTTCTTAAGTCTCGTACGCCTTGTATCATCCTTCTTTAGACCCGTCTTGATTTGGTCTTCCTTCCATCGTGCCCACCAAAGTTCACTAATCTCATCCTTTACACGTGCAACCTCGGGTGGGAACTTAATCGTCTCCGTTGGGTCGTTCTTGAAGCGATTGATTTTAGAGATAATCGGAAGTTCGTACTCTCTTGTAGCAATGATATTGCGAAGGAATACGGGGTCTGTATTGTTCATATCCTCAACCACGAATGGATTTGCGAGGAATCTGAGTGCAATTGGGTACACCCCATTGGGGGCGTTCTTGATGTCCTTGACCTTGATTTTTAGGAGACGAGGGTCTTCCTCCTTTGCGAAATAGTCTATGCTCCCCGTGTATGCCGAGATGTCGGGTTGCTTTACGGGCGAGGTGAACTGCTGAGCCATTTCGCTTACACTGAATTTTGCCATGCTTCTTACTGATGTTATATTAAACTTATATTAGTGCTATCCGAAGTAGCGTACTTCGGGGCTATACAAAGATACGAATTATTTCTGAGATTTCCAAGCGTTATGATTTCTTCTTAGCCATAGGCATAATGATGTTCACACGCTTGAGTGTTGAACCTTCTTCCTGCTCTTCTGCAACCGAAGTCGCCGCAGACGAACCATTGATGTTGAATGTCACCTGAGGTGATGTTAGGTTCTTCAGTAGAGATGCAAGTAGGTCAAAGTTAAAGGATACGCACTCAAGTGGAGCATCCCCCGTGATTTCCGTTGCATTGATGCTTTCTCGTGCGGAGTAACTGCTGAAAATATCGTTACAACTTGCTACTACACCCGACTGAGAGACGCTTAGGTCAATAAGTCGGTCTACCTTTGAGTTAGGAGAAGCGACACGCTTGATAGACGACACGAAGGGAAGCAGGTCTACCTTAAACGAGTTGGTCTTTGATAGCTGTTCTACGACACGTGCGTACTTTGGATACTTGAAGTCAAGGACGATAGCCGTGAAGGTCTCGTTATCCGTTTCAAGACGGATGGTCTTATCGTTGTAGAACAAGTGCATATCGCTATCCTCAGAGAAAATCCCCGAGAGGAAGATAGATGCGATGTTAGCTGGAAGGACAACCTCTGACTGCTCTTCCGATGGCTGAGACAACTTGACATCATACTGAGAGAGAACAATGCCACTCGTACCAACGATGGACATCGTGTCGGTATGAATATCAAGAAGGACAGACATAAGCTGAGGTCTATTCTTATCCTGACCCGAGCAAGCGAGCGCACGTGCCATACCGACAAGGAACTCTGATGGACTTTCTACGTGGATTTCCTTGTAGGCTGAACCGCTTGCGTCAAGAAGTACATCAGGGTAGATAGATGCGTCATCCGTACCAAGCATAAACGTACCTACACCATAGTCAAGCGACAGCTGTGACGTGTCGGATGTTGAGTAGATAGTGACCTGCTCTGACGGAGCGTCTGATAGGATTTTCTTGATTGCACCTGCCTCAAAGAGGAATGCACAATCGCCATCGGTAGAGTCAAGTTTAACCTTGACGGAAATGGCGGAGTTTTGATTGGAGGCTTTCACACTGAGCGTGTCGCCTTCTACGGAGAATAGGATTTTCCCGAGGACGGACACTGCACTCACAGATGCGCTGTTAATAGCCTTGCTGACATTAACAACAGCCTTGAGTAGTTCCGCTCGGTTTACTGAAATGTTCATTTAAGCACTTAATTAGAGTGAGACTTTTTCATCTGCAAATGTAGACAAAAAACTTCTCACTCCAAAATCGTGCTAAAAATTATTCGTTCTTGTTGTCGTATGAAGCTCCGTCTCCATCCACGCTCATTGCGTCAAGGACGATTTCGTGCTCGGATAGGACATACAATGATGGTGGTGCATCAGACCCCACTTCCTTACCGAAGAATGAAAGCAACGCTTCTTCTCCGCCTTTCTTCTTCGTTAATGGCTTAGCAACTAACTTCGCCCCTGACCAAGGGTTTGAAGAGGAATAGGTCGTACGACCGAAGCTACCATCGCCAAGAGGTTCAGAGTCTCCATAAAGAGAACCACCACTCCCATACGAAGAAGAGCCATCTACCCCACTCCTTGAAAACGAAGCGTCCTTCAAGATGTCATCACGAAGGGTAGACCTTGACCTCATCCCGTGCTGAGCACCCCTGAACTTTGCCATCACGGAAGGCGACAGAGACCCCGAACTTGGGAAGCTATGGTTGGATGAAGTATATGAAGCAAACTCATTCCTTGTACCTCTATACTCCAAGTGGATATGTGGAGCTGTCCCGTGATTAGGGTCAAGCGTCCAAAGACCAAAGCGAGCGAGCAGTGGGTCAGTGAAAATAGCATTAACCAAATCATCTGCACCTCCAACCCTGCAAGATATATCCACAGCCATACTTACGTAATGGTAAGAACGTGAAGCGTGCTTGTCTCCCGTTGTGGATGTAATGACGATTTGGTTTTGTATCTCCCTTGGCAGAGAAGAGAAGTACTCTTCAAAGGCAACGTGAAGACGACTAAATGAAAGACCTGCCTTAGCCCTCCATTTCCAATTCCCCCTACTTACAGGTTTAGAGTAAACGCCACCTCTTACAGAACCTATGTACGCATCCCTATTAGGGTCAGACATAGACATAGCAGGGAACATCGGTTTCTTCGGTTGTTGCTCCGCTGTTTCAGTCGTTGGGTTGCCAAGTAACACTTCATAGTTTGCCCTTAGACCCTCCTCTCTTTTCTTCAAAAGGGTCTTGTATAACGAACTCTGTTTTATAGTATCCATTATCCCGTCATTAGCCAAAGACTTTTCCGACTCGGTCAGTACATTGGAGTAGTCAGGGACATTATGGATAGGGTGCTTGGTAACGTGAACGCCACCGAACGTAAGGAAGAAGAACGATACGAACTCATTGTAATTAACGAGCTTATCAACATCACTCAGTGTCTTTGGTGGGCTGACCCTTCGTGGTGGTATGTATTCTTGGTTGAGAAGACGCTTGAACTCTGATTGAGATAGCACCTTCTTGTTGAGTGGATTAGATATGTTTTTCTTACTCATATAAAAAAGGAAAACCCCTATGTCTGATTTAACATAGGGGTTCTCTTGGTTATTGTTGTATATACTACAAAGCTATTCCTTGCTCATAGCATTTGTAACAACAAGGGAATTGTATACTTCCGATACGACAGCCTCATCTATTAGCTTACCCATAAACTCTCCAGCCGAGTCTATAGTATTACCAAAGATGCCATTGCAAATAATCGCACCAGGAAGATAGCCATTCTCAACACCAAATTCCATGCGATTCGCATCATGGTCAGGAATGTCTTTTGAACGCCCTTTTTTCTTAGCGTCCATCACCTTAATGTCATCATCTGAATGCATTATGGTTACGCAGAAGAGAGCTTCAGTAACCCATCTGACATCAATGTATCCTATGAACTTAGTCTCTTCAAGTTTTACTCTACCTGAAGGGGCAATACCGAGGTCAAGACATACGATACAAAGTGCCTTTATAACGCTTTCAATGAACTCAGATGCGAGTACGTTTGACATACTTCCTGCAAGTACAGATAGATTAAACCACTGCAATGGGGTTATAACATCTGTAAGTTCTTTGACTTTCTTGCCTTTGCTCTCAATTTTGGTATATGACATCATACCGCCATTAGATGTATTCCCATCCTTCAACGACTTCAGTACAGCACCGAGCGGATTTGAGCCAGCAAGAGATGCTTTATCTATTTCAAATGAGATTCCATTGTCCTTCAGAATAGCGGCAACAGCGGTATATGCGGCATTCGTAGCGTTCGATGTGTTTATCCCAAATGATGAAGCATCAAGCGTTTTGACACTATCTCCAATTTTAATCTCGGCAATACTACCAAATTGCTTGCTCTTATCCTTTGACTTCCTTTTAGATAGGTTATCAGAAAGACCATTTACAATAGGGTCTACTAAATACTGAGATAGAGGAGTGAATGACATAATAGTCTTGGTTTTGTCGGGGCTTTCGTAGACGAAATCATTATTATTCTCCGCCTTTAAGTCGAAAAATTTCCCATACAAATCAACAACACTCTTAGGAGGAATCATCACAAACTCACCATTACGATAAAGAGTGACCTCATCCTTCATGGCATCGGTGTATGTTTTCTTCTTGACGACCTTACCTTTATCGTCACGCTCCTCATTTAGCTCCAGCCCCCTAAGTTTTGCGTCAATGACATAAATTGAGTTTTGGAAGAACTCAATCAGCTTTTTTGTCTTTAGACCTTCTATAAAGGCATCCTTACTGAACTGCCTCATTGCCTTAAGGGATGCTACGGTCTCCAATGCCTTGTCATATCCTCTTATGGTGTTCATTAGCTCCTTAGCCGCCATAATGTACTTATCAAAGACCTCATCAGATACATTCCCGTCCTCTATGTCTTGCAGTGTTACATCAGGGAAAGCTCCATTAGCGTTGACCTTATCCTTGTATACGTCACTCTGAATCATAGCGTCTCTCCAAATATCATATTCCTTTAAGTTACGGGGGTTAACGGGTCTTATCTTACCTGACTTGCTTGGGTCTGTCGTCATTGAATTAGCGGCATATCGCCGTTTTGCGTCTGTTTCCATTTCATCCTCGTCACCAAGAACGCCCAAGATAGCTGTATGGTCTCCGAGCTTAGCCCTTTTTATAAACGATGCCGTTTCAGGACTCATGCCTCTCTTGGTTTTCTTGTAGCATTCTTCAAGGTAAGCTACAATCTCATCAACATCAGGGTAGAAGTTCATAAGAAGCAATCTGTCATATGCGGCCGCATCCCAATGGTCCATTACCACACCATCCATAACTCTGTTGCCAGCCGCAACCATAGCCCATTGTGAGCCGAGCTTGTAAAGACCTTCAATCATTCTGTCTTGGAAGAACGTCATACATGCTTGAAAAACATCCAAGCTCGCACGAGAAAGCTCATCGAAGAAAAGTATACCTCCACATCCAGCTCCGTCTGAACCCTTATTGCAACAATTATTCCCGTCTACAATATCTTGATATTCAGCTCCCGTATGAAGATATACGGGGAACTTTGCAGTAGGTGTTGAGCGTACTATTTGTATCTTCTTCCTCCTCGTTGGGAATCCATTATCGTCAGTATCAACGACAACTTCCTCATCATTGATAGTTAGTACAGATAAAGATTCTTTGGTACACTGAGAAAGCAAGACCGAAATCATACCATACTTTCTTTCAATTTGCTTCCCTTTATACATAACCTTCGGGAAGAGCTGAGGATTTTCTCGTATCCACTCTTGTATGATTTTTCGCACATTACCCATTACTGCTGTTTTAGCAATCCCAGGCAACCCGAAAATCATAGGAATCATTCTGTAACCATCGTTTACATCACCTCCGATATTATTAAGCTCAAATTCAGGAGTTTCAACTCGGTCATCCCCCCAATCCCATAGAGGGTCATTATCAATGTTATCGTTACCTCTTCTTAGGATTGACTCGCAGTAAGGGATAATAAACCTCTTCAGACCTTCAACACCATAAACATTTGGTATGTCAAGGTGTTCGGTTGTCTTAGTTGGCATCCTCGTTCCAGCTTCATTGATAGCCTTCTCCCTTATTCTCTGCTTGAAAGTCTTACCTTCTTGAATAACCTTTGTATGTTGGATAAGCTCAGATTCGTTGATAAGACCTGAATTATAGTAAGAGTCTACCATGACCTGCTCAGCCATGACTCTTGCTTCTTTCGGAGACTTACCTTCGGAAAGAGCCTTAGCCTTCACTTCAAAGAAGCGAATAAATGCCTCAGCATCCTCTTCTGATATGTCGTGATTATACACATTTTGGTCGCCAGCAGACTGACCTGAGACGAGGTCTTCAATGGCGTAACCCTTTACACCGCCAGGCACTGCGCCATCTTCAATATCAACAGCGATGTTGCCGAATGTCACTGCTTGGACAAGCTCATCTTCGTTCACTTTTGAAGAAACGAAGATTTTTCCACTGACCATCTTCTTCAGTCGGTTGACAACGCCCTTAACTAATGACTTTACCTTACCGACAGCGTCAGAGAACACGCCTTCGTTCAGTTGTACCCCGTCCACGTCAAAGACATCAGCACCCTTTTCAACGAATACTCGTTCAGTGTGTACGCCACGTAGGATGCGCCCATCATCAGACGAAACAGAGCACTTGCCCGTAGATTCGTTTAATGAGCGGATGTTACCACGTACCATCACACCATTCCCGTCACGCAACCACACACGTGTGCCTTGACTGAGTTTGTTTTCTTTGTTTGTCATGTTATCGAATAGCTATTCTTTTTTAACTTACTCGTATTTTATTCCTTTGTTTAACACTGCCATCTTAGAGGTCTCAACAAGGACTTCGCAAGACCCAGGAGACGATGGCATTTTTGCATCAATGAGTTTAGCCATAGAAGAAAGGAGTCTCATTAGAGCCTGACCATTCACGGCATACTCATTGGGTGTTTGCCCTTTTATAGTTGTTAGATGTTTTCCACCTATAGACACGTTATCAGCGTGCAGGGTTGCGTTGTCGTTTGAGTCACCTCCGATATTGATTGCGCCATTAGACACAATGTTTATCTTGTCACCGATAAGCTGTATGGCAGATTGGTTGTTGGCGTGGATGATGCTAATCATCCCATCGGGAGACAGCTGTATCTCGCTACCCTTGTACTGAAGATGAAGTCCTCGGTTGGGTTGGAAGAGCACGTAGACCTCGTTGGTCTTGTCGTACATAAGGACTTGGCTATCCACGTAGTCGTCACCAATCTCCTCAATAAGGTCTGTATCCACATCGCTGTATGCGCTATACTCAGGGTTAAAGATTGAACCACCCGTGAATGTAACGAACACACGAACACCGACCTTAGGGACTGAGATAGCCCCCTGACCATTCCCTGCGAAGGAAGGAGAGGATGCAGGCTTAGCCCAAGGTAGAACATCATCCTCCATATTGGTCATAAGATGTTCTACCCTTACCCTACAATGACCAGCCTTCTGCGGGTCTTTGTTGTCTACAACGTATCCTACGTATTTTCCGTTAAGCCCTGCCATACCTTATTTTAGATATAGGTTACATACGACACCTCTACGGGGAAGAAGTTTGGATTGAACAAGACGACCGCTGAATGGAAGCCATTTCGCATACTCAGAAGGTTGTCCACTGCTCCCAAGCAGGAGTAGAAGTCACCAATCGGTTGCCATAGGTTGTTTGCTCCAACGAACGCCATATACTCACGGACAGATGCGAAGTTCTTATACGAAGCATCAATATCATTTTCTTCTTCGCCCTTCTCGTCAGGGTTGATATATAGCTCAATAAGATTTCCGTCTTGGTCTTCCGTGTATACACCATTAAGTGCGCAGGTAAGCCCCTGATTTGTGCATACCTCAATGTAAGCCCTCCCATCTGCCGTATACTTGACGAAATCAACATCAGAGGTGAAATCCTCCATGTTGGATATGTCAATGCAGTTGGATGAGAGCGACCTCCACTGAGGAAGCGTTGCCATCATCACCGACTTCAAATGTTCCTCCACAGCTGTGTCGTTGAACATCGGATATGAAGGACGGATAATCACACCCTTGTATGCACCATTAGGATATTTCATAAACGAAATTCGTCTTGAAACATCCTCCTTGAGAATACTCTTCTTGAATGTCTCTTCAACACCATAGGGTGCATCAAATGGCGAGCTGGGGTACTCTTCTGAGATATAGTGCTCGTAGATACGGACACCCATAACCTTAAACTGATACCCCTCTTCGCTTGAAGAGAACACGAGGTATGCCGTCTCTCCCGTATTGCCCATTGGCTTTACGTTGTGCATCTCATTGACGCACGAGCGGATACGCTCTTCAAGGGAGATACCAAACGTAGTATCCATCCTCTTCTTGAAGCCACAGCAATCCGTAGCCTTTAGGTATTCAACACCTACTGAAATGGGGACTGATAAGCAGGAAAAGAACTTGTTAAGGCTTGCGATAGAACCACCTGCATCTACACCTCGGAAGACGAGACGGGCGGAAACGGGCTCGCCTACAATATCCTTTAGGACTATATCAACCTCAATATCAATAGAGTGAGCGAATGCGCCCTTGTACAGCTCCTTTGTGTTTACATTGGCGTACTTCTTGTCAAGGGTGAAGTAGTACTTCGCCTCCCTCTCTCCGTACGTCATAGCAGGAACAACAGCAAATTCACCTGCCCCCAAATTGATTGTTGATGAAGATAAAGACGTGTATCCTGAGAAGATGTCTCCAACGGGAATTAGCTTCTTTGACTCAGCATCGTTCTTAGCTACGACATTGTCATCAAAGAATGTAATACCCTTATCGCCACCTCCCAAGCCACGACAGATAATCCCCGACTCTATAAAACGAGACTTAGGGTTCTTGTAGTACTTTGCAATGGCATCAGTCTTCTTCATTCTTCACTACCCTTTCTTTGGAGAGAGACGAGCACGCACGATTTCATCAAAGACACCTCTGATGACCTGAGCGACAGCATCGTTCTTGATTTCCTTCTTGGTGAGAGCGGAGATTTCCTTAGCAAGCGTCTCAGACTTTTCGCTCAGTTCATCCTTGTAGAAGGCTGACATCCATTCGCTGATATTCCCCTTGACCTCGGAAATGATGTAGTTCTTAATGCTCTCGTTACTACTCTTCTCGCTGAGCGTGTATTCGTTTTCAAAAAGGTACTTACGACCAACGGCATTAAGACCTCTCTCCGAACTCCACATCTCTCTGACGAGTGATGCAATGTGCGCACGCTTCTTTTCGGGTGCGGTCTTCAGGTTAACCTTAGCCCCGACACCCTCGTTGAAGCAAATCGCTTCAAGAAGAATTTTGCGCTCATTGTCAATACGCTGAAGCTCCTTCGTCATGCAAGACTTCTTGGCTTCATTTACGGCTTGTTCAAACTTTTTCATCTATTGAATAATACTTTTTTGTTTATCAATGATATATTAGATTTAGCTAAAAATCTCGTCAGTGAGTTTTATCTCTTCTCCCTTCTGTATATCGGAGAGAGCACGGACATAAGCTACCTTTCTCGTAGGGTTGAAATCCATCCAAGCGTTTCCTAACTGAGAATGCTGATACTGCATTATATTTCCCATCGGGTATCCATACACACGTCCTGGGATTAGCTCTACTGCAATCTCTCGGAGCGTAGGGCTGAATAGGTCTTCACGGGAGAAGACTTGCACCTTGGCAACCTCAATGACATCGCCCTCTCGGAACTCGGTCATAGAGATAACCTTATCCTTATCTTCATCGTAGTAGACAAGACCGATACCTCTTCTGTTACCATATACAACGATGCCCTCCTTATCAAAGAGACTGCTCATCTCCTCGTTCCTATACCTGACAAGTTCTTCGTTCTCATCGGAAAGGTCAATCAGCTCGGACATAAGTACAGACTCAGGGTTGTAATCTCGGTATTGCACATCCTCGTTAAACTTCACCTTAACAGCTTCCGACATCACCTTAGACATCTTCCAAGCCTTATATACCGAAGAAAGCTCCGCACTCGTTATAGACCCTGAGAGGATACGACCAACCTGCTTTTCCCAAACTCTCCAGCTCGCTTGCGCAAGGAGGAAGTTATCAAACAAGGAATATACAGACTGAGGTGTAAACTCGTGAGGTCCAACCATCTTCTTGTTTAAGAGTTCAACGACATAGTCGGATTTATGACTTAGGGCTTTAAGTGCGGACATCCTAAAACTCTGATAGGTAATATATTCAAGGTCTTCGTTGAACCTTCCGATATACCCATCTATCTCGTCAAAATCCTTTTGAGACTTGATAGCCCTGAGCAACGATTTAAGCCCACCAGCGTCATTGAACTTCCTTAGCGTAGACTCAAACTCCTTCGCCTTTCGGGCGAACTCAACAACCTCATGGTATGGAGGGAAGCCATCGTCCTCAATCTCCATGCCGTAGGAGGTTGGGTCTACATAATGACCTACAGATTTGTATATATCCCTAAGGGTGTTATACCTTACGATTTGGTCTCTAAGCTCCTTCTGTTCTCTTGCGTTCATCGTTATTTCTCCTCCTTAGGCATTGGTATATACATCTCCTGCTTGTCTCCGCTTTCGTCAAGCGTGAAGGCGAGGACGACATCGTTGCCATTCTTATCAGTGCTTACGGAGAATATGATACCTTCCTTGGTTATATTGGTTGGGATATAGTAGGTCTTCCCATCAACCTTGAGACTAACAGCCTTATCAAACTTCTCCAATGTAGGTAGACCATCTTCCTCCTTCTTGCCCTCACTTCCGATAAGGCTTTTAATCATTCTGCCATCGTCTGCAAGGATTACTACGTTTGAGTAGAAGTGGTAGAAGAATGGATACACCACTCCCTTAATATATGCAAGTGTGGTGCATATCGTGTTGATTATATCTTCCTTTAGATTTTCATCATCACCTACTGCATTTTCAATATCATCTATGATATTCTTTGGTAAGTTACCAAGTCTGAAGACACTTTCATACACATCGGTATCCTCCGAGTCAAGTTCGAGAGACGAGATACTACCACCGAGTGACATTGGGTGGTTGAGTGCCCTTGAAAACTCTTCTTCAAACGGAGTGGCTTCGTCTGTCATGACCATTCCACGAATGCGTGCAATAACCTTATCCTGCAAATCATCAGACACTCGTGAGGTGACAAGGTTGTCCTTCATCAGGATGATTGACATAATGATTGAACGCTTTGCCATCTGCACGATGACCCACATGAACTCACTTACCTTCTCCTTGTACTTCTTCCTCGCTTCTTCGTCATCAAAGTCAATCGTAGAAGCCATTTGGAGCAACTTGTAAAATGACGTGAACATCTTGTCTTTACCACGAAGCTCAAGAGCACTTTTAAGCACAATCAATACGACTTCATCAAAATTTGCCCCATTTATCGTCCTTGAAAGGCTTAGAATCTTTTGGATTTTACCATAGGTAAGTTTCTCATCTGCCATCGCCTTGCCATTAGTTGCCATATACAAGGCATGGGTCATATCATAAACGGCTGGTGAGTAAGCCTCTATTCTGTCAAGTATTTCTTTATTCCTGCTCATCGTTAGTAGTCGTTCTTATCTTTGTCGTCACCATTCATTACTCTCAGTCCATTAGCAAGACGTGCAACAAAATCCTTTAGGGTAGACTTGTCTATCTTGACAGAATGGCGAGATGAAGTTTGCCTACTCTGTTCTGCGCTTGGCTGTGATTGGGTTGCAGGTTGTTCTTGCTCTACATTATTATCGTCATCATCATTCCCTTCTTGGTCGTCAAAGTTCAGAGTGATATTTTGCGAAGATGAGGTATTGCCATTGTACTTCTTCCTGAATGCGTCTATACCATTAAAGATGATATTCTTTCTGCCTATGGATTTTTCATTCTCACCTCTGTACTTCAAAAGGGTTAGCATAATAGCAAGACCAGCTGTATCAATGAAGTTTACGATTTCAAGGTATTCTTCACTTTGGGTGAAAAGGTCAAGTACGATGTCTTCTACCTTGTCAAGACGTACGAGCCTCTCCTCAATGAAATCCTCAAACATTCGTCCCTTGTCTCTCTCGCTAACACGTGAGTCAAGCTCAGCCATCCATTTATATAGGTACTTACTCTCGCTATCGTCTACCTTGGATATAAGGTGGGCTACCCTCTTTGAAGTTTGCTTCTTAAAGTTGTCTATGATTAGCTCCACGCTCTTCCTCAGCTTTCCCGTTTCAGGAGACTCTTCAAATCCATGGAGGTCTTCAAACGAGAAGGAGTCAAACCCTCTCCTTCCATAGCTGAATACATCGTCAGAGTTACTCCTTGAGGTAATCATCATAGCAATTCGCTTTGGAGAGTAGTCTACTCCGTAGTTCTTAGCGAGCTTGCTCACCAAGTTGCTTGCGGATGCGAGAGTGGCGTTACCCTTGTTGCCACGTGGCTTCAAGAACTTATCCTTTGATGTCAGCACAGAATGAAGGTCGGGTTCTTCAAGGAAGATACCCTTCTCCCCAAAGAGAGCATCCTTCGTTTGCTTCAGGTTCTCCGAAGCGTACTTCTTATAAAGGAATAGGAGACCGATTATAGAGCCTGCGTGTTTCTTTATCGCCTTATTAGGATTAGCGGAGTACGTATCTTCCACGTACTTCTTGTACAGATTAACATCCAACGAAAGACGACCTTTGCCCTCCGCCATAGCCTTCTTGACAATCTTGTTTTTACCGAATACGGCAAGACCCGAAAGCGTATCAAGGAACTTAATGAAGGAGTGCTTTGTCGTTGCCTTGGTAATCCAGCTCGTTGATAAACGCCCCATATCCTTCATAAGGTGGATATAGCTATCAACGACCTCCGTTCCAAGGACGCTCTTGGCTTCCTTCTCGTCAATTCGCACTATGTTTTTCTCTTCAAAGTTCATCTTTTTTGTGTCTACATAGTATTCTCTGCTGGTATTTAGGTATATATAAAAAGCGGAATGGAGCTACTCTCCCGAGCAACTCCACCCAATAAACTAAACTAAAATCTTAATCCTATAATCTCCATACTATTATAGTGATGCTATTTTTCTCCTATAAAAAAGCGAGGCGACTTTCCCAAGCCACCTCGCCGCACATCATTACTTCTCTTATGAAATGGGACTACCCACAAGCACTTTGCTTGTGAGCTTCGGGTTTCACAGAAGAATGGCTTTCCGAAAGGACGGCTCTTACTTCCTCTCCACCCGTGTAATCGGCAGTCCCTGCCGATGTATATTTCTTCAATCCTACACGAAGGATATTGATAGCGGCATTCACGTCTCGGTCGTGATGTGAATGACAAGAAGGGCACTCCCATTCACGGATGGATAAGTCTTTTACATCCTTATTGACAGACCCGCAGACACTGCAAGTCTGCGAGGATGGGAAATATCTGTCTATCTTCACGACCTTCTTGTCATTCCATTCTGCCTTGTAGGTTAGCATAGAAATAAACTTGCCCCAGCTTGCATCAGCTATATATTTGGCAAGATTCCGATTTTTCATCAGACCCTTAACATTCAGGTCTTCGATACAGATTCTATCATATCTTTTCACAAGTGAAATAGAGCATTTGTGCAGATAGTCAGCACGGCTATTGGAAATTTTCTCGTGAAGTCGGGCAACTTTAAGTCTTTGGTTTTCATACCCTCGGCTTCCCTTCACCTTCCGAGAAAGATGTCTTTGTGCTGTTGCAAGTTTGCGCTCGTATTTCTTCGTGTAGTGGTTATTTGTGAATCGCTCTCCTTCAGAAGTGGCAAGAAAATCCTTCAAGCCTAAATCAAGACCTACTGACTTGTTCGTCTTCCCCAATGGGGTTATGTATTCCTCTTCCGTTAGCACGGAGGCAAAATACTTTCCACTTGGGGTCTTGGTGATAGTAACCTTCCCAATCTTTCCTTTTACCTCACGATGCACACGACACTTGATGCCCTCTCTGAACTTGGGAATAAAGAGTCTGTTATCGGAGAGTGTTGCTCGTTGAGGTGCGGTAAAGCTGTTTTTAGAACGCTTGGACTTGAAGTTTGGAAACTTTGACCGCTTCTTGAAGAAGTTGGTATAGGATACATCAAGACACTTTAGAGCAAATTGCAAGGATTGAGCATTGACTTCTTTAAGCCATGCGGTTTCTTCCTGCTTCTTTAGTTTAGTAAGAGTCCTCTTTTGCTCATAGTAATTATCACTCTTCCCAGTGAGCCTATACTGCTCTTGTCGTTGATTGAGAAAGTAGTTATACACAAAACGAGCACACCCGAAGTGCTTTGCAAGCAACTCGGTCTGTGCCTTGGTTGGGTACAACCTGAACTTGTATGTTCTGTGAATCTTTCTCATATCAACTACAAATCAATCTTCTCTCATGGAACTACACTTCTACCGACTACTACCAAGCGTGAATAGAGCATGATTGATTACGTCCACCATCATCTCATCGCTGTAGGGTATCATCGGTTTCAGAATAGTTGGGGGTTGTGGGTTAAGCAAGTCATTAGACTCGTTCAACTTCACAATAATGGGGTCTATGCGGTCAGTAATTCCATACACGTTACGCATCATCCACACATATAGATATATCTGCATCGTGAACTCATTTAGCTTGGTGCTCTCGTATCCGAGCATAGGTCCAAGCATATTCTGAAATGAGTTCGTAGTTGAAATGTCCTTGTTGGTCTTCCAATCAATCAGGACAATACGTTCTCCTTGTCGTATGAGGCAGTCTGCACGTCCAAGGACACCCGAGTTGGGGTCGTGCATTGGGACTTCCGTTCCCATCAATTCCCAATCGTGACCATCAAGGATACGGATGAACTCAAAGAATGAGTTTACGTGACCGAGGTATTCCCTCCCGTATTCCTTTTCAAAGTCACCGACATTGACAGCCCGCACGGCACTTTCAAAAATCTCTCGCTGAACGTCAATGCTTGGAGCAGGGAAACTCATACGGGAGAAGAAATACTGAATAGTCATATCCACCCTTCTTCCTATAATCTTAGAATGTTCTCCACTGCGTTCCCACATTGCACGAATGTCCTCAGCGGACTGACCGAAGTACTTCCCCGAAGGATTGTCGTAATCTCTAAGTGATAACTTCTCAGACATTCCGACAGCATCAAAGGGCTCATTTAATGTGCTGATGATTTTGTATACGGGCACTGAGTCTCCTCCGTTTTTGAAACCTCTTGAGTTGATTCCATTAGCGGAGTTTATATTTTTGATTCGCTCAACGATGCTTGCGATATTCTCCATTGCTTTCTTTTTTATGCTGTTAGGGATATGCTTAATATCATTACACAGCAAATATACGAAATAAATATGACATAACACAAAATCTACAAGATAATGCCCGTAATTGGCTCTACAACACCTCCTTCAGCACCAGGGAATAGCTTGGAACAGCTGATATATTCAATGAACTCCACCCTTGGTGCTTTTTCAAGGGAGGTGGGGGAGCTTAGTGTCTCTACCGATAGGTTGTCGGATAAAGTGGATAACCTTGGAGACCAAATAGAACTACTCTCCGATAATCTTACCAAGATGTCTATCAGCGGGGATACTTCGGGATTAGGTGTAAACACAAGCACAACAAGACAAATAAACGGGGCTGTATTAGACCCTGCTTCGGTGAGCATTCTCGCCACGCTGAGAGCGATGGAGACGATTGATGCGAAGAAACTATCAACGTGGAAAATTATCCCCGTTAATATGCTTGCAGGTGTCATTGAGAAAATGGCTGGTGCGCTGGCTAAGGTTGGTACGTTTGATACCGAGAAGATGCGCAATGGTGCGCTCGCAGTTAATACCCTGACGCAGTCGCTGAAGGATATGAATGCAAGCATACCACTTATGGCTATCGGTATCGGTTCTATGGTAATGCTCACGAGGTATGCTTCTGCCGAGGAGATTGCAATAGGAGCAGGTATCGCTACGGGGATGCTCCTTGCTCAAAGTGGTATCCTTATAGCACTAAGTCATCTTGCAGGGAAGAAGGGTGAAGATGCGCTCACGGACGGAGCTAAGGCAATGCTTTACGTCAGTGGCTCTACTGCCCTTATGAGTCTTGCCGTCCTTGCAAGTGCGAAGATGTTTGAGACCATAGGCGGATTTGACATGGACAAGGTCAAGTCAGGTGGTATCCTTGCAGGAGAAATAGTAGGGTTTACTTCGCTTGTGTTCCTTGGTCTCGGTAAGCTGATGAAGAGCCATGAGGTCATCAGCGCACTGATTGGTGTTGCTGGGGTCGCCGCTTCTATATATGCCTTTGGTGCTGTAACCAAGTATTGGGGTGAAACGGCTCTTTGGATGCACGAAAATAAAGAGGCTGTAACAAGCGGCTCTTTGGTTATGGGTACGATAGTAGGAAGCATATCTGCCCTTATTGGTGGCATTGGTGCTCTAAGTACACTTAGTGGAGGCATTGGCGCACTTGTGATAGCTGGGGGCGAATTGCTTTTGGCTGGGGTCTTTGGTGTCATTCATTACGCTTCTACGTCTATGCTCTCCTATGGGAAGTCCATGATGCAACTCAATGAGATTGACAAGAGTCTCAAGAGCGTAGGAGGTATATCAGGGATGTCGTCAAGGATGACGGGATGGCTTGCTGGGTTCTACAAGGATTTTGCTGGTATAGCTGGTGAAGTTGCGTCATTAGGCAACATGGTAGCTATCAGTCGTTTTGCAGATGGTCTCATCGGGAGTAAGGGCATACTAAAGGTTGCTTCAAACTTCCTTGACGTGATAGATAAGATGTTCAATATGAAAATCTTAGTTGGATTTGAAAAGGGTTCGTTCTACAACAAACCAAAGTACAAATCTCTATCTATGGCTTGGAATGAAATGCCCAATGCAGGTGGCGTGCTCGGTAGGGCTATATCAGGGTTTGCATTTGCTTTATACAACGGACTGAAGGATGTAAACTCCAAGGAGTTCCTTGATAAGACAGCTGATATATCCAATGCTCTGATGGGCGAGTTTAAGTTTGGGTTCGGTCACGCTGGAGCACTTTCAATGGCAAGTAAGTTCCTTGATGTCATCAACCAGCTTGGCAATATGAAGATTATCGCTTCCATTGACGAGTACGGCAACACCAAATACAAACCTCTTTCGCTCAATATGGGCAAGATGGGCGAACTTGGTGCTCAGCTCGGTAATGGAATAGGTAGCTTCGTGAAGGAGATGGCTAAGCACCTATCTGCCGACCTCAAGCAGGAAGCCGACAATATGAAGTACATCGCTCAGGCGATGGTTGGCGATAGCTGGAGTTTGAGTTCCTTGATTGCAGGGAAGGACGCTGGTCTACTTCCCGTCATCACGGGTATCGTAGATATTATCCAACGAATAGCAAGTGGTAAGTTCATTACTTACGATAAGGAAGGAAATCCCAAGCAGGTCATTGAAGCTAAGGTTAAGGACTTTGCTGGTACGGGTATTGAGCTTGCTAAGGGTATCGGAGGATTCATCAGAGGTCTTGCAAACAACCTGAAGGACGATATTGATGGAGTAGACTTCGGTAAGCTGATTAAGCGAATGGGCAAGGTTGGTGAAGTTCTTGGTGATGAAGATGATGGTATCATCAGTATCGTAGAACGTATTGGACGTGTTGGTGCTAAGGCGAGCTGGAATGCCTTTGTAAGGTTCAGAGATATGGCGATGAGCGTCTTCTCCACCATCTCATCAACAGCACACCTTTTCAGCGAAGCAAGGAAGAACCTATACGATGATATTGAGGATGTCGTAGACGACATGGATGACACGATGGGCTACTTCGGTAAAATCGTCAAGAAGGTAGAGAAGTTCGGAGACCTTGATACGTTCAAGAGTACTCTTTACGCCAAGCATACGATGGGAGGCTTAAAGGAATTGCTTAATGATACGTTTAAGACGTTCGGAGAAAAGCACACGAGCGAACAGCTGAATGGTCTTATAAAGAACTCCAAGGAGACGCTGAAGACTATTGCTGGCGAGACTGACGGCTGGTGGGCTGGTAAGACAGATGGTCTTATTGACGTTATGATAAGAGCAGTCGTTAAGACGGAGAAGCTCAGCGCACGTGAAGAGGTTACATTCAAGAACGGAACTCAGTTTAAGATTGCCCAAGCCATTGAACACCTTGACCAAGCTCTGATGAAGAATGCTGGGGAGAGGGAGAAGACGCTTGACAAGCTGACCAAGAAGCTCAACGATGCCGCTAAGGCTATGGCTAACCTTTCCGAGTCTGCCGACAAGCTCGGCGGTCTTGATAAGATTGGTAACCTGAGTGGAGTGGCGATGAGTGATGGCAAGAACCACGCAAGTTCGCAAAACGGAAGAAATGTAACAAACGTAAATATACCATCAACTATGGTCGTTCGCCTTGACAACGCAAGTATAGGAGCAATCAACGAGGCGATTAGAAATAATATAATCTTAATACTATCTGAAAAATAGCAGAAGGGGCGCAGGATTTTTAGTCTTGCGCCCCTTACTTTTATATCAGATTATCAATTTCGTTCACCCGTCCTTCTCGTCCTCTTGGCAGATAGGTAGGTATCTTCGGGGAAGTCATTACCGCCATTGCCGTCATCACCGATGCAAAGCGTTGTCAGACTACGTTCTTCCCTCTTTATCTCACCCAAGAAACGTGACCCCTTCGGGAAGACGACCTTGTAATCCTGCATTGCAAGACCTGAGCCATAAGAGGCATAAGGAAGAAGCTGAGACTTGATAAGCCCGTCACTTACTTCACCATAACCCGAAAACTTTCCTTCCTGCGTCTTATACATATTGTTAAGCCCGTAGAAAGTGGTATCATAATTGTCCGTTAGGTCATAAGCCTTACCATCTGATGTTGTGCCGAATGTCTCAGCACACAGCCCAAAGATAGCATCCTCATACTTTCTGTGGATACGCTCAAATCGTGCGTTGTTAGAGAACTCAGAGACCTTAACACCATACGTAACTTCTTCATTGGAAGAAAGCGAACGTACTCTCCTTGGTCTACGTGGAACGTCACCCGCATGTTCTCTTCTATCATACCAGCTATCATCACTCGTCAAGAAGTCATCGCCAGGTTCAGGCTGAGGTATAGCAGGCAGAGTATCGGGATTTTTCATTTCCCAATCATCTATAATTCTCGTGAACATCTCAACATGTGCTGGAACGGGTCTGAACGCATCATCTATATCAAAGTTCGCCCCTTCAGTGTCCCTGAACCTAAACTTAGTTGTAGGCTCATCAAGCAGATTTCTACCTTCTGCGTACTCCTCGTTGAAGTTATGCACCTCATTAAGATGAAGGTTGAACGAAACGGAAGGCATTGCCACAGATGAAATATAATCACCTTCACCTGCACTTGACGTAACGTCACCATTGATAGCTCTTAGTCGGAAGTTATGCTGGATAGTCATCTTATCCGAAGCACCCGTAGAAAGGAAGTTCATCACGTTGTAGCTATCATCAATCATAACGTCAAATCTATCAAGAGACCCATCAATAGGCTCAACATGGAATGACTTGACCATACTATTGAATGACGTTGGAACGAGGTTCGCTCTCATAGGGGTAGATACGAGCCTACCTTCACCGACCTTTCTCAGGATACTATACCCGCACTTATGGTCATTAAGATACATAAGCGGAACTTCCGTTGGAACGATTGAGATGCGCTCGGTTATATTCAGAAGCTCAGCGTTCGTGTCAGGTCTGTATATGTTTTGTCTCTGTATGCTTGGATATACGTGGTCTTTTTCAACGTGCCTCATGCTATACTTCTTAGCAAGAATCATACGTTCAAGAGGACTGATAGCATTTCGGTAAACCGCCTCAAAGTGGGAGATGCTACCCGTAGTATCAAGCTCGTCTGAGACCTTAAACTTGTCATTCGTGAGAGGGTCTCTTTCGTAGTTCCAATCTCGTGCGGCTTTGTATATTGGAGAGTATTTCCCGTAGTTTTGACCACGCTCTTCCATCACGCTTGATTCAGAGTCTGTAAGCTGATACTTAACGAAGACCCCTGCGTGACCTTGCTTAACGACATAGCTATTCTCCGACTCGGGCATTGGCGTTGGAACACCTACCGATGCTCCATTCTTATGGAATACCCTCGTCTCAACCTGAGCGTTTCTGTACATAAGGGTATTAAGTGAATACCCGTTATTCATAAGGTGAACGTCAGTGAAGGCTCTCCAAGCGAAGTCCGAAAGAACCATTGAGCTAAGCTGTTCCTTGTAAGGCGTTGAAGTCTTATCGTAGAATGCCCCACGATTAACGCCATCCTTATACCCCCTACTTGAGAACGAATAAGACTTAATAGCGATAGCGTTATCCTTGGTGTCAGGTGTATAGACAAGCGGATTTACATTCGCCATATTGAAGTCGTAGAACGGCTTTAGCTTCTCACTACCAGCCAAGAAGGCATTAGGGAGTGCATAGCTGTCCTTAGCATTATGTGCGCCAAGGAAGTAACCAAGGCTCTTTATCCTACCAAGGTCAAACAGCATTGAGCTTCGGTACTTTGCCGTCTTCATCTCCTCTGCCGTTTCAAGAGGTTTTCTATCCGTGAACGTCAAGAACCTTGAGTCAAGAGCCGTGTTCAGCTTATCGTTGTCAAAAGACCCTGATGACGTTGGCTTGTATGTAGAGAAAGCATTGGACGTATTGAAGTAGTAGAGATTAGAACCGCTCTTGCTTTTGAATATCTCCGTCACAACGTGTGGGTACTTACCACCACCCCATTCAACTTGGTCGGAGTCGTAGATACTACCAACTACAGAGTTACACGCAAGGAGGAACTGAATGTCATACCTTCTCGCAAGACCCGTATGGGGTACGAGCGAGTTGAAGTCAAAGTTGTCATTAATCGCCTTGCGGTAGTTCATCCTATCAATAGGAAGCCTATCTACCATTGTACTACCCTCAGAGTATCCAAGGTCATTGGTATCCTTGAGGAGGAAGTAGAGAGGACTCTTAATCCCGTGCATATCTGCATAGGACTTATGGTAGATTGATTTCGCTTTGGCGTTAGCAAGTATTGACGTAAGCTCCTCCCTCGTAAAGTTGTCTACCGAGCTTTCGCTCTTGACATACGACATCCCGTAGATGACATTGAACTCCTGGGGTTCAGAGTAGGTGTACGTGATACCATTGTCTTCGCTCATAGCGATACGAAGGTAGATGATGTGTGAACCTCTCTTGGCGTAGGGGATAAACGTAGATAGGGCTGGCTCAATCTCGTAGGTGACGTACTCGCTGTCATCGCTCTTAGCGACAATCTTAGCCTGCTCGTCACTCGCAAATTTCCACACAACCTTATTCGTGGAGAATTGTATCTTGAACAGAGGGGTGGTAGGTGCTCCTAAGAGCACCTCTTCCTCCTCCTTTATGTTTTTCTTCTTTGCCATATCTTTAGCCTAATTCTTCTTTACTTTGACCTTTAGGGTGATATTTGCCATTGGCGAGCCACTGACGAGAAGGTATGGGTCTTCACCAAGCTCTTGTGGTGTGATGTAGTCACCTTCCTGAGCCTTGTATAGGGATGGGTTGGTATCCTTAGTGTAAGACCTACCAAGCACTGACTTGTCTGCCTTATATCCCTTTTCAAGGATAACTGACTTGGTGGCTGGCGTTACGGGCTTTTCGGTATTACCCTTTGCTTCATAGGTTATCGTAAACCAGCCCTTATACCCTTCCTTAGGAGCGAACTCATTTGCGTCTACGCTATACTTAACCCCTTCAGGTGAGGTCAGTGTAATGGTTGGTACAAACACATACGTCTTCGTTCCAGCACCAGCAATAGTCGTGTTATTAGGTACACGGGCTGATACTTCAACCACATCATTACCCTTAGACTTAATCGTAGTAGTAAGACCACTTATGACGGAGTACTTCGTGAACGTCCCATTGTTAGAGTCGCCATTCACTTCATATACGACAAGCGATAAGTTGCTGTTCAGATATTCTTCTGAAGCATCCTTCCACGACATATTGAATATGATGGCATCACCATTCGTGTTGTACTTATCGCCTTCCTTCATCTGAAGGTGCTTGCCTGACGTACCCGTTCCGTTGGTCGTTCCACCGCCCTTGAGTGCTCTCCCCGAAGAGTTGATGTAGTAGATGCCATTTGACTTATCAAATAGAATCTTAGGACGTTCAGTGTTCTTATCGGGAGGAGTTGGGGTTGGCGTTGGAGTCGGTGTGACGTTTATGCCGTTCTTAACCTTCTCTTCAAGCTCCTTCAGCTCCTTATTAACATCAGCAAACCTCTTCGTCAGACCGATTACCTCCTTTGTAAGAAGGAATATCTGCGAGTTAGCCTTCGTTATATAATCTTGGAGGGCTATCGTTGTAGGGCTATCTTTAAGACCCTTAGGGAATGACTGCTGTAAGTCTACACCGAGGTTGTTCGTATCGGAGACATCTATGCTGATAGCCGAACCCTTGTGCCTAAACAGAGCGTTCTCGTCTTCAAGGTGGTTATATACACCAGCCTCTTGGAGTGCGCTGTCAATCTGAAGTGCGATAGCCTCCTGCCTTGCGTCCGTCAAGATGGCTTCCGAGCGAGACCCAACGGATAGGTTGTTAGGGAACTCACAGATGACTGCATTAGACCAATCCGATACGAGAGCGTTCTCGGGGTAGCCAGCTTCGGATACAGCCCTAACACGAACCTCTACCTTCTCCCCACGTTGGATGGGGATATTGATTTGGTTGATGTTCTCTGCACCACCATCAGAGATACTCTCCTCCTTCCAAATAAACCTCTCGGTCTTTTCATCGTAGACCTTTTCAAGGTACTTGCTTCGGTAGGTTATCCAATCGGTATAAACGCCACTCGTTGTAGAAGTATCGTCACCATATCGGTAGGTCTTTAGCTCTACGCCATTGTTATCCAGCTTGAGGTAGCGGTAGGAAATATCAAATGCGATAATCTTCTCTCCGTTGCGTTCATCAGGGATAGGGAAGAAACCTCTAAGCCTATACTTAGGAGTTGAGAGGGTGATACCATTCTTTACTGCAAGGTCATTGAGGTGCTGAAGAAGTGAGTTATACTCCACTTGGTTTTGCTTCAGAGCCTTGACATTTGAATCAATCTGCTCCTGCTTCTTCGTGCGCTCCTCAGTGTTGTTCTTGTCTATGTACTGAAGCTCGTCCTTTTGCGTTGCAATCGTCTGCTTCAGTGATGCCATACGAGACCTAACAAGCTCCATATTCTTTGAGGTTGTCGTGATGTCATCGTTATCAAGGGTATAGTCTAATTGGCTGTTAATCCTTGCTACACCGAAGTAATCCGCTGACAGCGAAGGTGCATTAGGCTTATGACCATTGTAGGCGTAAATCTTTCCCTCCTTGACCTCTGAAATCATCCTCGCTCCGAAGTCAGCCACCTTCCCGTAGTAGGAAGAAAGGGCTTCTCCGCCATCCTCGTTTACGAGGTCATTGGTGAGGAAGTATGTTGGGGTAGACCATTCCTTGGAGGTGATGTTGTATTCCTCGTTGATAGCCTTGATGTAGATGATGTTCACCTCATTAAACCCAACACCTATATTGACGAACTTATCCTTGAATGGGTCTGAATATATTTCAAGACGTGATTCAATGAATGGGTACTGCCCGCCAATATCAAGACCTACACGAACCATACTTGAAGCGTTGTTCACTTCCAAGACGTTAAGTACGCTGTCTTCAAACCTCAGCTTGTCTCCGACCTTCAGTGTTAGGCTTCTAATCGGATGTCCGTTCGTATCTATCTCGTTATAGTTAAGTGTGTTAAGCTGTATGAAGCTCTTGCCTTCGATGGTCGCAACGTTGGTTACATTGAAAGCCCCATCCACCTTTGAAATATGCAGTGGCAAAGCGACATCCTCCTTATCCTCATAGAATGTAATCCCCTTATCGCTCAGGAGGTGCTTCATTGGGATGTACTTCTTATCGTCACCCGAGAGCGTAGGAAGGACATTGTTATAAAAGTCCATCACCTCCTTTGACTTAGCGTCAAGGATAATCCTTGATACAAGCACCCTATCAGCAAATCCGTCCACCACGCCTTCAAGGTTATATGCCACCTTGATACGTGGGAACATCATATCCTCAAAGAAGTAGTTTGCGTCAACGATGAATGTCTTTGGGGTAGGAAGCTCTGAAATCACTTCGGGTGTGACGGAGACTGCCGTGGCTTTAATCTTCCTCCTCGTCCCATCGGAAAGCGTGACGACACCCTCTCCTGAGAGGAGTGCATTCAGTGCCTTCTTCAGGGAGTCCAAATCCCTTGTAACCTTGGCATAAGACGGCATCGTAATCAGCCTATCTCCCCCCAAATTCATCGTCACTGAATCCTCGTCAGAAGTCAGAGACTTTGTCACCAGCGTCATTCCACTCAAAGCCGCATTGGTAGACTCTATAAGTCTCCTTTGGGTCTCTGCGAATGAACCTTTATTTTTTTCGTCTGCCATATAGTTTCTTTTCTTTTTCTTATTATACTACACCTATACCCACTTGTCTCTGACCATTTATATATAGGTCAATGATGGCGTAATCCCATCCTTCGGGATGATGACCAAAACCGACCTTGCAGGAAATAGGGTAGTCGGGGAAAGCAGGTGATATGTACAATGCTATCTGTGAGTTTATCTCCGATTCAACCGCTGAGGTATCTAAGTTGGTAGAAAAGACCAAGTCTTCAACGCCAACGCCAAAGTTGTAGTTCCCGATAACCTCTCCCTTTCGTGTGGACAAAAGCACTCTAATCTGAGTGATAATCTCCTCATAAACATCGGAGAACTCAATCACGTCAGAGCCTTTGTAGCTTTCATCCTGAGGATTTCGTATGTATATATCCCTGAGCATAATTACTTAATCTTGCTTTCAACATTCGCCAGCCTCTTAGCGAGGTTTGGAACGTCTCTGTCTACAACGCTGGACAGCCTTTTATTTTCCGTCTCTACATTAGACATTTTAGTCGTAAGGAGCTTCACGTCTTCCACCATAGAGGGAACATCACCACCGAGCCTGCTTATAATAGAGTCCACCATCTCCTGCTGTATCTTTGATAACTTCATAGCTCTCAGCACCTTAATGTCTTCTCTCAGCTTCTCGTGGCTTTCAAGGATGCTCTCGTAGTCCTTCTCAATCTTTCGGTATCTCTCGTTGATAGCGACAAGAGCCTTGTTGTTTTCCATCATCGTTTGAACAGCCGTATTCAATGCTAAGAACACGTCCCTCATTTCATCCATTGCGAGATGTGATGATGTCGTTTGGTCAATGATGGTTGTAGCCGTATCATCCACCGAGTCAAGCGTCTTGACGTTAATCTTAAACGAGTAGCTATTACCGAACGAGTTTACCGAAGACATCCTCTTCTTGATGGTTGGTATCTTCAGCGTGAGTTGGTCAATAGGTAGCGGTGCGTTACTCCCGACAACCGACTTAGCACCATCAATGAATACAACACCATACAGATTGGTAGCAAGGGCTTCCGTGCCATCGCTGTTGTAGATGGTGTAGTATATAAGTATGGTGTTGAAGTCAAAGCTCCTATCGGCAGTAGCGGACAGCTCCGTGTCAATAGACCCCGTCATAGCGAGCTTATCGTAGGTCATCGTCTCGTCCTTATGGATACGCTTGAGTGATTCGAGGTCTTTGACGAGCGAGATACCATCAAGGCGACTTCTCTTAAACTTCTTCTTCTCGCCCCCGTGCGCTGGGTATTGGATAGTATCGTCAAGGAAACTACCTGATGCTACGAGACGCTCACGAGAAATCTTGTCATCGGTGATATATACGGGAACATCAGACACACTCCATTCAATATCAGCACCATAGTCCTTCTTCTCCATCTGCCACCAGCTGACCTGATTTTGCTCAAAGAAGTCTGCACTGATGGTCTTGTCGTCACTCCCGACAACCATATAGCTATCGTCACCCTTGGAGATTGATTGGAAGTCCCCGAGAGCTTCAAGGTTGATATTGCTACCTTCTACATTAGTCTGACCCTCAATAGTTCTTGACGAAGCACCATACTGATAACCTGCCTTGTAGTTTGTATCAAACTTAGAAATAAACCTCATTGGGTTAGAACCATAAGAAGATGGGCAGGAGATATAGGTCTCGTTGAACATACCAAACTCGTTACGATTGTTTGAGTAGGCGTTAATCTCCCCTATGCAGTGGACGACACGTCTGTAATTGTCAAACGTAGGTTCAAGCCAAGTATCGGTATCTTCGTCATACTTGAAGCGAATAGCCCCAAGCTCCTTCAGCCACTTAAAGAACACTCTTTCGGAAACGGAGTCAAGGATATTCGCATTGTACTCAGGGGCGTTCCTCAGTGTCGTCTCAAAGTTCATGACGTAGTTCCTAAGCGACACGGAGAGCAACTGATTAGGGGTCATTTCGTTATCCGAGAGTGCCGTCCTGACACCTTGGATTCGGTTGAAGTCAATTCTGTTCCCATTAAGCTGGTCTGAGTCAGGATTACCCGTTGGCTGAGTTGAAGGGATTTCAAGAAGAGCGTAGTGCGTCAGAGCAACTCTGTTTCTTCTTTCATTCAGGTTGAGACCAATATCCTCCATAGCAGAAGGGAAGACAACCATTGTCTCCCCATTCTCACGGAAGTTCTTTATAAGAGGGGTCTTATATTTGCGTTCTATTGCCATATACTAAAGTTTCAGGTACTCCTTTATCGTGTTAATATCGGAGAGAACAGCCTGAAGGATTTTCTTTATCTCCTCAGCCTCTTCTCTGTTTGACTTGGCTATACGAAGAGCCTCATCAGCATTCTGTTCAGCCTTCTCCATCTTCAGCGACAAGGCATTGATGGAGGTGATGCTTGCCGTGTAGACCTCGTTCTTCTCCCTCATCTCATTCTGAATGGGAGCGAGGAGCGTAGTTCTTACATACTCAGCAAGTGACGATACAAGTGCGCTATCTTCCTCAATGGAGAGCGTGCGGGCTTCAATGGAGTCAAAGACCCCTTTGTTAGCCTTAATGTCTTTATCGGTACTGATACCAATCTTAACTGCAATGCCGTCCTCGTCTTCCTTGAAGACCCTTTCGTGTAGGGCTTCAAGCTCCTTGTTATTGTGATTAACAACGGGAACTATTGTAGCTATGGGGGTATCAACGTTCAGTGTACGTAGATTAAGTGGCATCTCTAACCTTAAATATCTGATATAGGGTATTTAATATATTATATGAGCACCTCTTCATATAAGCGATGGCACAAGCCTCTATCCGAGGGGCAGACGAGATACAAGCAGGGCAACTTCACCATATCACCTCAGTACTTACACAAGTACATCGGAGACCCTGAGCTAATCGTATATCGTTCATCGTGGGAGTATAAGTGGTGCAAGTATTGCTGTATCAATCCAACTATCCTGCGATGGAGTTCTGAACCTATCGCTATAAAATACGTTCACCCGCTGAAACTGAGGGACTTAAAGCTGAAAGCAGAGAAGGAGAAGGTCAATTTCAACCTTCAGGAGGCGATGGCGAGAGCCACGAGCAACTACTACCCTGACTTTTGGATGGAGGTGAAGAAGTCGGATGGTGGTATAAAGAAGGTCTTTGTTGAAATCAAACCTCATTCTCAAACGATAAGACCCACTCCACCACCAGCTGGTGCTAAGCGTGCTCAGCTGATGAAGTACAGAAAGATTGCCGAGACTTATGCGGTGAACCAAGCCAAATGGAATAGTGCGAAGAAGTACGCTGAGGATTGCAGTCGTGCGCTCGGTATAGACTGCGAGTTTGTCGTTGTAACCGAGAAGGTCATTGACAAGCTCAAGCTCCAATAAAGTAGTAGGGGACGAAGAACTTAATCTCCGCCCCCTACCGAGGTGTATAAAATCTGACTGAATTTTACTTGTTCAGGATGTCTTCGGTGGTCTTAGAGACCTTAACCTTAACAACCTTCTTCGCAGGGATGATAATCTCATTGCCCGTAGCAGGGTTCTTACCCTTACGTTCGGGGCGAAGAGCAGGAGTGAACTTAGCGAAACCTGGGAGGTTTACAACCTGACCAAGTCGAAGCTGTTCCTGAATCTCTTCAATGAAGATTGATACTACTTCGTCAGCCTTCGTCTTGCTAAGACCAACCTTTTCTGCGACCTTTTCCGCAATTTCCTTGCGAGCGATAGTGTTAGATGCCATTGTTTTCTACGTTTTCGTTTTCTACTTCGTTGTTAATCGTATCTTCACCGAGAGCTTCAACGTTAGCTTCGGTTGCGAGGGAGTCAGTTGCTACAACTTCTGTCGTATCACTTGAAGCACCCATGGTGCTTTCCCCGTTCTGTTCATTGCAGGCGACAAGGGTCATACCTGCGATAGCCACGATGGGCAGAATAAACTTCTTCATTTCTATTCTTCTTTTACGTTAAACATTAAATGCTTACAGACTATTATAGAACACCTATTTTTCTCCTCCCAAAATTTTCTGCAACCTAAGAATCATCGCACTCAGGGCAATCACTTTGTCGGGGACACTCTTTATATCTCGTTGGCTATCGGCTATGGTCATGATGAGCATAGGTAGCTTAGCGAGGTCTTCCGAGCTACGAGCATACTTGATGAAGTAGTCGGGGAAGTGTTTAGAGAACGCAAGGATGACGTGTTCAACCTGCGGTTCTTCTACAAGGGTGTACTTATAGTTCCTTATTGGGTCAGGGTCTCCTGACATAGCTATGGCGAAGAGATGGTTGTAGGTAGCACTCTCGTAGGTGCTTACTCGTATAACTCTGTTCTCTCCTTCCTTGATAGCATTTACCTGCAACTCTATGTCGTTGTAGATGCTACGCATATCGGGGAACTTACGATTAACGATTTCCCTAATCGTGTCATCACTCGCCTGCACTCCAAGCTGGTTTAGTACCCACAGCACCCTACCTTCATACAAAGAACGCAACTCCTCCCTCTCTGCATTGTTTGCAGGCTCAAAGTTTATGCAGGTGAAGCGACTAAGTATTGGGGCTGGTATCTTCTGAATGTAGTTGCATGTGGCGATAAAGCGCACGTGTTCACTACACTCTTCCATCACGGCACGTAGGGCATTCCACGCTTGTTCGGTCAGCCCGTCACACTCTTCAATAAGTATGAACTTCTTCCCTCCGTAGACGCTCATCGTCATACAGAAGTTAGAGACCTCCGTTCGTATAACGTCAATACCATTCTCCTTTGAGCCGTTGATAAGTAGCAGGTCATCTTCGTGACCCGCTACAAGTATCTTGGCTACCGATGTCTTCCCCATCCCAGGGGGAGAGTGCAGGAGGATATTCGTATCTTGATACTGCTCCAGCTGTTCCCTCAGTCTCTTGACCAAGAGAACCTCTCCCATCTGTTTGGGGCGGAATTGTTCTACTAAAAGACTTTTAAGCGTTTGCATGTTCTCTGTTAAATGCCTCGTGGTTGTCTACTTCAAAGCTGAGCTTAGACTGCTTCATCTTGTCGGAGTAAAGCATAGCTCTCTGAAGTATCATAGAAGCTAAGCGTGGATTGCCCACGAGCTTGTATGGTTCACCTGATAGGGCTTCTTCCTTGCGGTCAAACTTGTTCGTGAAGAACGTGATGTTGTTTGCCACACGGATGAGGTTGTCGGCAATATCCTTTTGACCACATCCGAAGACGGACATTGTTTCGGAGATTGCGATATGCACCCCTACGTTGCTTCGGAACTCTGCGTGTCTCTTTTCGTCTGCTTCGTCAAGCACGCTCAGGCGTGTGACCACTTCATCCATCATTGCGGAAGAGGTGATGAAGCTCGCAAAGACTTCGTAGTTGGGGATAACCGAACGAGGACGGAAGTAATCTGCATACACACCATCAAGACCACGTGCGCCAACCCCGAGGAGAACATCTTCATCGTTGATGTCGGGAGACAGCATTGGAATCTTATCAAACGCAGTCAGCTCAATATCACTGAGGAAGCCGATAGACGTATCAGCCTTGATGTGGGTTCGGATGTTCCCGTGTCCATTACGAGCGCAAGCAATCGTAGCGAGTGCGATATTGAACTGAGAGACAATCTTGAACACACGACCTGAAACGTGCTTGAGGGTATGGTAAACCTTCTTAGCAACGTGACCATCACGGAAGATAATATCACGTACCGCTGAGCGCAGGCTCTTCTTCGCACGCTCCATATCGCAATAGTCTCGGTAAAGGATGAGGAAGCAAGACTTAGCAACATCACAAAGGCTCATCGTGTCTTCTTGTGGGGCTGGTAAAAAAATGACATCCTTAATTTCGTCAACATCTGCTCGGTAGTCCTCTTCAAGGAAGTACTTGGAGAAGATTTCCGAGAGGACATTGACAACCCCGTGCGCAACTACGTCTACGTCAATATCAGCTTGTGATGTCTTTGCCACCCATAGCTCTACTGACTTCTGAACGACAGAGCGCATCTTAGCACCACCTACACGTGCCATTGCGAAGATGTCTGTCACAGCACGGAAGATAACATCACCGAAGAAAATATGTGGTGTATTCCTTGCTCGTAAAATTTCCTCGTTGAGGGCTTCAATGTTGAAGATGTCACGATTAAGCGTGCGGTCTGCGAGGAAGTACCCGAACTTCACCGCCATACTTGAGCTGATAGCGTTAGCTCCCGAAGCGATTACACTCTTAACAATCTTTGAGATTTCTACATCATCAATAACATCGTACATATAGGGGTCATCCATATGTGACTTGATGATAGTCTCAAGGATAGGAGAGACGTGGTTAATCGTAACATCTTCCAATGCACGACCTGCATGCTCATTGTAAAGGGAGAGCAAAGGAGACGCAAACGAAGGACGACCAAGGGTGAACATATCCATCACATCGTATGTCTCGTCCTTGTAGTTCATCTGCCTGATGTCGGAAGAGAGGAGTGGTACGGAGCAACGAGGGTTCTCAGCCCAGCTGTAATCCTTCCAATTCACACGACCCGTGAACATACCTTCACGGAGAGCCGAACGAAGTGCCTTTGTCACCTCAACAACAGCGGGGCGAACCTGCTTGTTGAACTTTTCAAGAGCATACAGACCAACGCTTGAGAGAGCGTTGTTGAGGTCTTCGTACTCGTGTCGGTTATATTCCGCACGACCCTTGCGTACACGTTCAAGGACATCCGTGAGCGTACCATAAGCATATCCCAGCGAGTTAGGGAGTTCGTCAAGGAACTCATCAAGCTCACCTTCCGTCATTCCACTGAAGACCTCACGCTTCTTGGCTTCTTTCTCTGATGCCGAGAGCTTATACGGACTTACCTTATTCTTCTTTACGACCTTAATCCCCGTTTCATCGAAAAAACAAGAGACCTCGTTCATAACTTGTTCTTCTTGCTCCTTAATGCCATTCATAAGGAGCGTCATAGGGTCTGACGAACGCTCTACCTTTTCTTTGATAGCCGAAGGGATGTTGTCAAGCATAATCTGCTCCTGAGCGATAACATCCATAATCTCCTTTGGCGCACGGAGGATTTTGTTCTCAATCATCTTACGCACCTCGTCATCATCGTGCAGGGAGCGTTCATAGCCTCCCTGCTGAAGCATACAGCGAGAGATAATCGTAAGAGCTTCAATGACCTTTGACATCGTGAGCTTCTTCAGCTCGGAGACACTGAGGACACCATTGGCAAGAACAATCTTAGATGCTACGCTTGGGGAGAGCGTGTGGTCAAGAAGGTTCTCCATTGGTATTTCCTTCCAATATCTCTTTACCTTACCAATTTCATCAGCGAGGTGCTCACCTGCGGGGTCTACGGAAAGGAGATGCCACAGCTCCGTGTAGAACGTGACGAAGTCATAATCCTTTCTCGTAGGGTCGTTTTCTCTGTTGAGGAGGAACGCATACCACAGACCTGCCATCACCTTCTTGATGATTTGGTTCATATAGGTCTGTTCGTTATACCCAGGAACGACACTCTTCAGGTATGCACGAGAGGATGGGGCGAAGTTCTCTGCGACATACTTTGCGAGTTCCATTTCAGTGTATGGAGCATACTCCTTCATCTTCCCATAACAAGCGACATTGTCTCGGATGTTTTGCCACAGCCCATACCCCTTCTTGCTTTCAAGAGAGGAGGCGATACGCATGGTGATGAAGTCGGTATATGTATCAATACCAATGATATGCTTATCATCGTGCTTGATGACACCGCTCGTCTTCAGGCTGTTGGAGTAAATCTTCCCGTAGTGTTGGTCAGTGAGCTTAGAATAGCCACGTGCGCCACTCTTCGTTACATAAGAGAACGAGAGACCGCCACGCTTTTCATCGCTCTTCACCCACTCAAGGTACTCATTTACAATCTGAGAGAGGCTTTCGTAGCAATATGCCGTACGAAGGTAATCCAGCTGAGCCATCTGCTCCGTCAGGACATCAACCATCTCAGGGTAAAGTGCAACCTCTTCCTGCTTTGGGATGCCGTTCAGCTCAAACACTCGGTCGTAAAGACGGGTGATAGTGTCCCCCTCTTCAGTGATAATGGTAAGAGCAATGTCCGCCATATCGTCTGCCTTCATTCGTGGTAGGTTGTATTCCTTGGAACGAGAGCGGTCTTCGTCAGATACTCTACGGAGGAGATTCATCAGGAACTTATTCTTCTTCCCGATTTCATCCATACCGATACCCGTGGTTGAGATGTAGATTGAGCTATCAGGTTCAATGTACATACGCATAGCAAGACCGAACACGATGATGCGAGACAGCGTCTGCTTGAGACCTGCCATTGACGTATCGTTGCTATCGTAGTTGATTGCGATATGCACGAAGTCTTCTGAATGCACGTCATCGGTGATGGTGAATGCCTTTTCGTAGTCAATACCAAGAACCTCGCTCTTCTCCTTGAGGCGTTCCAAGTGTTCCTTGCGGAATACAAGCATCTCAGACTTCTTGATGAGACGCTCAACGACACCGAAGGTCTTCATCTCAAGGAGCGAGGAGAAGCGTTCGTAGTTGTTGGGGACTTCAAAGGCAGTCGTGTAGATGTACTTAGCACCCTTGATAAGGACGTTCTTGGACTCTACCGCTCCGTAGTACTTCACGAAGTTGTTGTTGATTACGTAGTCGGCATTCTTATACCAAAACGCAGTGTTCTCCTTCTTGAAGTTGTCAAAGACTTCCTTAGTGATGTCGGCATTCATACCCATCATAAGGACATTCATAACGATTTCAATGAGGTCTTCCCCATCAAAGTCGGTATCAATATAGTTGAGGTCGTTTACGATACCACGGAAGTACACGTCTTCGGGGATGTAATGCGAGAAGTCAGGGATGAAAGCATCCAACTGCTGTGCAATAATTCGTCTTTCAATCAGACGCTTAATCAGCCATCTACGTCTCCCCTGCCCGTCACGTCTCTTTGGACCTACGACAGAACCGATTGAAGCATCATACTTCATAGGAATGGTAAGACCCATCCAACCGCTATCCTTTGTGAAGATGAAACGCTTGTCTACCCCAACAATATCACTCAGAGAATTGATGGTGTAGATATTCCTCAGAGACTCGTAAATCTTCATAGCCAAGTCAATACGTGCTTCTGCTTCCTTACTATCTCCGAAACCTTCCTGCTCCTTATATAGGTTCAGCTTCGCCTTAACACGTTCCTTATTCAGCGTATCTTCATTACGACTTTGGTATGAAGCGAGTGCGGCTCTCCTGAGGATTTCAAGCTGACTATCCGTATGTAGCGGCACCATTCGCTTACCATCGGAACGAGTATAAGCAGTCTGACTTCCTTCCACAAACCCATCATTCCAAATGTACTTTGCAAGGTGGTAATGACGTGGTTCATGCCCCGAAAGTCGCTGATACTCAACCTCTTCGCCAAGACGATTAGCTCTATCAAGGTTGAAGATGAAGTCCTTTTCAGCCTGCCCCGTAATCATAAGGCAGAAGTCCTCGGTCACGTTATGCGTGATGCGGTCTTTGAAGATTGCCATCATAGCGAGTGTGCAGAGTTGCTCAGACCAAATCTCACCGATACGATTGGCATCATAGATAGATACAACCTTGTCTTCCTCCTTGACATTAGGGTCATTATCTTCCTTACGGAAACCCTTGAGGACGAGGTCAGGCATATCCATCTGACGCATACGACCAAGTGCCCATTGAGGCATATCGCCCTTAGCGTCATACGCCTGACCTGCAAGCGTTGCCGTGGTGAATACAATCTGCCCCTTACGCTTCTTACCTTCATCCATAAGGTGGACATTCTGTGTCGTAATCTGCCCTTGCGTTGCAGGCTTGACACGGATGATAGCACCTTCTTCAATGATACGGAACTCGCCACCTACACGTCCTGGGAATGCACACTGAGAGGCATTGAGAACTCGTCTGTCCGCCTGCATATTGCACATCGCCTTGATGAACGAAGCCAAACGCTTTGCCGTGGACATATAGACGAACTCATCCTTGATGGAATCAGTGAGGAGGAAATAGCAATGGTACTTTCTTCTATTCTCTGATGAGGAGAGCGATTCGTGAACGAGGAATGGAACGTTCCCCGTAGACTTGATATTGTCCACGAAGTCGTCAATACCGATAGCACCTACATCGTCAAAGTCAAGGAGCATAACATCGGCACAGCGGAAGTTCTTAGACCTCTTAGCCGAAATCATAAACACGTCCTCATTCTTATCCGTGAAGAGGTGGCAGAACGTCTTCTGCTTGTCAAGGATAAGAGATGCGAACTCGTTGATAGCTTCCTTCCAAGGTTTGTTGATGATGGTGCGCTCAAACTGCATTGCAGAGAGCCCACCCTTCTTCTGCTTGTCCTCCTTGCTGTAGATTTCAAATCCATCACGGGAGAACGAACAGCGGATGGTGATATTCGTCCTTGGGTTGAGTGTTTCACCCTCAGGGATGATACGCTGAGAGCATTTGGTGGCAGTGGGGGCGTACACCTTTCTGTCGTTGTAACCTCCTTCACCAATCGGAGTGAAGGAGAGATTGTCCTCTAATCGCTTCTTGCTCATAAGAGAAAGTAGTTTTTATGATGTGCTATTGTAGCTAATCTTGTTAATAATTCCGTATCGGCAGTAGGGAGTGCTTTTGGTGGCACTTCACTGCCTACATTATTATAGACGATAGATTTTCGCTGACAACTTCCAACGTCCGAAGGACATCAGCATGTCACAAAACATCCAATGGTATTTCAACCATTGGCGGAGCTATCTCTCATTGCTCGCAACAGAATGTTGCGAGACCCATTGATGTCACGATTGATTTTCAAACCTTGGTAATTGAAGAACTCTCTACCGCCAAGGTTTGTCATCACCTCCCCGTTGAACGAATTGGTCTTGGAAGTCCAAGCCTCATTCTGCTCAATGAAGAGGACGTGACGTTCTTTACATTTATTCTTCAAGCGTTCTTTGAACTCGTGAAACCTCAACGACATCATAGACCTGACAACCACCTTACGAATTTTTCTGTTAGAAACCTTGCTCATTTCAGAAACATTGAATGGCGGGAAGATTACAACGGAGAACTCCTTGGTCAGGAAGTTCATGAATTTCCAATGCAATTCATCCACGAGGTCTCGTATCTTATGATACAATCTATCCAAGACTCTTTTTAGCCTAAACTTGAACAGCTTATCCTCTGTTGTAGCGATGATAGACTTTATCTTGTCTATTCTCAGGTTGAGCTTTAGAATCCTTTCAAACGCTCTTTGTCCGACCCATCCGAAGCGTCCATCAGTAGAAAAATATGTTCCAAAGTTTCGTATCCCTGGGTCTACTGCAACCGCACCTCCTTGGGTCTCGAAAGTTTGTTGCGTAGTGATTTTCTTCGGAATAGAAACGAACCATCTACCATGGTCACATATAAGTCGGGAGTCCGAAATCTCAGATTTGGCAAACCAATCGGTCTCAGAAAACTTCATCCGACCTGATATGGTGTGGTATATTCCAATGGCTGAAACGGCAGTCTTTGGAATGCCGCAGGATTGAACTTTGTCTTTCCTACTCTTGAATTTCAAGGAAAATGGCTTTCCACTCTCCTTGGTCTTCTTGCAGTTTGTACGCCACGAAGTATAAGCATCTTTGACTGCAATCACCTTGATTAGGCATGGGACTTCTTTGACGTAGTCCATATCAAGTTCCGAGAAAACTATGGGATACAACTTCATCCAATTCCTGACATCAAACTCCTTGTCGTTGTAGTGCTGAATGGCTTGGTTGTATACTAACCTTTGAACTCCAAACCACCTACGGAGTAGTGTTCTCTGTTCCTTTGTTGGATAGATGCGTATCCTCCTCGTTTTGATTTGAGAGAATGATAAATCCGTTCCTTCTTCATGAGGAGGCTTGAAGTATTGAGAGCAAATTCTCAGTGAGTTCACACTATTAACTGTCTTCTGACTTGTAGAGAACCAAGACTTTACCTCCGCCCCACGAGAAGAGCTGTTCAAACAGCTCAAATCCGAAACGGCAGAGCCTATCTCGGTGGAAGACAACAAGTGCGAGCTTATCGTTTTGCAGATGTCATCGTAGAATTGGCTGTTTGTGGCTGAGACATGAACCAACGTCTTGGATGATTTCTTCTTTACGGAGGAATGTTCTCCTTGACACTCGGCAGTATCAGACGAGAGAGGAGGGCAATAAACTCTCCTCTCTTGATTCAAGGAACGAGTCGTCTTCAGAGAAACATTTTCATTTCTCTGACATCCTGACTTACTTGATGATTCCTTTGTCTGCATACTTCCTTAATGTATTTGGGTGTAGTCCCGTCTTCTGAACTGCTACCCTTAGCGGTGCAAATATAACAATTATTTTTCTACTATCATTATAGTATGCCAATATAATTATAATGGTATGTAGACGTTAATCCTTATTATCTTTAATAAGTATTCCATGTGCCGTTAAACACATCATACCTTTCTTATGGTTAGTTTATGGAGGAATGAAGTGGAATGCTACGCTTCGCTCCGCTCAAAGAAAAAGTTATTACACCTACGGAATGTATATAAAAAGTATTCCAACCTATGCGCTTCGCTTCGCTCAGCTCCCTTTATATCTTTTCTTGTTTGTTATGGTGGATGACCTGCGCTTCGCTATCTTCTTTCTTTCTCTTTTCTCCTCCTCAGCTACGCTTCGCTCCGCTAAAAGAAAAAAGTATTATTACCTGCCTATTGATATAAAAAGTATATCCATCAGTTCCGCTTCGCTCCGCTCAGCGTTCCTTTCTTGTTAGGTATGTTGTGGTGATGGGAAGTTATGGTGAGGGTAGTGCGCTTCGCTTCGCTCAGCTTCCTTTTAGGTTAGTTTGGTTTGGTGATGTGTTTAGTTTGGTATGCGCTCCGCTTCGCTACGCTCCCTTTCTTCTTTTTGGATTAGGTTACTCGCTCCGCTCGTTGTCGCTTCGCTCCAAGTTACGCTGGGTTGATGTAATACTATGTACTCCGCTTCGCTCCGTCTTTTCAAGTTGGAGTAATAGTTTAGATAGTGTAGTAAAAGTTAGACTAATATAATAATATATATATATAATAGGTATAACTTTTATATAGTAATATATATAGTATATAAAGAATACAAAACTATAGTATACTCTCTCTACTGGTATTGCGTCAATTCTGATTTCACCCACCCAACCCACCAAACCAATCAGGTAAATACCCTACATTCACATTCACCCAATGAATTTCAAGTCCCAACAGATAATACTTAACGAGAGTGCTTCAAGGATAGTCATCCAAGTTCCTCGTATCATTCAGACCCTCCCTAATCAGGCTTCGGGAGATATGCGTATTGATGACTATGCCTATGGGTATTCACTCAGGGTGAAGTTTGACCCCTCCGACCTTGTCAAGATGGAACAGCTTGCATTGCATATCAATGGCGTTCCTCTCGTCTTTGATGATGATGGTAGGGTCGTATCATCGCATATACTCTATCCTACGCTCTCTGACAACTTCTTTCTCGTGACGATGAGGGGGAAGTCAGCTAACGTGTCTTTCAGGCTTCTGACGGAGCTTATCGTGACGATAGGTAAGTCTAATCCATTTGAACGTGTAGACAAGCTCCAAGGCTCGCATACGATTTCCTCGCTATCACAACAATCCCAAGATGGAACGATAAGATATACTCCTAACTATTACCTCGGCAAAGAAGAAGACCTCACAACGCTCTTTAATGACGAGCTGATAGCCAAGGCTTACTCCTTCCACGTTAGAGCGCACGAGAGCCGTTCTGTGGTCTCTCAGGGGAATAGGATAGCTCCGTACTATGGCTATTCGTTCCAATCGGCTATGCTCCTTAGGACGAACCCTAAGCTGACGGGTAACATAAAGCTGGCTATTGACTCGCAAGGAAAGATAAGCCTTGATACCTTCCCCGTTAATCCGCTCCTCGGTTCAAGAAGGTACTCTTCTAACCCCGTGAGTGGGATGGGCGTTTATGGGGATGACGTACGCAGGCTTTTCTCTTTGATGCCAAAGGGTGTCTTTTATGACGAGCCTTCATCGGAGACTGCAAAGGATAGGACAGCTGATACGGGTGGTCTTGATATGACCTATATGTACGGAGGAACAACGAATGTAAATCCAACCCACGAGGAGGGATTTGTATTTTTAGCTCCGCTATACCTAAAGGAAAAGCTACCCGACTTCTTTGCTGTATTCTCCGTTCCAACCAAAGACCTTGGGTTAATTGATAACCAAAGGGGCAACATTGCATCTTTTTTGATTGAGAATGGTAGGCTGGTTTCGTCTTGGTCAATGAAGCAAGGGACGCTTCTCGGTGACTACCTAAGACGACATTACAGCGAGGCTATCAGGTATCCATCTCCATATCTTCTCCAACCAAGTGTTGAGGACGGGGAGAATGTTTTTCGTGGCGTAAGTGTAAGAAGTGGACTTTTTACGAGTGCAACGGAACTGAACTACCACGCTTTTACGGGGGCTAAAAAAAGTGAATACCCTACGGAAACATACAACAAATTCATCTCAGGTGCTTACGAAAGGAATGAGCTTGTGCATCCTCATATCATCAATATGGAGTATTACTTTGATGACAATGAGGTGGAGACGCTCTCGCTGAATACGTACTTCGGTCTGTACCTCACGGAGGAGGAGATAGTCAAGTATGATATGATAACCCTTATGCCGAATGGTGACGCAAGGTGCTACAAGGGTAATGACGGAGAGTACAAGGACAACGACCTCTTCCTTCACGCAGGTGAGATGAAGGATAAGCGTATCATATACGGACTATCATCGGGGAAAAGTTTGCTTCGTGTGAGGAATGAGAAAGACCTAAAAAAAGCGATAACCTCGGGGTCTTTGTTGAAAAATAATGACGTAAAGGCGACTTTTCGCATTTCCTCTATACCCGAAGAGAACGAAGGAGAGTTCCTTACTATGTCCCTTGAAGAGCCTTACACGGAGGGTTCGCACTTTAGAATTTTGTTCTCACGAGAAGTGGAATACAATAGACGTGTCGTTAGCGATACAATCGTTGAGACGGATAAAGCTCCCGTTGTCGTTGATATTGCTGTTGTGAAGAAGAAGTACAAGGATGGGGTGTCGCACGTACTTCGCACTGAGATGACAGCTAACGGGGTAAGGCAAAGACTGCTCGCAACACTTTCAGCGAAGTCTGAGAAGGAGCATATTGATACGAATGCCATCTACTACAAAATCCATAAGGACGATGTTAGCTTCATCACGAATGAAAGGCTGGTGAATAACAACCACCATGACGGGCACGTATTCAGGTACTACTCGGGGCTTGGTGGTCAGAGGAGTGAAGACTACGTAGGTGGATTGAAGGTAACACACACCCCATTCAAAAATAAGTATATCGTCCCTTCCGATATACCAAATATGTTCATCTACAAGGATAGGATAAACCTCGGGAAGAGGAGGAAGATGCGTGACAATGTCATCCTTCCATTCTCACCTGAGGATGACCTTACCTCTGTAACACCAATAGTGTATCACGTTTCCATAACAGAGACGGGAGACGTGGAAACATTCATAAAGAGAATTAAGCTGGCTCTTCGTAAGGTGATGGAGGAACAGAATGATGTGTCGTTCCAAGTCAAGGACAACGGAGTAACAAGGCTTGATATATTCACCAAGCACAAGGCTACATACGCTCAGATTATATACCCCAAGGGTAACACCATCGGTTTTATCCATACGTTCTTCGGAAGAGAAAAGTTCGCTCCCAAGGTTGAACTCTATAAGGATTCCGTGAACGCATCCATTCAGGATAGGCTCTTCTTCTTCCGAGAGGACAAGAAGGTGGCATCCATCCTCGGCAACTCGGACTTCCAAAATATGGGAGATAGGTATCATCAGTGTGTTGGCTTTATGCCCATATCGGATGATATGGTTGAGGTTTATGAAAGCCCTGAACGGATTAACGAGCTGGTATCTCTCGGAGGTTGGGTTTCGGTATGCAATGGTACGATAGCTCCTTCAAAGGATTTTATCATAAGCAACATCTCTCAGGATATACGTGAGGACAAGGCTCTTCGTTCGGATGGCGAGTATGTTGATATTGAGCTTGCACGATTGTCTTTCAACGAGACGAAGGTGAAGGCTATCATTTCTCCATTCGGGGTCGGACGCTCCGTTGTGTACAATGGGAACAACGACTGCCACAAATCTAAGTACGTGAAGTTCTATGGGAATGACCCCGTGCAGTTATCCCGTATGGCGGTTCACCCATTCCACGATTTGGCTACGTCATCGTACGAAGCGATAAGACAAGCTACGGCAAGGTCTCCGTTTGTGTATAACTTCTCTTCATCGGAGAAACTGAATCCAAGCGTAGACCTCAATGACTGCCGAATATACAAGATTATCAGTGGCGGTATCAACGGGATTAGTGTGGATAAGTTCTCCACATACCCACCATCTGTTTTTGAGTATGTCAAGACAGACCTTGAGCGAAGCAATATCCCCAACTATTACAACATAGAGCTGACGTTTTCTTCTGATACTCAGATAGTTGAGGTGGATTTAGATACAAATCCTCTTGACGTAGAACCTGCTCAGGTGCTCTCACCTGCATTTAGGGATGGGTATATAAAGTCAATGGAGGACAAACTGCCACTGCTTACGTCTTCCGACTTCCTCTTTAGAAACATCGGGATACACGAAGAGAATGCGGGTCTTGTAGGGAGCTATGGGGCTTCTCAGAATCCAACCAAGATACCTTCGGTGGATACCTCGCTTCTCGTTGAAGTGGATGGCGTGCGTATGTCCATATACAACTACATTGAGAGGTATGGCGATACGTCAATTTTTGATAGGGTGTTTGATAGGGCGATAGACTACACGCATGGTGTATATCAGCCAAATTCAGAGACGCTACAATTCTTCATTGACAACAGCCTCGCAACTATATCGGTTAAGGGTAACTTGAAATCAAAGATACCCCTTAGCGAGCTGTCTCGTTGCTCCGTTGCCGTGCTGGGTGTATCTACTCCATTGGCGTACCCCGAGGTCATCATTGATAGGTTCTTGGGTAGGGTGTATATCCTCACGTCACTTACGGGGACATCAGCTGTAATGGGTACTTCGTATGTATATGGAGATAAGGATTGGAGACGTGTAGCGACATCATCGTATTCCATTAACCCAACCAAGCGTATATCCATAGACAGCCACTTTGATGGGGACAGCTCAGAAGGTACTGACATCTATGGATACAGCGGTTCGTTCAGGAAGAGTAGCTATCTCATCCAAGAGTGGAACAATGGATTCTTGTCAATTCCAACCGATAGGGTGAAAGTTTCCAACGGAGTGTTCTCTGTTCCAAGCTCGGTCATTCCATCGGCAATGTTGAAGTCAAGAGGTAGCTCATTCACCGAACCTACGATGTCTCACTTCTCGGTAGGGAATATCGGGCAACTCGTTTCGTCTATGGTGGTGTCAGGTGAGACGCAGGCATCGCTTAGCGTGTCTGAAATACTGAACTTGATAAAGTCCTCACCAATGAGGATTTCCATTAGGAACAAGGAGCATAAGGAAACATACGTAACGAGTGGGGATGACTTTACTATCGGTATTGAACGCCTCCCCGTAGGGTCTGCACTAAGTAGGAGCTTGGGTCACTATGACGTATGTACGCTACCTATGTTCAAGTACGGCTCTATGGTGGGCGGTGGCTTTGTCGTTCGCTCGGTAGGCTCTGCCACGGCATTCAGACTTAATGGTGATAACGTGGAAAGGGTTACAGACCTGAACGTGCTATCCACCTCACCAATCAACAACGGCTCAATAAAGACGACCCTATCAACGAAAAAGATGATGTCGTCAGACGGATTCGCCATCAAGGGGAAAGATGGTATCACCATTCTTGTTGATAGGTGGACTATCGGTGACGACCTTACTTTTGATATATCCACATCTCAGTCGGAAGGAAAGCAGGTGGATAACCTGAGGATTGAATGCAATATCACCAAGGGGGCGTTTAACGCACTTAGGAGGAATGAAATCTTCTCCTCTGAAATTGGTTGGATAACGTCAGAAGAGGAACGTAATAGGTACATTAACTCGTTTATTACTAAATACCTATCGTTAAAGGATGACCTTTCCGTGTCGGTGTTTAGTAGGGTGAGAAGTGTTACGGATACTCCTGATGTTCTCTTCACTGAGCAGGTAGAAGGTATGGAGCAGATGAAGAATGTATCCACCTCAATCGCAGAAGTAAACAACAACCTTATCTACTACATAGACATCAAGGATATTGACGATAGGAAGTTCTTTGTCTCGGTAGGTATTTCGTCTATAATAGGTTAAAGGAACGCACAACGAATGAACGCAAACGATAACATAAAATACGCTCCTGGGTTTCCAACCTATGGAGTGAAGGGTGACACGGGAGGCAAGGGTAAGGATGGCTCTTCATTATACTACACGAAGTACCTCCTTTCAAGTTTCATCTCCGATTCGGCAGAAGCAAACGCAGAACGAATAGAGGTGACGAAAAGGATGAACCAAGGTCTTCCTATCAACAACTACGAGAACTCATCAACAAAGGTTACATACAATGTTGGCGACATTGTTATTGATGGTGGCGGTTCGTTCTTCAGGGTCACTGAAGCCAATGGTCGCCTTGACCTATCAACCGAGCCTATCCTCTCCGTTCAGAATTGGGGAGCAAATGCACTTAGTGGGGTCATCCCTATTGACGTTAGCCGTGAGGTAAGCGAGTCGGTACTTGTCAGAAAGAACGATAGACTTATCCTTTCTCCTCCAATCAATGGTGTGGATATTATCGCCAATAGCGTTACGGAGGAAGACTTAAAGGCTTCTGAGAATGTATCACCCAATGCAGTTCAGAGGGTCATAGGTGGAGTGCCTATGCAGTACAACGGGTACAATATCGTACCTATGAGTTCCTTTATCTCGTTTGACTTGGATGGTCTGCCCACCTATCTGACGATATATTACAACAAGTCGCTGGGTACGTGGGGGATTGAATCTAACTCGTCACTTGTACTTGACTTGCCCATATACTCAAGTAGGGCGGGAAGTGCTGAGACGAGGAGAGTAGATGGATACGAACCTCTTGAGGTCTCCTCCATCGGTATGAAGCGATTTATCTACAACTCGTTCTTTGCAAAGTCATCAAACATCCCAGCTAAGAAAGAGGTGTCTCCTGAGTACCTGATGAAGTACATCCATTCGGGTGGCGAGCTTGGAGCTTATGTCTATCTCAACACGCAGAAGGATGGGAAGCCCGTGGAGAGCGAGTTTGTCGGTCGTATCCAACTTCGTAGGGACGACATTAGCCAAATGGGCGTTTCGTCTGCAACGGAATACGTACAGAGTATTGATTCCGTGAGGGAGACGATTGCGAAGAAAATAGAAGGCAAGAAAGATGAAAACTCTTCTCTTGTCGCCATGTACCTAACTATCCTTGACTCGGTCGAGGTCGTCATAGATTATATGTAGAATGTTAAAGACGGGATTACCATCGCTTGGAGTATCAGGCAAGAAGGGAGACGCAGGGAAGGACGGATATAGTGCCATCTTTGGTCATCCTTCGGACTTCTTCATGAGCGGTCTTGATTATATTGGATACAAGAACTCCATAGTGTCTGATGACGAAGAGGATGACTACCAAAAATACCTTATAAGGACGGGCGATAAGAAAGCTCCTCAAGGGCAAGTGTATCGCAGGTTGTATGCCAACCCGAAGGATGTAAAGCTGTTCAATGCGAACGGAACGATGAGGTCGGATGTCTTCAGCGTCCTCCGCTCCAAGCTATACGAATGGAACTCACCTAACTCGCCTTATTACGTGTATGGATACCCATACGGGGTGACTCCAACCCAAGAGATGCTTATCCCTATTGATGGTAATCCAAGGCACTACTTCTACTCTAACGTGGATTTCAGGGCTATGCTCAGCAAGAAGATGATGCTGAAGCCCAATATCGCAAAGGGTGACGACTTGTTTGTTCTTGCTGGTGTCGGTCTAAAGAAGGTTAAGGTTGATGGTTCTATGGAGGATATTTCTGCTGAGACATTCAACCGCATACTGCAAGATACCCCTAACTTTATCAGCGATAGCATTTGGCATCGTAATGGTAGGGTATGCGTATCTTCATTAGTCGGGATTAGTAATGCAGGTCGTGTTGATAGTGGTCGTATCGGTCATTACAAAAGGGAGAACCCTGCATTCTCGGCATCGGAGTTTATCAACATCTTGGATTATCGTGCTAACCGATTTTCATCGCTACCGCTCCTATCAAGGGGTGCTGTCGCTGATGTTGATATTAGCAAGGATAGGACGATAGCCATATCAGGAAGCAACTTTATTACTCTTGAGACTGACCTACGCTCCTTCCGAATTGGAAGTAACAACAACGGGATTACCCTTGACGTTAAGGGTCTCCACGTAAAAAAGTCTCTTAACGAGTATCAGCTCTACGAGACGAAAAGCCTTGATAAGGCTGTGTCCTCAGAGACCGCTAAGGAGTGCGTGTTCCCGATTGACTTTGACGAGTACGTAACAAGTAAACTGCCTTACGTATATGAAGACAAACCCGTATGCAAGGTGGGCATCTACATTCACGGGGATGATAGCAGTATCTCATTTGCAATATCACCAAGTGCAGTGTCTTCAATATCGGGTGGGGTACGAGTTATGGCTGTTAATACGTCAAAGGGAAAGTTTGTCGTACAGCCAACGGACTTTTACGACATAGCCCCGTCAAAGGTTTACACCATAGAGATGAAGGAGAATGACATCTTGGAACTCTACCGAGATGTCACAGCTGATAATTCTCAGTATATAACGTTCTCCATCGTTCCTTTTGTACTCAGTGATGGCGTGCGCATCTTCAAACGACCAATTGAAAGAGGAGCGAGAGTAGAACTCAAGGAAGGTACAATAAATCTTGTACCCATACAGCAGTTTATGAATAAGTCCGAAGGGGCATTGTCTTTTGTTACGGACTCTTCTACTCTTATTGATACCTCGCTAAAGAGGAATATCATCCCAGCTGTTGATGGTGCTACCACGTCTATGTCAGACCAAAAGCTGATGAAGATTTTCTTCCCAACGGCTAAAAACTCTGACGGCTCGGTATTGTACGATAGGATTGTAAAGGTTCAGATTAACGGAGTTGATGTACCTATCGCAAAGGATGTCAAGGCAAATGCTCCGCTGTATTACGCTGATGGGGTGTACTCAGGCGTTCAAAAGGTGAACCTATCCAACATTACGCACAACACATTCGTCCATTTCAGACAGCCATACTACCTTGATAATAGCGTTGCAATCCCATATATCTACGGGAAGAACATACCAACCAAGTATGCGAACGAGAAGGAAGCCTTGCTGAGTACAAACCGATTCTATCAAAGCATTGAAGAAGGTTCAAAGCGAGTGCTCAATATATCGTTTACAACGGATGGTGGTAGGACATACGATTGGTCTATCTCTCAGCCATTCTACGAGGACGAAAGAAGAAAGCCTACGCTTTCCTTTGAAGGGGTTGATAAGCGTTTTATGAACGCTATGGATAAGAATAAGAACCTGAGTTCAAATATGTTAGATATATCTAACACACTCACGTTCTCAAACTTAGACCCAACTAATTGGTCTCGCATAGCAAAGGATATGGAGAGGTCTCAGGTTTACGTAGCAACGCTGTGTAGACTTGGAAACATCAGCCCATTTATGGTGTCGGATGGTAGCTTGTCCAATGGTGTTGGTAAGCTAAACAAATCGGTAGCCTATGGTGAGCGAAAGATTGTGTCTCCATTCATCAAGGACAAGTTCTCGCAAGCAGGAGACGAAGAGCCTATGCAGGTATCCATTTCTCTTGTGGCTGAAAACAACGTTATCATACCTGAGGGGGATGCAGTAAAAATCACAAAGGGCAAGGCTTCAATCACCGACTTTATGAACGACAGCGTCCCATTTGCTATCCTTAGGGATAAGAATGCTGACGCTTCAATGAGCAAGGAGGTTGCGAAGAATATCCTTGATATGCTTATCTCCGAAAGTCCAGCAGTGCGTGATAGAGACGTGACAACTGAACGTGTAGCGCATCAGATTGGTCTGATGAGCCAAGAGCGAGATATGAAAAACATAGCGTCTATCGCAACTCTTGGGAATGGTAGGTATGAAAGCGGCTTCTTTATAATCGTTTCTACGATGAACTATCTTGTAGAACATAGCGAGGTGAACATATCGCTGAAGCTCAAGATGGACAACCCGACATATGCGGATATTGAACTACCTATAAGCGTAGACCGAATGATGTTCTTCTCCCCTTCTGTTGATGATGGCTGGAGCATATCTTTTGACCCTAAGTATGACATAATCAAAACGTTCAACTACCTCAACGAAGAACCCGTTCTTATGAACGAGACGAGCGTAGACCTCTCGTCAGGTATAACCCAGGAGAGCGCAATGTATGGGAGGTATGTTAAGAGTAGCGTTGTATCTTCAAGGGGCGTTTATTCGGTGATGCCTATTGAGATAGGAGTTAATCAATTAACGACAAAAGAGCTTAACAGCATCCCTGATCAATATACGACTTGGGGTGATTTCAATGGAGTTGATAAGACGGCTTCCATTTACATTAAGCCATACCTTACCAATAGGATGTTCACCTCAGGTGGTACGTTCTCAAATGAGTTTATGCTACCTACGCTAAGCTCTCTTTTTGATGACGATACGCACTTCTCCATTAAGCCCATCTCCGAGACCAACAAGACGCTCATAACTCTTGACTACCCAAAGCGCACCTTCAATGGGAATAAGATAAACGTAGGACATTCCAATGAGGTAGTTTACAATGGGAAGGTGTACAAGAAGATTGGCGGAAAGGTTGAGCTTGACTTGGATGTGAACATCCCGCTCTTCACGGATGACGAGCTGAAGGCAAGGTCTTTTTGGAACAATGAGGAGAGCCATTCTCCGCTCACGTCCTCTCCTTTCGCTCGGATGTTTAGGAAGATACCTTCCAATAAGCACGCCCATTCTAATGGATACCTCTTCCAAGACGAGGAGAAGGCTTCGGTAGATACGGCTAAGAAGGCGAAGGAGCTTACGATGTCCCTTGATGAACTCAAGCAACAGCTGACGTATAAGGTTGTAGGCGTATCCGAGGTCAAGGAGGATAAGATTAAGGGCGAGGTGGAAATATCTCCATATACGATAGACCTTGGAGAGGACTACCCCGTTGGACCTCTAATCAACCTTGAGAGGACTCGCCTCTCCTACAAATGGAGGGATAACTTTACTTCTTCGGTTACTATCTCACCAAGGATTGCTCAAGCCCACACGGGTAAGGGCTCAGAAGAAGACGCAGGTCATCTTTGGGTATTCACCTTGCGAAACCCTAAATAACCGAACCATATTTGTATATTTGTTCGCTACTTCATATCTTTGCATTTGGAGTAGCGAACTCTTTTTTTTTACACTAAGACATATGTTCAATGCTGTTAAAAATATCAAACGATGGTCAGTACATTAAAGTAGATGACCTTCAGGAGCATAAGACGTTTCAGCTTCTATCCTATATGACGGCTGAACGAAAAGATGCCTTTATCCTTAGGAAGCTCAACCCAAACATCCCCGTGGAGGAATCGTTTATGAGCGAGAACCTCATCGTTTCCTCGGGACTATGGAAGGAACTTTATAACTTTGCTTCCGAATATAAGGAAGAGGTATCACTTTCAGATGCTTTCCTCCCAACTCTCATTGATACGCAAATCACGAAGGAGTACTTTGAAAAATACGTGTCAGACCTCTTTGAAGGTTCAGAGATACAACCATATGGTTATCAGAAAGATGCGGCTTATGCTGTGCTGAGATACCGAAGGTGCGTAGCCGAGATGTCCACGAGTGCTGGTAAAACACTGACGAGCTATCTTATCTTTAAGTATATGCTTGACCACCTTGACGAAACCAAGATGGTCTTCGTTGTCCCAAGCGGTGCGCTCGCCACTCAGACAATGGAGAAGTTCGTCCTTTATGATGGGAAGATTAACCCAGCATACAAAAAGGAGTGGAAGTATGAACTTGTCGGAGGAGGCAAGCCCGTGGCTAAGTTCAAGGGGGACAAATGCAACATCGTCTTCGGTACATTCCAATCCCTTCAAAAGGTGAACGTAGAGTTCTTCAGGAAGGTCACGGCTGTCGTAGGTGACGAGTGTCAGCACATCACGGCATCGGGAATGCAGGTCGTCTTTAGCCGTTGTACGAATGCACGCTATAAGATAGGGCTATCGGGGACACCGCACAAGAAGAAGGGAACGATTGAATCCTTCACCTCTCAGTCGTACATGGGTCCAATCGTATACACCCTAACGAGCGACAAGCTCATCAATGAAGAGAAGAAGGCAACGCCCATTGAGGTTGAAGCCATTGAGCTTGTCCACGACAATACGTATGGTGGATTAACCAACCTATACAACCACCGAATGATGCGCCCTACGGGTGATACACGAATGGCATCAATGCTGTACAACGAAGAGCGTGAGTACATCCGAGCTTCGCACAAGCGACTTGAGTACATCTGCAACTGCATCGCAAGTACAGATATGAATACCCTTGTCCTCTTCTCTGATGTTAAGGGTGACTACGGAAACCAAATCGTCAAGTGGCTTGAGGAGAATACCGACAAGACCATATACTACGTAGACGGAAGCACGAGTGTCGCAGAACGTGATGCGATGAAGGAAGAGTTTGAAAAGGACGAGACCAATAACTCCGTGTTCGTTGCTACGCTCGGGACATTCTCAGAAGGTGTGGACTTGCTAAGACTTTGGTATATCTTCCTCGTGGAGACGACCAAGAGCGAACGCATCGTAGCTCAGGCTCTCGGGCGTGGTATGCGTCTCTTCAAGGGGAAAGAGAAGGTTATCCTTTATGACTTCAGGGACAACCTAAACTACAAGCCCAAGGGCGAGAAGGTCTCCTCAAGTCGCTCCTCTTGCTACCTGATGAAGCACGCAAAGGAACGAGACGGGATTTACAAGGATAGGAAGTTCCCTCTGACCCATAAGAAGGTTTACTTATAGGCTTCAGAAAACATACTTTAAGCTCCTAACTAAAATAAGTAGATAGGTTAAATAAAATACCAACCTGCTATTTCTTAGTTAGGAGCTTTTATTATGGCAAGGAAAATCAAATACATATACCCATCAAGGGAGAACAGAGAGGATAGGCGTTCTCCTATATATGCTGTCTACGCAGAAGAACACGCTCGTGATGGAGGAGACAAGAAGAAGGCTAAGGCACGTAACCTCGTAGACCTATCATCAACGTCTGCAAGGTGGAACACCAGCCTCATTGAAAACTCGTTCGCAAAGGGTTCTACCGAAACGTCCAATACAGCACTTAACTCATTCAACTCAATGTATGGGGGTAACGACAACATCTACCTAAACCCATACGCAGACGTTGTAGGTCAAGATGAGTATATCCCATATTACGATAAGAGATACTCCGTAAGGAGACAACAACTCAGGGACTTTGCCAAGAACCCAACGATTGAGACGTGTCTTGATATTATATCCAATGAAGCCATCGTCTACGATACGAATGGGTACTTTGCCAACTTGGATATTAAGCTCCTATCAAGTGTCATCAAGCCTGATAAGAAAGGACGTAAGTCGGAAGTGCTTGATGGTCTCGTCATGGCATTCCGTGAAGTGTATCGTATATATAACTTCCACGTATCTGATGACGCTTGGAATCTTTTTAAGTCCTTCCTCATTGATGGTATCCTCGCATTTGAAATCATCTACGAATATACCACGGAGAATGGCATAATGAAGGCTACGGGTATAGCAGGCTTCAAGCAACTTGACCCAACTACGCTGTATACCAAGATTAAGAAGGTAGAAGGTGTAGGGGACGTTAAGGTATGGATACAAGAAACGGCAGGAGGGGCTATTGAAATCCCTGACTCCAATATCATCTACATCTCGTACTCAGGTAAGTACAACAACTTGAACGTATCCTACCTTGAACGTCTTTCAAGGTCGTACAACATCCTCAACCAGCTTGAAGGGTCTCGTGTCATTTGGAACTTGATGAATGCTCAGAAGCGTACGAAGATTGTCGTGCCTATGGGTTCAATGCCTCCGCAGAAGATGCGCACGGAGCTTGCTCAGTTTGAAGCATTCTACAAGGAAGACATCAGCATTGACTCGCTGAGCGGTGAGGTGAACTACAACAGCCGAGCAAAGTTCCCATTCGCCAAGACAATGGTATTCCCATCTAACGCACAAGGGACAACGGATGTATCTTCCATCGGTGATGACGGGTACGATATGAACTCAACCCAAACGCTTGAATACTTTTGGGATAGGTTCATCCAAGATACGCAGATACCTCGCAACAGATTCCCTAACTCGGTAGGTAAGGGAATGGCAAACCCATATGATGTCAGCTCATCTATCACACACGAAGAGCATAACTTCCATCGATTCATCAACCGACTTAGGGTAATCTTCAAGGAGATACTTATCAAGCCTACTTGGATTCAGTTTGCCCTTATGCACCCTGAATACGCAAAGCACGTGAAGCTCAAAGCCGCAACGACTATTGAGTTCATTGACGAGAATATCTTCGTTGATATGAAGGAGAGTGAGAGACTCAAGAACGCTTCTGAGTATATCAATTCCCTACTTACCATCCAAGAGGAGAACGACTCCTCTTACATACCTGCCAGCTTTGCAATAAGTAAGTTCCTCAACCTATCAGCTGATGATATGATTGAGCTGAACGCCGCAAGAGAAGCAAGAAAGAAGCATCAGGAGAAGATGAAGGAAGAAGGCGAAGCACAAAACGGAGGTGGATTTGGTCAGATGGACTCCTTCGGTGGCGGTATCGCAGACTTTGACGACGGAGGTGGATTTGATGTTGGAGGCTCAGGCGGAGGCTTAGGCGGTGGTGACTTCGGAGGCGCACCCGATATGGGTGGAGGAGACCTCGGAGGAGCTGATACGGGAGCAGATACAGCAGGTGAACCTGCACTATAAACGACTATGGCAAACAAGAAGTATAAAGTAACCATCAAGGAAAGCCCAAAAAGCAAACCGCTCTTTGAGGCTGATGATACAGCAGGGCACGGCAATATACCTATCACCGATGTAGACCTTCAACAAAAGGTGTCTGCAATAGATACGAGAGTAGCCCAAGCCCGTAAGACATACAACAATGAAGTGCTCAAAGCAAACAACGAGCTTGAACTAATCCGAAAGGAGCAGGTCAAGCGCAACGAAGAGAAAGCACGCAACTCAGAAAAAAAATCTGACGAAGAATCAGATAACAAAAGTCCTGAGACAAAGGACGTTGAGAACCCTAACGTAGGCGGTTCGTCACAACCAGCAGGAGAAAATTCTCCCAAAGATTTGGTGGATTAAAAAATCCTTCCTACATTTGCAACGTGAACGAACAATACGGCTCACTGAGTTCTTTGACATTGTTAGCAATTCAACCGAGGCTGAGAACCTCGGGCAAGAAATTTTCATCAAGATTTGGTGGATTAAAAAACTCTCCATACCTTTGTGGTGTGGGAGAGAAACAAAGCCCACCTCGCTCTTTGACATTCTTGATGATACAATAAGAGAAGCTACCGAAAGGAGTCGGTGAAATTCCGATGACTACCCACGTGATAGTATGGTGTAACCAGCACGTTCGTTAGCTTTTGATATGGATGTAGCGCAGTTGGTAGCGTTCCGCATTTGGGATGCGGAGGTCGCAGGTTCGAGTCCTGCCATCCATACTAACCATTTTTCTCTGTTTTAATTCGGCTTGGACTTGTAGCTCAATGGTAGAGCACTCGGCTGTTAACCGAGGGGTTCTTGGTTCGATACCAAGCAAGTCCGCAATTTGCAATGTAGTAGGTTTGTAGCTCAATGGGAGAGTCCTTGGATAACCGAGGGGGTTCTTGGTTCGACTCCAAGTAAGCCTGCCAATCTTCAGTAGGTGTCCGTAGCACCGAATTTACGCTTGTGGACTATCCTCCTATGGATGACTGATTGTAGAAATACAATGTACTAAAAAGTAGTGATAGGTTGAAGCAAGAAGTGAGGACTACATAAATCATTGATTTGTGTGGATTTTCATGTACGTTGGAAGCACTGAGAAGTACCGAAGCTCCTGATGCTCTATTCGTCTATCGGTTAGGACGCAAGATTTTCATTCTTGAAAGGTGGGTTCAACTCCCGCATAGAGTACTAATTTTTAATCTTCAAAAAGAGTTATCAAAATGGAAACTTTCGAAATCCCATTCCGTGGGCGTATCACCCTTGCACAGCATCAGGAGGTGATTCAACGTCACAACGACCAAGTACGTGAACAACGTCATGTCGTTGAAGACCTTCAGGGTACTATCGCCCGACAAGCAGAAGAGCTTGAAGCATTCCGCTCTCGTCAGTCCCGACTTGAAGGGCTGTTCACCGAGATGTTCTCGGGCGTAGTACGAAACATCGTACTTGACACCTTCCGAGACGAAATCTTACACGCAATTCGTGTAGATACCTCCGTCTGCTCGCACTACGACCGACCCGATGAGGCAGATTCAAGCGTAGTGTTCATTGACCCACGTGATGGGTTTTCGTTTGAACAGCGAGAGCGATAATAACCAATATAATGAAGTCTCACGGATAGGCTTGGAAAAGCCGTCACTACTACGTGAGAAGCGTACCAGCTTGATGTTAATTGTGGAGGTTAGCTACCCTTTGCAATATCATACTCTACAACGTAAAAGAGCTACCATATCGTCTGTCGTGGTAGGCTGGTAATCGTGGAACGTCTTCCACATCGTACTAAAAGACCGCTCCTCAGGTTGAGCGTGATGCGTATATGAGAGTGTTTGAAGTACGTAAGAGTGCTAAACATATCCGCAATACTTGACAGACAATGGAGCATTAGTTCAGCTGGTTAGAATACCTGCCTGTCACGCAGGTGGTCACGGGTTCGAGTCCCGTATGCTCCGCAACTCTTTGATTTGCCCTATTAGTCAATCGGTTAGGCATCGGTCTGCAAAACCGAGTAGGCAGGTTCGATTCCTGCATAGGGCTCAATCGCTTTCTTAGCTCAGTAGGTAGAGCTCTTGATTTGTAATCAAGTGGTCGTCAGTTCAAGTCTGACAGAAAGCTCAACATTCGCCAATGTTGTTGAACGAGAGCCTCGCCCTCCGTACGATAAAAGTCTGTTGAGTACGGAGGGTTGGGTCTCACTCTTGACATTGAGCTATTGATATAAAGCACTATTCGTCTATCGGTTAGGGCACGGATAACACGAAAGAGAAAGACTCGGTTCGACTCCGAGTATGGGGTGTTTTCATCCTATTCGTCTATCGGTAAGGACACTCGCCTCCGTAAGGCTGGTTCGATTCCAGCATAGTGCTTTCAACAAATGGGGATGCCTGGTTTTGACAGCGTAGCAGTTGTAAAGCAAGCATGCAGTGTGAGTCTTACACACTTTAATCAAAAGGCAAAACTTTTAGTTGGCAACGACTACTTCCGTGTCGCCGCTTAGTTTGAAGAAGTAAACTAACCCACGACCATCCTGAATGCGTTCAAGCTCCGAGGTGCATTCAACAGGGTGTCGGACATCAGAGCATCCACCTCAGACTACTCCTGCTAATCAGAGGTGGACTAAGCAGGGAAAATTCGGCAACCGATGCTCAGAATGAAGTGCCGTCTTATCCAAGGAGAGCTAAGCATGTAGAAACCTTTTTGACGTTATGTTTGGACGGGGGTTCGAGTCCCCCCATCTCCACTCTACCACTTAATCATGGTTTATCCTATTGGGTGATTGGAAATGAATCTGTAAAAAAACGAGTAGGATGACTAAATTCTGCTTTTCATTTGAACAGAGCGATAATTAACGAACATAAAACATAACAACTATGCTAAGAGCAATCGAAGTAGGATTATACCCAAACAATGAGCAGGAGCAAGAACTCAACAAGGTTCTCGGTGCTTATAGGTTTGTTTATAATTACATGCTCGCTAAAAAACAGAAGGCTTATGAAGCCGACAAGACGAGCCTAAGCGTTGCTTATTTGTCCAAGTGGTTTCACGAAGTATTGTTAAAGGACGAGCAATATGCTTGGCTGAGAGAACAGAATGCGCATGTGATGAATCAAGCCATTAACCAAATGGATGATGATTATCAAAAGTTCTTCAAACATAACAATGGCTTTCCAAAGTTCAAGTCAAAGAAGGATAATCAGTCAGTTTTGCTACCCCGTTGTGCAGTTTCAAAGTGTAACACTTTTGAGACCCAATGTATTACGCTTACCACTTCCATTCAGAACCTCAAATTTAGTTGTTCTGACCTATACCACGGACGCTTGCAGAAATACAAGGACAACATCGGAAGTGCAACCCTCTTGAAGACCAAGAGTGGTGATTTCTTCTTGTCAATCCTTATTGATATTCCCGAAAGTGAACTTGGGGTAAAGGAGTCGATGCTAAAACAACAAGACTTATGATTAGTCCAACAGAGTTTTACGAAGGTCTTGATAGAGGGGTGTACAAGACGAATGTCAAGATATACCAATCTTCGCAGACGTTAGATTATAATGGGAGTCCGATGTTTGAGCTTGAGATAGCAACGACAAAGACCCGTGAACCCATCAAAGAAGACCCTTACGATGCTCCCTACGAGCTTAGTCTCACGATAAAAAGAAATCAAAGAGAAATCAATGATTTCATCATGGGGGTAAAGCTAAGTAGCTTACGTTGGAAGTCACCTGAGGAGGTTGACGAAACCATTGCCAAGTTGGAACGGATTATAAACAAATTCGTTGATGCTTGTTATAGCTATCAAAATGGCAACTACAACTCTACCTCAGACTATTACGCATATCTAACTATAAGTGGATGTTACAGATACTTAAGCACGTATTTTGACGATTTGCGATATGGCTACGATGCGTATATAACTCGGACATAAATAGTTCTACCATACGAATGTCTCTTGTCGGTTCGGGGCATATCGGTAATCATGTTCATTCTTAAGAAATGCAGAACCGACAACGGAAAGATGGCAGAGTGGACGAATGCGTCTGTCTTGAAAACAGAAGGTCTGAAAGGACTCGGGGGTTCGAATCCCTCTCTTTCCGCAAAGAAACTCCGACTGAGTGCTGTTTGAAACGATATATAACAGCTATCTGTGATTGGCATTTATTATAGGTTGCGGTGTCACGCAGGTATCGGAATTATTGAACAAGCATCCTATGCGTTCGTTTGCACTTTGATTTTAGGGAGTGCGCTAAGCGAGAGGTCAAGCACAACCTCGGTAGCACGTAAGACTACCAAGAAAGTCTATCTCATTAGAGCGAAAGGACACCATCTGAAAAGTTAAAACCCCAAGTAGTAAGTCTATGACGATGGAAGGTCTGCGGGTTATACGCAGGAGCGTTTAGGGTTTATAACGGAGCTCCACCCGCTTCTCTCGTGAGATATAAAACGGAGGGTTGGCAGAGTGGACGAATGCACATCATTGCTAACGATGCGTACGGAAACGTACCGAAGGTTCGAATCCTTCATCCTCCGCTAAACCTGCACCCATCGTTCAACGGATAGGACAGCGGTCTTCTAAACCGCCAATCTCAGTTCGAATCTGAGTGGGTGTACTAAGTCCGTTTTGGGATGTTGTGTGACTATAAACTCAAGGTAATGTCCCCTCGGTAGCAGGAAAGTCTATCCTGACCAAATCAGAAACTTATCACTTAGGTCAGCATGTATGCAGGTTTGGTCAGTATTAAGTGCGGTAGAAAAAAGTTCCATAAACTGCGACAGCTTCCGTCATAAGCTGGGGAATATGGGGACTCCATAAGCTCGGTGGGAGAGATTACCTGAAAAGGTGGCGCAGGTTCGAATCCTGCATGGGGTACACGGGCACTCGTAACACTTGTAGGTGTTAAGCATTGGATGCACGACCGAATGGTTGGCGGATACGAGGGAGGTTGGGCAGCTACAACTATCACGAACCTTAGGTGGGACGACAAATCTTCCCCGCTAACGTACCTAAATGATGAAAGCGTTAGCTCTTTTTATATACACTCCTATCACTCAGATTATTGTAGCAATAACTTTGTAAGTTGTTAGTATGAAATTTGAGATTTGTAGGTCTTGTCCCTTGGTGTAATGGTAACACGACAGACTTTGGCTCTGTCGTTCCTTGTTCGAGTCAAGGAGGGACAACGCATAGCTATTGGTGCAGTGGAACGTTGCTGAGAACGACCTTGACGAAGGTGGGGTGACGTTGCGTAGCATAGGACTTTGTTGTATTGATTACGTATAAGATACAATAAAGAGATGTTAGGCTTAGCATACCAGCCCGAGGCTGGAGACCCAACGTTGTGTTGGATGGCTATTATAATTAACGGAAGTGTCGCATAGTGGCAATTGCAAGTGACTGTAAATCACTCGTCTTAATGGCTTCGTAGGTTCGAGTCCTACCGCTTCCACTCGGTTTAATTATCATCAAACTTAATCTCCGTTATGCATATCATATCCAAAGAAAAAGACTCATACGACTACTTAGTAGGCAAGTGGGGAGTAGATAAGAATATCACCTTAGACAGAACGTCCTTTGATAACTCCATTAGGAATGTTATTTCTGATATGGAGGATTATAAGGGTTATTGTATTCCACCAAAGAGTGGGATATATATTAGCCATTACCTGCTCAAGGTTGGTTATAAGTACTTCCTCGTGAGAAGCATTGAGGATTACGACAACTTTACGATTAACAATGAGCTGATTTCATCGTTTGAATGCTTTGACAAAAGGATTGAAGGAGATGATGCTATTATCTCCTTATATATGGCTTCAGTTCCTTGGGGTCAACGAATACATCAAAAAATCTCGGGTATTTCAGATGACGAGTATATCACATCTGTTGCTGATGACGCTCTTAACAAGCTGTCATTCTATCGCCTGAAGACGAACTTCTTCTTAGGAAAGAACGGGTTCGGATTCTTAGACCAAGAGGAAGTTTATCTTGCAATATACAGCTACTTATCATCCTTGAAGAAAGATAAAGATTCAATTCAATCCAATGACGGGAAGATAGTCTCGCATGGGTTTGACAAGAAGAAGTCCTTCAGGAAGATGAAGCGGTGATAAGACCACCGCATAAAACCCTATAACTCAGCTGGTAGAGTAGCACACCTTTAATGTGCGAGTCGCAGGTTCGAGCCCTGCTGGGGTTACGAGTTGAATTGCCTAACGTGTCATCGTTCAAAGAGAGGGGCGGATGCTGTAATAGGTGTCCGCCCTTTTTGTTTTCAAAAGTATTTCCTATCTTTGCATAAGAATTAACTCTCAATATAACATACGATGTTGGAATTACTAAAGTTCTCCGTCAAGGGGTTCAAGGGGTTCAAGGATGAAATCACCCTTGACATGACCGACAAGAGAGAACAGACAACCGAAGCCAAGTGGCTGGCAATTATCCTTGGGAAGGAAGGTGCTGGTCGCACAAACCTTGGGGAAGCCCTCTTTGATATTGCCTACAACTTCAACAAAAGCATCATCAGACCAAAGAGCATGTACGCTTATGCAAACTCATCAATCGCAGTAGAGTTTTGCTATGAGCTATGCGACTCGGTGCTAAACGCAATCTACAGATACAGATATAAGGTCTACGATGGTGAGATTTATGATGTGCTGTTAGACGAAACGACTGATAAGTACCCAATCTCGGAGGATAAGAGAGATAAAGTCCTGAAAGATATTTCAGACTTCGCTCAGTCAATGCTCTTCATCAAGAACTGCAAGGAGAGATTTCCAATGAGAGCCGAGGATTTGAAGGACGAGTTGCTTCCTTCCGATGAGTTCCTTCGGGACTTTGAAGAGTTCCTTGTCAGTTGCATCGGCTACGAAGTGGACTTCGTCAAGATAAACTCCGAGCTGTACTTTAAGGAGAATGGGGTTGTCCTTCCGTTCTTCAAGTGTGCAAACAAGAGACTCGTGGATTTGTATCTCTTGGTTAATATGGTTGGGTGTGGTCACTTCTTTGAAGACGAGCAGTATTCGCTCATCTACGTTGATGACCTTCCGTTCATCAACGACATCACCAAGCATCAAGCCATCCTCACCTTCCTTGAGAATAGGTCACAGCAGTTAATCGTAGCACCTATTGATACGAGGTACTTCCGATGCGAAAGACCGAAGGACGACCTATACATAATTGCAAATGGTCAGGTGAAAGAGATACAAGAATGGACTGACAAGGATTTGCAGTTCGGTCATAACTTTGAAGTGTTGTACCGAGGAGGTGCTTTTGACGAGTAAGCACACCTTGGCAACCATAAATTATAGCGGAGAGATTTCAATACGGGGTCTTTCCGCTATTGCTTTGAAAGGTTATTTTCACTACCTTTGGGAACGAAACATACAACAACACTACACATAATGAAGAAGACTTTAGAACGTAAAGCACTGACCGATGGTGAACTATCTATCCCATTTGAACGAGATAGGTATTGGGGCACTGAAAAAGTATGTCGTGGAAGTGGCTATAAGATGTACCATTACCATGGTAGACTTTTAGCTGAAATCCGTGGAAAGAACCCACACTACGTTCGTGTGTACAAGCATAAACATGTCTCTATTGGTAGGTGTAACTGCTCGCTATGCGAATGGCGAAGAGAGCGTTCCGCTCAACGTAAAGTGAAGAGAATGAACGAAAAGGCGGAAGCGTTTGGTGAGTGGTGATTTTATCCTTATCTTTGAATAAAGAAACATACAACAACACAAGATATGAAAATCAATTTCAGTGAGGAATTTACCGATGCTCCTGGCGGTCGCTACAAGTCCGATGGTTCTCACTCAGGGGAGTTATTCTACGAGACACTGCTTCTTCCAAAGTTTGAAGAAAGCCTAAAGAACAACGAGAAGCTAATTATCAATATGGACAACGTCTATGGCGTTCCTGCCAGCTTTGCGTCTCAGGCATTCGGTACGCTCTCTCAGAAGTTCGGTAGTAAGAAAGTGCTGGACAACCTCGTCATCAAGACGAACGTAGAAAGCCGTAGGAATATGATAGTAAGCACTATCATTGACCCCGCAGGCAAGATGTCTTTATAGTATAAGACGAATCACTAACTTAATAACAAAAAGAAAATGGCAAATGTCGGAGTGACACGTCACGGAGCTGGTACTCTTAATACCACTTACAGCGATATTGATGAGAAGGCGGTAGCTCAGGCTAACCTATTGCTCGGTATGGAAACGTACGAAGAGCAAACAGCTCACCTGCTACCTGACGCTCATTTCTGTATGGGTCTGTCACCCGTTGGACTTGCTTTGACGTTCTCTGATGTCAAGGGCTTTCATCCATCCATCATTTCGGCTGACGCAGGGTGCGGTGTCTCGGTATACCGCATTCCAAACGTCACCGAAGAAATGCTCTTTGAGCTTTCAAAGAATATGAAGGATGTCCTTGACTTCGGGAAGAAGATGTACGTTCAGGAAGCCTTAGACGTTCTTGAATGCTACCAGCTAATAGATAACGACAAGGAGAAGAAGATGCTCTTTGAGCGTAGCTTCTGCACCCTTGGTGGTGGAAACCACTTCTTTGAGATTGGAGAACATCTTGACGAAATCTCAGGAGTGCGTGAACACTACATCGTCATCCATAGCGGTAGCCGTAATATCGGAGGTCTCCTTCTAAAGCGAGGGAATGACCTTGCAGAAGAGAGCGCAAAGAGAGCCTACTCCAACGCTGTATCAGATGTCGTACGTGAGTATTCCACGGCAGAAGATAAGTCGGTCATATCTGATATTATATCCTCCCTTGAACGTCCTGACGGCACGATAATGCGAGGCGTAGTCCTTGACATCTACAAGGAGATGGAAATCTTCGCACAGAAGTACGCTTCACTCAACCGAGATGCCATCGCTAAGTCTGCATCCATCATTCTCTTCGGAGAGGATAAGACGGAGAAGATTGTAGATAAGCCACACAATTACGTTGATTGGGACTTGCGTGTACTGCACAAGGGTTCAATGGGCGTAAGCGTTGGTGAACTAATTGCTATCCCTCTCAATATGCGTGACGGGACTATCGTAGGTCGTGCGAGTGACAACGTGGCAGAGTGGGGCTACAACCTCCCTCACGGGGCAGGACGTTCTAAGTCTCGTGGCGAAGCTGTCCTTGATATTTCCATTGAGGAGTACAAGGAACAGACCAAGGGAATCATCAGCCATACCATCAATGAGAATACCATTGATGAAGCTCCATCAGCCTACAAGGACAGCAAGAGCATCAGCGAAGTCATCACAGCTAAGCTGTACGACTACTTCGTCATCAAGCCCCTTATGTCTTTCAAGGAATCCGAGCCTAAGTGGCAAAGAAAGTAGGAAATCGGTAGGGGCAGGTCTCCTCCCGACTACTACTATAATATCATACAATGGGAGCTTGCTCCCATCATCGTTTAATCACATTCATTCACATCCCTATTACCAAATCAAATGACAGAAAGCAAACAAGCGTTATCTGACTACGTGTACCAAAGTAAGTACTCTCTCTACCGAGAGGACTTAGGTCGTAAGGAAGTGTGGAAGGAAAGTGTACAGCGTATCAAGGATATGCACCTCACGCACCTCGCCACATTCGCCCCCGAAGCACTCAAGGACGAGTGGTTCATGAATCAGTTTGAAGAGGCTATTGAATACTACGAAAAGAAGAAGTTCGTAGGCTCTCAGCGTAACCTTCAGTTCGGAGGAGACCCCGTACTCAAGTCTTCCGCCAAATCATATAATTGTAGCTACTCGCACTGCGATAGATTAGAAGTCTTCCGAGAAATCGAATGGCTTCTGTTGAGCGGTTGCGGTTGCGGTCTTTCGGTAGAGAAAGCGCACGTTGAAAAGCTCCCGAACCTTCTGAAGGAAGAGGAGCTTGAAAAGGAAAAGGAGCTGTTCTTGATTGAAGACAGCATTGAGGGATGGGCTGATGCTATCCATAGACTTCTTACCTACTACTACGTAAAGGGTTCAAAGAAGCCTATGTTTGACTACTCGGAAATTCGTCCTAAGGGTGCAAAGATTGCAGGTCGCTTCATCGCCCCAGGACCTAATGGTCTCCGTGAAAGCATCGGTCGTATTGACAAGGTAATTGCAGGTGCTGTGGCTTCGGGTGCAACCAAGCTATCACCTCTTCAGTGTGCAGACATCATCGCTCATCTTTCCGATTCAGTTCTCTCGGGTGGCGTTCGTAGGTCAGCCCTTATGATTCTCTTCTCCCCCGAAGATACGGAGATGGTAGAGTGCAAGACGGGCGATTGGTTCACCGAGAACCCTCAGCGTGCTCGCTTCAACATGTCTGCGGCTCTTGACCGAGGTCAGGTGCAGAGAGAGGTCTATGACAAGCTCTTCCACGCAATGCGTACGAGCGGAGACCCTGGTCTCTTTTGGAGAGACGAGTTCGGTGTTGGTACTAATCCTTGCTGTGAGATTGGTTTTGCTCCCGTAGATGAGTTCGGTAATACGGGATGGCAGGTGTGTAACCTTGTATCCATCAATGGTAATGAATGTACCACCGAAGATGAGTTCTACAAGATTTGTGCTTGCGCATCTACTCTCGCTACCATTCAAGCGAGCTACATGAATTTCCCCTACCTTGGTGAGGCTACTACCAATATCATCAAGTCAGACCCTCTTATCGGTGTGTCTATCGGTGGTATTATGAACAACCCTGCTATCCTCCTTAACAAGGATATTCTCGCTGTTGGGGCTATTCAGGTGCGTCAGCAGAACGCTAAGATTGCACGTATCCTCGGCATTAACCCAGCGTCAAGAACGACCTGCGTAAAGCCCGATGGGACGGTCAGTTTGCTTCTCGGAATGACCTCAGGTATCCACGGAGCTTATGCCAAGAAGTACCTGCGTAGCGTGGAAGCGAACAACGAAGAACCCAACCTCAAGGCTTACGAAGAGGCTAACCCCAAGGCTGTACAGCCTAACATCTTCAAGCCTGCTACGGACAAGAAGATTTTCTTCCCTATTGAAGAAGATGACTCTACTATCCTCCGTGGTGACTTGCAGGGACTGAAGCTCCTTGAATACGTCAAGCTCGTTCAGCAGAATTGGGTACTCGCTGGGATGAAAGAACAAAAGTCTCCCGTAAAGAATAACGTATCAAATACGATTGACGTTCCCGATAACGAATGGGATAAGGTAAAGGAATGGGTTTGGGACAACCAAGACTATATCGCTGGTGTCTCCTTCCTTTCTACTTATGGAGACCTTGACCTTCCTCAGCCCCCAATGTGCAGAGTTCTCAGTATGGAGGAAATCACCCGTGAGTATGGTGTTGCTTCGCTCTTCGCATCAGGTCTCGTTGTGGATGTCATCAAGGCGTTCAAGTCTCCCGATATTTGGAAGGCATGTCAGACCATCCTCGGTCGTGGCGAAGTCCTTTCGGTAACAGAAGACCATATCAACGCTTACGCTCAGGAGCATAAGATTGACCTCCCTCTTGACGAGAGTAGCAAGATGAGCATCCGTGCTATCTTGGAAGAAAAGATTTCCAACAAGGTAGACAACCTACACGAGAAGCTGGACATCGTAAGACGTGTCAAGAAGTTCGCTAAGAACTACTATGCAGGTGATGTCTACAAGGCGGTTAATCTCCTAAAGGTGGTTAATAACCTTCACTACTTCGAAGTACTGAAGAAGACCTACAACCCCATTGATTGGAGTTCGGTAGACTTCGGTGGCGACAAATTCAGTAATGCAGACGAACTCGGTGCAATGTCTTGCGCAGGGGGAGCTTGCGAAATCAAGTGATAAGAATTATGGCTAATTTTTCATTCAATAGTAGTAGAGCACCTATCTACTCAGAAGAACTACTACGCAGAGCAGAGGACGACCTCATCGCTCTGAATGAGCTGGAGGAGTTCAACTCATCATCATACAAAGAGCTTAACTCTTCTATTGATAGGCTACTCTTGGAGGTGGAGGTCTTCACTAAGGTTGGAAATCACGCTATCCGAAAGAAGAACGAGTGTGGTATCGTTGATTTCCTATATGGTTCAACCGCAGAGATTGCCAAAGAATCCGAAGGTTCTCTCTTGAATGCAGTCACTATTATCATCAATAGGGTTGCTGATAGCTACAAGGATAAGAAAAGATTCGTCCAAGAGGCAAAGGACAGCCTATACAACAACCTTCAACATGAACTTGGGGGTACTAACGTAGAGGTATCCGAGAAGCTGTACCCTAACCTCTGTGCATTCCTCACGGAATACCCGAAGGAGCTTGAAAAGCGTAAGGAGGTAGAGGAAGCTAAGGCTATAGAACAAGCTAAGAGGGGTGTCCCTTGTGTCGGTCACGTCTGCTCGGACAAAAGTATCTCCGTTTCAAAGAAGATGCCTTCCATTCAGTATTGCGGTGAAGACGCTCCTGAGGCTAAGATGACAGCAAAGAAGGAAGCTCCAAAGGCAAACAATGGTAGCGAAGAGTTCCATTTCATCTTCCTTGACGAAGATGGTGTTGAGTACGAAGTCCCCGAGGACTCTACTCTTGAACTTATCGCACTTATGTGTATGCTTGACGAAGAGGATGACGAGTATTAAACGTTTGCGCTAATAGAATGATGAATGAAAGTTCGGAGAATTTTGTTTCTCCGAACTTTCTTCTTATCTTTGCAGTACAAAGAAACCCGAAAGGGAATGTATAATGAATAACAAAAACAAAAACGAATCATGACAAATGAGAGTCTCAAGACCTTGGTAAAGGTCGCCATCGCAATCGTCTTCGCCCTGCTGACATTTTGGGCTGTATCGGTTATCCTAACCACGGAAGCCGAAAAGAAAGAACAACACACCACCCCTCAGTCCATCCCAAAATCTTCACAGAGAGTCTTCTCTGTGAAGACCGACTACGGAGTACTCCTCACTAATGGGGAGTGCTATAATGTAGACTCCGTAGTCCTATGCGTATATACCGAGGAGTTCAACGGGGCGAATGTCATTGACCAAGTCCGAGAAAACATATACGGATATATCCTTGACGCTCTTGAAGACGCTTCGTGGGAGTCCCCGACCATTGACAGCTTATCCACCAATACCGAAGTCATCCTATCAGATAAGTTAGCTTCCTCAAGCGCAAACATATATTGGATTGAGCTTTACTCAACCTTTGCTGGGGTTGATAATAGCCTCTCTATAATAGACAAAAGGGGAATCGTCCCCAAGTTCAATTAAAATCTAATTAGAATGTCAGCAGAAGAAATTAAGAATGTAGGCGAAGAAGCAACGGAAGTTGCACAGCCTGAAGCTACTCAGGAAGAAGTAGTACGTGACGCAGAAGGCAACGTTGAGATGCCAAAGGAAGACCTTGAAGCGGTCAATAAGCCTATTGATTACGCTACTGCACCAACTGAGGCACGAGAATCCTTTATGAAGGAAGTCTTGGAAACTCAGAAGGCTTCAGAGCGTATCAAGATTGTGGATATTGAAAAGATTCCAACAGAAGCAGAAGTGAAGGCTCTCGCTGAGGAATGGGAAGAAGCTAATCGTGCGTTCCATGAAGACCTCAAGCTCTCTCTCTCAGAAGACAAGAACGAGTCAGAAGCATTCGCAGTCGTCCTTCAGACTTTCTTTGAACGCTATTGTCAGTGGTCAGGCGACCAATTCCGTGCCGTCCTCGCAATCCACGAGACCCTTGAAGAGATTTCAAGCAAGAGAAAGAACAAGACTTTCAATGGCCTGAAGCTCTCCTACTACGAGACTATGGTCATCGCAGTGTTCCTCAAAGAACCTAAGGGTACGGGTATCAAGAGTTCGGAATGGTTCAGAGACAACGCTACGAACCTCTACAAGATTTCACAGCGTTCTCTCAGCATGCTCAAGGACTTTGAAGACCGCAAGAAGGAACTTGAACGTAAGCTGGAAGTCGCTCAGCTCGCTTCAATCTCGTTCTGCGTAGAAGCTCTCCCCGTTGAGAACAAGTACGAACACGACCTCGCTAAGTGCATTGAACTTGAAAACAAGTTCCTTGAAGAAGCAGGTCTCCTCTAAGAATAACTAAACATCGGAATGCCCGAACTCATCATCGGGTTCGGGCATTCTTCTCTTTCAACTAACTAAAAACAATTCCTATTATGTTCATCATCGTAATCCTTTTGCTCGTCCTAATTGTAGCGACAGCAAAACCATCCCTCATCAAGCCCGCCATTGACTATGTTGAAGCCCTACTAAAGGGCAAGAAGACCGAGATGGATGACGAGCATCTTGAAGAAGACTATCATGCTGTACTTCAAGAGAGACTTAGCGTCCTTCTTGGTAATGTCGCAAGAAACCTGAAGAATATAGACTCAAAGCTGTTGTCTCAAATCTCGGAAATGTTTGAGGCTTATGAAAAGATGGACTTCAACCGAATGGAGAGCCTCTTATCAGCAACCACTCCGCTGTCCATATCTTCAGAACCAACAAGCTATGGTCACTTGGACATCAATGACTACATCAATATGAAGGTCTTGAACCTCATCGGTGGTAGCTTCTCAAAGAATGCGTGTGAAGATATGCAGATTATTTGGAGTACGGAGTTCTACAAGCTCGTCTCTTGGGTCGTATGCCTTGACCTGAAGGAGTACGATATGGCACGAGACAACATGAAGCAGTGTATTGAGATGCTCAAGTCCAACAGCATCGTAAAGCAGTTCGGGAAGCCTACCAAGGTGGAAACTCCAGCAACGGAAGTAGCCAATGAAGACGAAGAAAAGAAGGACGAAGTCACCGAAGCAGGCGAAGTTCAAAACTAACCAGCTCGGGTTTCTCGTCTTCACCAACGAGAAGGCTGACTACGAGATTACTATATATCCACCGAAAAATCCCGAAGTAGACCCGAAGTGGCTTGCTGACGGATTTCCCGATGACCCCGTCCCACTTCGCTATTATAATTCGTACGAGGATATAATAAAGGACGTAGAACGCATCTGTAATGTGGTTGTAGTCCCTTAGCAAATATCAATCTAACCGACACACGTGATAACCACGGACTTGCTTTTGCGGGTTCGTGGTTTTTCGTAAATAAGATAACCATGGCATTTACGAGGAACATAAGAATGGAGTATCCTCTCCTTAATACGCTGAGGAGAGGGGTTTTCAGGAGAGACCTTGAAGACCCGACAGCCCTTGCGTTTAAGGTGGAGTTCGGTATCATCAAGGGGCAGTCGCTATTTGGTGACAAGATGTTCACATTCCCTGCTCATAACAACAAGATTGAGGGGAGCATCTTATATGACCATATGCCAACTCCGTTCTTTCAGTTGCCCATCCCTACAACGCAGATTAGGAGCAGTTCACTCGTAGACCATAGCCTTGTCCCGCAAGGGGCGTACTCGGCATACACTTACCTACTAAACTCAAATCAGGATGCAAGGGCTGAAATGCTCCTTGACTTCATTGGCGGATGGCACGAACTACAAACCAACCATCCGTATCTGTTTGAGAGTGTATCGGGAATACAAAACCTTCTCAACATTGAGCCTAAATATGGACCTCGCATCAAGGAAGGATATGAAGGAGCTAAGGTGACGTTTACGATGCGTGATACCCTTGACCAAAGGGTAAGGCACATGCTCAGCCTTTATAGGAGTATCGTATGGGATGACAAGTGGCATAAGCATACGATGCCTGATATGTCACGCTTCTTTAAGATGTATATATACATCTCCGATTATAGGCTATTCACAAAGCGTGCTGGCTCTTCTATATTCGGTGCGGATAAGACCACGTCTCAGCCCGAGAAGAACAAGGACTTTATGGATAAGGTCATGGAGTTTGAAGTCCCTCAGATACCTTCTTCACGAGGTGCGAGCATCCGTGCGCAGGCTACAAATATCCTCACAAGGAATTTGAACGACATAGCCCGTGGCGTTACCGATAGGGTGAAGGGAAAGGTTGAGGAGAAGTTGTCGGGTGCGGCGAAGGCGGTAGGGCTAAGTAGCAAGCTCAGTGCATCAGCACTAAACCTTGTTATGGAGGTCGTGGATACCATAGCTCCCGTCACGATGATTGAGTGTGATATGTGTGATATTGACATTCGCTCTATCAACCAAATCTTCTCCAACAACTATGATGATACACAGCCTGGATATTCCAAGACCTTTAACTTCATAGTTAATGTAAGGAATGTAAACGTAACGCACCGCTTTACTGCAACGATAGATGATATAGATGAAGCGTATGCGAGTGAGGTCTTCTACCGAAGATTTCCGACAGCAGAGAAGTACAGCTACCTTGGTGCAGATAAAGTACCTACCTCAATATCTACTATCATTGACGACAAGATTATATCCATCAATAATACTGACCTCAACCAAGGGAATGACGAGAGTGACTACCGCATTGCAAGCCTATACCTTAAAGGCTCAAATGTCGTATCGGATGCCATTCACCTTGCGGATAAGGATAGGAAGATAAACGTACTACAACCATATTACTTTACCGATGTCCCTTCGGTGGAGAACAACAAGTATGGCGGTTCGGAAGCATCCTCTCCTCTTTGGGGTACTATCGGTGGATGGGTGGATAAACTCGGTAAGTGGGTGGAAGGTAGCGTTGGCACTCGCCTTGAGAATGCTATAGAAGGGCTGACGTTCTCTCCCGTGCTTGGCGGGCACTCCGTAACTGAATACCTTGAGACTATCGGGACGCAGAATGTCATAGGGCTACTCGGTCTTATACAAGATAGTATGCGGAAGAAGATGGAGGTCTTTGATATAACCAAGGAGCAGTCCGATGCCATCTTCAACGAGACGCTGAAACAGATTTCAATGCGTAAGCCCTCCGATGAAGCCGAAGAGGTTATCATCAATACATCCAAGGAGGTGCTGTCCAATATGACTTTGTATAGCTATATGGAGAGCTACGCAGAGAAGCATTTTATTGAGGATATTGTAGAGCTACACAAGACGGAAGAGGACGACAAGGTCGGTGAGGAAAACCTATTCAAGTCTGAGGATGGAGGCGAGCTTAACAGCAACATAAGCCTTATCTCAACCTCTCCTGATGTAATTACTCCTACCGCAAGCATATTCGCAAGCAAGGAGAAGAACGAAACGCCTGACGCAAATATATACAGCTCAACTGACGAGAATAATATAGCAGAACCAAACCTCCTATCAACTACTGACAGCACGAAGATTGGTGATGCAAACATATACAAGACCACGGACGAGGTGCAGTCACCCGAAGTGCATATGCACTCAACTGACGACAAGGCAAAGATGGTGAAGCATTCCATCTTTGCGTCTGACGAACGAGAGTATGTCAATGATGTTCATCTTACCAAGACCGAAGACGACAACGCCATTCAGAACGTGGATATGTACTCCTCGGAGGAAGACCTGAAGCTGAAGAGCGACCCTCTTTACAGCGCAGAAGACCACAATGAACTCCCAGGAGTATCAATGTACGAAAGCAAGGAAAATCTCAACGAACCCAATGTCAATATCCACGAAACGGGTGAAGACCATTCGCACGATGTGAGCGTAAGACTACATTCCTCCGAGGAGAGCGGTCAGGTGCATACGCCCAACCTATACAAGACGGATGACGGGATGACCGAAGCAAGACCCGTAGAGATATATTCATCGAAAGAGTATTCAACAGCACCGAGGGCAGTCCTTCACCAAACGGAGGATGTCGCACAACCAAGCAATACAATACGACTTCACGGAAGTGCTGATGATAATAGAGTAGGAAGAGTATCTATATTCGCATCTGAGCAGGATAGGAAAGTAACCAAACAAGATATTCACGAGACTCCCGATGAGGCTGAAAGCGTTGAAGAGGCATTCAGGAGAGGGCATACCAAAGAATACACGATTGCGGATAAGCTCGCCCATATGGAGAAGATACGCAAAGAGCATAAGTACTAAAAAACGAAGAAGATTTTAAGGTTTCTATAATAAGGTAGTGGTAGGAAAGCCCTACTGCTACCTTTCTTTTTAATCAGTATGGTTTATGCCAAACTACAAACTAACATTCCATTCAAGTAGTAACTTCTCAGGTCTATCTGAATGGCTAAAGGGCTACTTCGGGATTCCCGATATGTTCCTTGGAAGTAAGAGTAAGAACTCACTCTGTATCGAAATTGACCTCAATGGTCAGTTCTTTGAAGCAACGGGTATCAATGCCCAAGCACCACGTATTGGACGCTACTCTCGTATCTCGTTTGAGGATGCAGGGGTAGACGGGTTCAAGCTGGAAAATGAAGTAGGCGAGGAAATCCCAACGCACGCAGGTAAGAAGAAGTACTTGGTGTGTATCAAGGATACGCTCGTCATGTTCCAATCAACGCTTGCGTTCATCTCTAAGACGACAGACGATGCTAAGCTGATTATCTCGGCTACGGATGTTCTTCCTCAGACGAGTAAGGACTATATGGCAAGGATGCGTTTCACCGAGGAGAATATGGATGTCGCTATCGCCAAGGACAAGATGTATATCTCGGGTGATGGTGTGCACGTTGGCTACAATGTCTTCAAGATTGACTTTGTTCCTATCGTATCAAACACGTTCTTTGATGAGATGTTCAGTGGCTTCGGTAGACCTCAGGTGAGCGTTGAGGTAGACGGAAGTAGGATTAAGCTCCTCTCCGATACGCTGAAGATTGTTTCGGATACGTCAGGTGAGGACAAGTCTACTCAGGCTGTTAATGTGGAGCTGAAGCCCAATGGCGACTTCTTCGTTACAGCCCCTGATGGTTCGTTCTCGGTGAAGCTCGGTGAGGCTCATGACAATGCTCCATTCTCGTTCCCCATCTCACGAGGAGACCTTTCGGCATTCCTCTATGGCAACGACAGCTCATCCAACAAGGTCATCTTCAAGGTCACTCCCGATGCCTGCGGAATGCAAGCCCCACGTATCGTCAGTGCGCACGTTATGGATGGTCACTCGGGTGAAGAGTCTAAGTACTTCATCATTGAAGTCATCAAGAGGGCTGAGTCTACTATCAAGATTTAATTTTATCTCTAACCTTAAAACTCACATTTAATGAAGGTTTCGGAAAACAAGGACATTCGTCCTTACTCTAAGGAGCTTGGTAACGAAGGTGTTTCAGGCTTTAATTGGGATGCGTATGAAAGACTTGGACACTCAAAGGTGAAGAAGCACCGACTGAGCAAGAAGGAATGGATTTACGCATCAGGTGAAAACGTAGAAGATGACTACAAGGCTTATACGTCATCTACGTTTAAGATTTCCAAGGACGTGGATACCATCAGCTCTAAGACGAAGGGTTCGCTCCTTGCCATCACGGGTCTTGACCTTGCGCCAAACAACAAGGTTATTGTCCATACCGAGTCAGGTCTCAGTGCTTGTGTAGACCTTGAAAAGGATAAGCGTATCCTTGATGTCCTTGGTGATAATATGTCCGTAGAGGAGCTTTATGCAAGCCTTGTCACCGCATTCGGTAAGCAGGACTTCATCACCCGAGTAGGCAATGTCTACATTGATAAGAATGGCAATGGGTCATTCTACGAAGGTGTCATCCTCGGTGTCAAGGAAAGGATGTCCCGCTCATCCAACGCTCTCAGCGCACGCAAGGAGATGGTCGGTATCAAACTTGACCTCAGAGGCAATACCGCAAGCGATGCTCGCACCGAGAACAAGATTAAGCGTCTCAACAACGAAGCCTCTTCCGCTTGGTCTACTATCTACACGGGTGTCATCACGGGTGTCAATGCAGGTGGTTATACCATCCTCGTAGATGGTCTTGAATGCTTCCTGCCTTACTCTCAGGCTTCACTCGGTGGTAGCCTCCCATCAAGAGACAAGGTCTCTAAGGAAGAAAGAGAAAAGGCTATTCAGGCTCTTATTGAAGAGAACAAGACGAATATCGGTCTTGAGCTTGAAGTGGTAGCCCTCTCGTACGACAGACGTAGCGACTCTTATGTGGTCTCCCACAAGGAAGCTAAGCGTATCATCGCCTCGGCAATCTGTAAGGAGCTTGCAGGTAGTAGTGAACCTCTCACGGCTATCGTCAGTGGGTCTGCGTACTACGGGGTGTTTCTTGAGATTATGCTCCCCAATGGTGCTTCTACCTTTGATGGTATTATCCACTACAAGAACTCCAGCGAAGAGTTCAAGGCGAAGGTAGAGAGCGGTGCTATCAGAAAGGATGATATTATTGATGTCTACGTCACTGAGGTTACGGAAGATGGGGTAATCATCATCTCGGACAAAAAGCCTGAAGGTGATGAATAACCCTGAACTCACCGACATCAGCAAGCTGGATGTTAAGTTGTGTGCTTGTCCTCGTTGCGGAAACACCTCGGTAGCTACGCAGACTATCTTGGTTGAAGTAAGGAACTTGGAGAATATCGCAGAAGCACCCGACAAAGCACCAATACAACTACTTGTTTGTGCTAAGTGCAATAAGGTTCTTGACTTGGGTATGAACAACCCATTCATCAAGAAAGTCTCAGAAGCGGCAGGTGAGAACTTCGGTTTGCCACTCAACCCGCTTGAAGAAGAAAAGAAGTAAAACTCTTTCCATTGAATAATATGAGAGGAGGGGTTAAGGCGTAACAACCTTAACCCCTCTTCGCTTTCATCTCTATTTCCTTTTTCAGGAATGGGAGCAGTATATGGTCTTCGTACCGCACCTCCTGAATGTTGTATATGTCGCTATACTTATATGTCTTTAGCCACGTATCATCCTCGTTCATCTGTTGCTTGTTAAGCATCTTCCCAACCATAACCTCTGCAACACCAACGTCCTTGGTTATCGTATTACGGAAGCCTTGGTCTTCAAACAAATCTAATACCTTGGCTATCTCCTCAGGGGTGAAGCTCGTTATATCAAGGACAAGCACGTTCGGTACTTTGGGTCTAAATCTAAGAACGAGTACAATCCTAAGGGACTTGTCGTCACGCCTAAGAAGAGTTGCGAAGCTAAATATCCGTGGATTGGAGTATAGATGTCCCTTGGCTAATTGTCTTATCAGCCTATCAGTAACGGCTTTGCGTATTTCAATGGAGTTGCCCCCTCTGTCTAATCTTTGATATTCCCTTGCGTATGCTCCATCCACCATAATAAATAATTTACACATAAACCATAAATCTATGCCATCAGCAAAGAAAACAGAAGAAAAGAAATCGGGCGGGATAATGAATTGGCTAAATAAGCTAAATAGTCCTGAGACTGATACCTCTGCATCGGGTCTTATGGGGTCTATAACACTTCTTATAGGGCTTGTTATTTTTATTGTCCTCGCAGTGTTCTATATGATAAAGACCTCCGAGGCAAGCAATATCCTTGCTCTTATAGATAAGGATGTCGTTATCATCTCCATCGGCTCTGCCCTTCTCGGTATAAGAAAATTCTCGGGTGTACTCCGTAGTAATAAATACCACATTGAAGGCTCTGACCTCAAGAGTATCGCTGATATGATACATAACGGAGGTAAGGATGTAGAAGATGATAGACACAGAGCATCGTACGAAGAGGAAAACGAAGGTGAAGCCTTCGTAAATGATATTGAACATGAAGAAGCAGGAGAAACGCTACTCGGTACGAAGAGTAAGAGAAAACGCAGGTGATATATCTGCTCCCTCTCTCGGAAATGGCGTTCAGGGTGGCTCTGTTGGCAGTGGTGATACGTTTGGAGCTTTATCCCAAATGCCCGTGTCTAAGAAAGTAATTAAATATAAGAGAAAAAAGAAATAACCTATTATAATGCCTACGGATATAGTAATCAAAGGTTACGGACGAGAAAAGCTCAAGAGAGTGAATGAATCCGTACAAGGAGGTTCAAAGAACATTGACCTTGAAGGGGTTTTCGGTGTAGTGAGCGACACGCCTAACCGCAATGGTCGTATCTACACGGAGGAAACATACCTTCCCCACATTAAGGATATTAGAGACCGACTCAGCCGAGGCGAAACTATCTATGGTGAGCTTGACCACCCTGATGATAGATTTGAGATTAAGGTAGAGAAGGCTTCCCACATGATTCTTGACGTACACTACGACAAGAACAGCAAGAAGGTGATGGGTAAAATCCGCCTTCTTGACACTCCATCGGGGCGAATTGCTAAGGCTCTCTTGGAAGCAGGTGGTAATGTATATGTCTCGTCAAGAGCGCAGGGCTATGAGCTTGACAATGGTAAGCTGGAGCTGACGCAGATTATGACTTGGGATATTGTTGCCACTCCTGGTTTCTCAGAAGCGGTGGTTCACCGAGTAAACGAATCGGCTCAGGCTAATAGCCTTCAGTCGTTCGTACGAGATAAATATGAAGAATACAAGAGGATTGTGTCACCTAAGACGAATTATAAGGTAATCCGCATCAACGAGAACGAAGACTACATCCGCATCGCTAAGCCTATCAAGGAAGAAAAGACGATTGACCAAGCAAGGCTTGATAATAACGAAGAAGAAGGTCGCAAGATGGATGAGTTCTATGTGGATAACACTCGCACCGCAGACCCCGATACGGAAGTTGTTGAGCTGAGCGATGAAGCTATCTCACGTATTGCGGACGAGCTTGAAAAGCGACTTGGTAATAGTCTCGGTAAGGGTGGTTCTGATACTGATGGCGATAACCCATTCATTGAAGGCAAGGTTGAGATTGCATCGGAAAGCGAGCTGACTGACGCAGAAAAGGAAGCCCTTGGTTCTGATGACAACGTCTTTGAAACGGAAGATATTAAGGTTGTCTCGGAAGATGGTCTTACCAATGACGAGAAGGACGCTCTTGAAGCCAACGCTGGCGACAAGGATGACGAAGACGAGGACGAAGGTGAACCCGAAGAGGTTGATGTTGAAGATGAAGTTGAGTCGTTCCTAAATAACGTCAAGAAGGACAAGCAAATCAAGGAGAGCCTTTGTAATAGACATCCTTGGGTAAGAGACCTTCAGCCAATCAACAGAGCCATCCTTGAAGGGTTTGACCGAAGGAAGCAAGACGAAGTCGCTTCACGCATCTACGAGATGTCGGAAGGTGATATTTCGTTCTTCCTTGATGAGAATGCAATCAATGAATCGTTTAACGCAATCACGAAGCAGATGAGTTCACCTGACTACACAAAGACCCCACGTTGGGTTGCCCTTGGCGGAAAGGACGTGCTGGAATCTTATAACGCACTTCCAAAGGACATCAGGGAAGAAGTAAATAGACAATCAGAGATTATCGTCCTTGACACGACTGACCAAGTACGCTCTTTTTGGAGAGACCTCAAGAGAGAGAAGATTATCGTAGAGTCTAAGAAGTTCGTTCCTTCTCGCCTGAATGAGTCTAAGTCCATTGAGCGTGCAGACCACGACCCTGCTGACAGCCTTATCCTTGAAGAGGAACAGCGTAAGTTCAGCGAGGACATTCTGAGAGAACTCGGTCTGTAATAAATAAGTATATAACAAGTCTAATATAACAGAAAAAACAAAACCATACCTACCCGTCAAGGGAAAAGAGAATTGACGGAAGGTATCATTGCTTTAATACAGCTTTTCTTGACCACGTTCACCAGCGGGAAAAATTGAAGGGAGAGACGGCAAGTGGGTTGTTAGAGTTAAAGCTCAAACAAATACAAAGAAAAGAAAAAACAATGAAGAGAAATCTCACAATTAACGAAAGCGTTCAGAAGTCTATCAATGAAAGTCTGAAGCCCCTTCTTGAAGGTGTATCACCTGCAAGAGTAGAAGCAATCAAGAAGTTTGCAGAAGCTAATGCTCATATGGTTATGTCTAACCGCATCAATGAGTCATTCAGCTCTCCCCTCGCCCCTTCTCAGTTCGTAAGCAACACGTCTGTTAGCGGTGCTGGTGACATCCGTGTCCCTTCACTCGGTAATGGTGTTACGGCTGGTGCTAAGGGTACGGGTGACACGTTCGGTGCTCTGTCAAACCTGCCTATCGCTACGAAGATTCTTCGTTCGACTCGCTTCCTTGACCTCGTAAACACTCGTCCCGTTACTGAACCTGCTGGTTTCCTCCGTTATCAGGATATTTTCTATACGGAAACGGGTTCTACGCCTTATGGTAACGCAGGTACTGCTTCTAACCCCAACCCATACAACTCTTATGGTAAGAGAGACCAAGGTACTACCTTCTATCTTCACTTCCAAAGCAAGACTGCTGGTGCGGCTGGTGAAAAGGAAAAGTCTGAACTGCTCCGTAACCTCCGTGCGGCTGTTGCCGAAGAACGTGCTCAGTATCCTACGGATGCTTCTCTCGTTGCGGCTAAGGCTACCGCTAAGACGATTATTGAAATCGTTCCCAGCAAGCTCTATGTTCGTATTCTTGGCGTAGGTCGTTACAACAACGCTCTTATCGTTCAGGAAATCGTAGACCCATCTGTTGCTGTTGCTGACGCTTATACTCCTGAGCTGTCACTCGCTAACATCTTTGGTGAGTTCTCAGGTTTCTATAAGGCTGATGGTCTTATTGACACAACCAAGCTCCACGCAACGAAGGATTTGACGATTGCTACGAAGACCGTAGAAGCTGTTGGTATCAACTCTGTTTCTGCTATTGATGACCCCATCGCTGGTTACAGCTCTGAAGGTAACTTCGCTCCTACCTATCGTGATGGTGCTGTCGTTGTCCGTGGTAGAAGCCGTGGTGCCGCTGAGGTTGCTACTCCAAGAAGACTTCAGGCTGAATACACGAGCATCGCCTTCAAGACGAAGACTATCACTCAGGCTATTCAGATTACGATGTCTGAAATTGAAGACTATGGTGGCATCTATGGTAACGACATCCGTAAGGAAAGAGAAGAAATGGCTCTTAACCTGATGGCTCTTGAAATTGATGCCGAAGGTCTTGAACGTCTTTCTCAGCTCGGCTGGCTTCACGCTGTTCAGGCATTCAACTCTGAAGACGTTAACCTGAACATCTCGTTCCGTGCTGGTGCTACGAATACGCCTGCTCTGTGGGTTGCTAACCTCGAACCTGATATGTGGGACAACCCCGTTCAGAAGGTTCAGCTTCCTTACGCTCAGGATACTCTGCCCGTCAAGAGTGCTCCTCAGATGCTTGAAAGCGGTGTTACGCTTGCCGCTCGTCTGAAGGTTCTCCTTCTCCGTGCTGTAAACCTGATGCGTTATCGTTCTAAGATTAACGATGGTGAAGTCTTCGCCCTGATGAACGCTGACCTCGTTAGCCTTCTCGTTAGCACGATGAACGAGTCTCTGAACCCAACTCCTAACAACATCCAGCAGAAGGGTGCTACGGCTGACTATGTTGGTGAACTTTGGGGTATCAAGATTTACAGAGACCAATCTCTCAACCTTCGTGACTTCCGTATCACTATGGGTATCAAGTCAAGCAATGACAAGGCTCCTGGTGTTATCTTCTGCCCATACATCATGGGTCAGGTTACGAGACGTGACGTTACGATGACGGAAGAACTCGGTTCATTCATCCGTAGCCGTTATGCTATCGTGAACTATGGTTTCTATCCTCAGAACAGCTACTTCACCTTCTACTTCGACCCAGGTTTCTAAACTTAGATTAAAGTATAGTAAGTGAAATAAACTAAAGAGGGGGACGGCTTAATGCTGTCCCCCTCTCCTTTTCCCCGTAAATAGGATAAGAACCGAGTGTATATATGATACTATCAAACCTACCACAATCATTTCGTGTCTACTTCAGGAAGGGGTATATCTACCCTGAAGTGAGGGAGAGGTGGGAGCCGCTCGTTCGCAAACTTGACCTTCCATATATGAGCGTAGAGGACTTTATGAACTCGCTGATAAAGACGATTTCAATGCCAAGTCTCACTACGGGGTCTGTTACTCAGATGAAGGGCAGGAACACCATCACCAAACTTGATGGGTATAGCTTGGAGGAGTCCGTACAGAAGACCTTTAATATAACCTTTAAGGTCACGGAGTCCTATCTGTCCTATCTCATTATGATGCACCAGCTAAAGGTCTTCCGCTCCATCTTTGAAAAGCACAATCTATACCAACCTCCCGTATATGTGGATTACTTTGACGATAATCAGATAGTGTGCTATCGCCAAGCCTATCTTCAGGTAACGCCACTCTCCATATCGGAGCTTCCAATGACATATTCCGCTCAGCTATCTCAATACACGGAGTTCACAATGTCATTTGCATACAACTACTTAGACCAATTCCTTTTAGTGGGGAATGAACTTCAGAGATTAAATGACTAAATTTATGCACGTTAATAAGAGAACAAAGAGGAATATCAACGAGGATATGGATGAAGACTTCTTCTTAGATGGTCTTACCTGCAACGTTAATGGTATTGCAAACTTCATCTCAGACTACACTCCAAGGAGAGAGAACTACTACGGGGACGACAACCCTAACGATAACGCTGAGGACGACAAGGTGTTTGTGTCTATCGGAGACCTTGTCAGGGGGACAGCCGTTAAAGACGGAAAGGCTTATACGGGATATGTCACCCGCTTCCTTTGGGATGAAGACGGTGTATGTATTGCAGGTTTACTCATCCGAACGGAAGATACCTCTGAACTTGTGGAAATATACGTCTAACATATAATATGAACGCCACCTACTACATCGGGTTTGACTTCTCCATCGCTAAGCCAGCGTGCTGTGTTATTAAGGAACAGAACAATGAAGTCACATACGCTTTCCACTACTTCCCTAAGAACCAATCTGCAAAAGATATAGCTTTATACAGAGACTTGTCTGTAAACGCTATGAGCAGGGATATAGAAAACTTTAAGTGGGAATACAGCGAATCGGTTGTCCTTGACATCTACCTTGCCAAGGAGCTTGCACGGATGATAGTAGCAGAGGTGTTTGACCCTATCCTTCCCGAAGATGGTGTTCGTAGCTATGTGAATATCTATGTAGCAACCGAAGGTCTTTCCTTTGCAAGTAAAGGGCAGTCTATGCTTGACTTGGCTTCGTATAAGGGCGTGTTCCTTAGCGAGGTGATGAATGTCATTGAGGCAGAGTATATCAAGACCTTCCCTCCTACAACGATAAAGAAGTTCGCAGGATGTTCCAAGGGTAAGGATACGAAAGACAAAGACCTGATGCTAAAGGCTCTCCTTGGTAAAGATGGGTGCGAGAATATCCACCCCTTCATCAAAGACCTCAATAGCACTGAGCCTAAGCTGATGAAGAAGACACGTCTTACAGCTGGTGTAGATGACCTTGTAGATGCTTATTGGTGCGCAGAACTACTACGACAGACGATAAAGAATGAGCAGTCTTGATAGCATAAAGAAAACGATTATATCTCCGAGAGAGAAGCTAATGATGGAGCTGTCCCAAAAGAAAGGACAGCTCTTGGCTTTATTTCAAGGTGCTAACAACGCATTCACAACGCCACTCTTCACGCAGATAAACTCCGTTAAGAGCATATGCGACAATATCGCTTCAACGGCATCGGGGAAGTTCCTTGAAGTTGCTGATACTATAAAGGCGGTCAGCGAAGACCCTCTTGAATGCTTGCCCGATATGAAGCATGAGGTGACTTCCATTGTGGACGCACGCCTCCCTAAGAAGGTCTATACCCTCACGTCTTTGCAGATGAAGACCGCTATTGCAGATGTCAAGAGGATGGTTGAGGAAGCCAAGTCTGATGCAGTAGGTGTGATAAACAAGTCTCAGATTGAAGACATAAAGAAGAGGGTGCTATCTAAGTACCCCGAGGAGCTACTTGCCCTTGTGCCTTTGTCTATGACCTCTGACCTCAGTCGTAATGTATCTGAGGTTATGGGATACGTTAGGGGTCTTGGAAATATGTCCGAGATAAAGGATAAGATAGCTATCGTCAAGAACCTCTACGAAGGCTTCACTCCCGATAGGCTAAAAGACAAGGCGTTGTCTGCACTCTATTCAGCCCTTGATAAGGCTGTATCGCTCCTTGGTGCGCTTCTATTGAACTACCGAAGCAACTTATCGTACGAAAGAAAAGAGGCTCTCAAATCGCTTGAAAATAGCGAGAAGGAATTACCCTCACATCTTGAAGAAAAAGTCAGTGGGTCTATCCTCCTCAAATGGGTGCTTGACAACGCTAACAAAGAGGAAGTCAAGGAAGAGTCCGTTGCAGGGAATGCAAACCAAATAACAAGGATTGAGGGTATCTGCTTGTGTGAAACACCTGACGAAACAAGTTCAAAGGAAAACCCATTCAATGACCCTAAGAGGTATGATGGGGTTATCGTAGAGATACTACAAGAGGTAGATGAATGCAAATGGGGTGGTGCTAATGGTGTCCTTGTGGATGTAGCAGGTGGAGCTAAGTATCTGTCCCCAATAGAAAACCCAATAGAGGACGTTACCGAGAAGAATGAACTTGTCGCTAAGATTGGTATTCCCGAATGGAGATTACGATGCTACAAGGGAGGAGACACGGCAACGCATACCATTACAGACACACTTCAAAACGAGATAGAAGGTATAAGAGATACGTTTAGCGAGGTGCAGGATGCTAAGCAAGCCATTCTTGCGTTTGCTATACCTATGGTGTATCCTAATATCGCATTGAATGTTAGGACGCTCGTGATGAATAAGATAAAGCTGGCTATCCTAAAGAAGAGAGGTAATACTCCAACAGCCATCATTGAGCAAGCCATCAAGGCTAAGGAGCACAAGAAGAAGGGATATGACCGAAAGCACTTTGATAGGATAAAGAAGCTGAACATAGAGAAGCGTATTGAGGCTTCTGAGGGGAATGAGAATGTAATCAACCAAGCCAAGGATGACGCTATGCGTATAATGAACGAGCATTACAACTTGGTCGTTTCCGAATACTATAGGCTACGTAAGACGAGGGTTAAGTCCGAGGACTTCCGTGTTATGGCTGACATGAACAAATACGTCTACATCCCTATGCTTGAAAGAGTGAATAAGGAAGAGGGTGGTCAGCGCATCTATAACAACGACTCCAAGACATTCAATAGGCTTCGTGCTATCCTTGAAGGCATCATCGCAACGAGGTCAAGCAAGAGAGCATCAGGGGAGGAAATCATTAATAAGTTCAACAACGAGGATGCTTTCAAGAAACTCTTCGTGAAGGGACTATCCGAAAGCGATAGACAGAAGTGGCTTGAGGAGGTTACGAAAAGACGCACGGGGAAAGACAAGGTATCTCGTTCTGAATACAAGGATTGGAAGCACAACGAAGAGAGGATGAATGAAGCCGACTATGACCCATATAGCATCTTTGAAACGTTGTATGACGAAAGTGTTGATGATGATGGGCGTGAGCTGAATGACAAGGAACTCCTATCCGCATTTGAGAAGCTCGTCACGAAGATGGGACTAAAGATGTCAAGCAACTTCATCTATTCTTTGGAGAATGACCTCTTTCCTCTCTTCAAGGCGTATAGAGAAAAATATCTTGAAGCATTCAAGAGACTTATACAGACTGAGGCTGACAAGCTCAATAAGTTCTTTGATGACTGCATCGCTATTGTCCATAACAGCGACAAAAGGATAGAAGATGCAATGAATAGTCTATCACGCTACGCTCTTGTGAAGGAGATGCCCGCTCCGCTTGAGCTTTATATTGACGGGAAGATTTATGCCGTGTATCAGATAGGGAAGGAGACTATTGACATCCCTAAGATTAAGTCTCCATTCGTCCCGTCAGATGCCATACCAACCCATACGAAGTCTAACCCTACATTCCTTGATAGGGCTTATTGGGTCAGGCACTTTGCGCTTGACACCCTATTCAATGTAACGCCTGACAGATGGGTCACGTGGATAATCCTTCCTGCATTCACGCTGAAGCTCCCCGTCATTTACATAGCTATCGTCCCCGTCAAGATTGGACCTCTGCTCCTTGTGTTCGGTATTGGTATCGCAGGGCTTGGTACGAACCTCTGTCTTCTTGTGATTAACACATCCAACAAAGACCTAAGCTACTTAGCCCCTCTGACGATTGCACTGAACAAGGCGTATGACGCTATAAGAAGCAAGGTGGAGGATGTGTCCAATAAGGCTACATCAGGGCTTAGCGGTCTTGTAAATAAAGCAGACGAAGAAGTCTACAAATCCAAGAGGAGAGTAGCTGAACTGACGGACAAGCTGAGAGGTTTAGACGGCAAGCTATCTTCGGCTATGGCAGACATTAAGGATACTATCGGAAAGCTGAATGTGTCATATATGGCATCCGATGGTCTTTCTAAGTGCGAGCGTTTCCTTGGGAATGAATAGCTTAATAAATAGATACATAATATAATAATATAGACAAGAAATTAAATTCTTTTCAATATGGCTATAAGAAAAAAGAACAAAGAAGATTGGGGCAAGCAGTCTATACTCGAGAATAGACGTACCCCATCACTGCCACGTTCAAACCGCAATCGTTCTACTATCAACGAGAGCGAACGTGCATTTAGAAAGTATTATGAAAGCGTAGAGATTGAAGATGTTGATAACTACGAGGACGAAGCACCCGTTGCTGAACCCGTAAAGCAACCCTATCAGTCTCCCTCTGCACGAGGCTTCGCTTTCGTCAATCCAACGGAACAGCTCTTCAATAAGATGACGGCAAGCCTTGCTGGTGCTGTTCAGCGTATTCAGGCTCAGGGCAATCAGAATCCTCAGCTCGCTCAGATTATCAATAGCGGTAAGGCGGCTCTCGCTTCGGCTGACGAAGACATCGTTGCTTCAACGCTGGAGAATGATTTTGCTGGTATCATTGAAAGCTCTTCTGAGTTCCCCCTTGAGGCTTGGCTGAGATATAGCTTCGTTCTCATCGGTGGTGATAAGGAACAAGGTGCTTTCTCTGCTGTCCCCTTCATCTTCGTTAAGGACAATGAAAGAGAGAACGACCAAAACACCAACGTACGTGTTGAAATCATTACGCCTAACAGAGGTGTCTTCGCTGAAGAACTTGACTACGATGTTGTATCGGGTAATACCGACAAGGAGCTTGAAGACTTCTTCGTAGAGATGTTTGAACAGCTCGTTCCTGCTTCTGCTATTGGTATCCACGAAGCTACCTCAACGAACTGCGGTCTCCACGGCAACAGAAGATATGAAGGTAAGATGCTTCGTAACATGTCTACGAAAGACCTTCGTGAGGCTATCTCAGAAGAGAAGAGAAAGGTCAAAGACCTTCGCAAGGAACGCAGAATGGTAGATGAATCTGATAAGAAGAAGTGCCGTTCTTGCGACAAGGAAATCGCTAAGAAGACCGAAGTCATTGAAATGCTTGAAGAACGCCTTGACTATCTGAAGAAGGAGAAGAAGGCTTCTACCAAGAATGAGTCCGCTCAGCCCCGTAAGGTTTACGAAGCCGAAGAGGTAGAGGATGAAGACGATGACAAGAAGGAAGACGAGAAGGAAGACGAAAAGACCGAAGAACCCGAAGCAGAAGACGAAGGTGGCGAAGATGCTTATGAAGATAAGTTCGTACGTCTCCCCGTGAATAACGTAGATAAGGGTATTGATGTCCTTGTAAAGTACGAAATCCCCAAGGATGAGATTACTATCGTAGACCGAGAAGAAGGTGATGAGGGTGATTCAGGTACGCTTCTTGTACCCCTGAGCTACAAGGAAAACCTTGATAGAATGTGCTTAGACCTCTATGGTAAGACCCTTGAGGAAATTACGGGTACGAAGATTGAAGAAGAAGGTAGCGGTGAGAGCATCGCTGATGACGACCTCCTCTCAGACGATGACTTTGACTTTGACTTCGGTGACGAAGAGGAAAGCGAACCTAAGGAAGAGTCTAAGAAGAAGTAAGTCTTAAATAACTGCATATAAATCCTATTAAGGGTGGACGGAAAGTTGCTCCGTTCACCCTTTTTAGTAAATAGATAAAAGAAAAACATAATTGTTATTTGCAAATTAACATGGCAGTTTCCTTAGATTACAGACGACTAAGAGCGGCAGGTGTATACACCTTCGAGACGGACACTACTCAGTCCGTTCCCGTTGAAGTCTCGGCTCTTCGTCTTCTTGTTGGGTTTGACCCCAACGTACCATTCAATACACCTCTCTACCTTGAGAACGAGAAGATGGTACAAAGCCTTTTTGGCGACATTGATGACAAGCTGGAGCGCAGAGGGGCATTCATGAACCGAATGGCACGTACCATGGTTCAGGTAGACCCTATCTTCGCTATCAGCCTGCTTCCAGCTACGGATACCGATTATAGTGGTTACTCTGCTTTCGGGCTGAATGCTTCAACACCCAACCCAAGTCAGATTGCATCTCACGGGGCAAGTGATGGTGACGCTCGTGCCGAAGCCACTAAGAAGAAGTATCGTCCTTCTGACCACTTCATTCAGAACAAGCACGGGTATAATGTAGGTATCGCCTCATTCCCCTCTCTGTTTGATAGGTCTCGTTTTTGGAAGCCCGAACCCGAGAACGTCCTTCGTCTTGCTCAGGCAGGTACGGGTGCAGGTGTAGGTAATATCGCATCAGCGCCTCTATTCACTTTCGCTAACACGTCAAGCAAGGACATCTCTATTGCAGTCTTTAGAGCTAATGACCTTCCTGCTTATGATGTGATGGCTCGTGATTGGTATGGCGGTGACAATAAGATTCCTTATCCTTGGATTCGTCCTACCGATAGAATGAGTGACTTCTTCGTTCAGGTTGTGGCTATTGACGGCTCTTGGTCTGAATACGACTCTTACGCTTCTGACCCCCATTGGAGTAGGTTCTTTACCCCCGATGGTCTCCGCAGAAGCGCACTGAACAACTTCCTTTCTTCGGATAGCGTTCGCCTTATAGGTACGTGGGTTGGTTCTATCATCCCTGACTTCAAGGATAAGACGGGTGCTGTTGAGTATATCCAAGATAAGGTAAACGCTTCAAACAAGATTACGGGTCTCCTCTGTTCTGTGAACAAGGATGGTCTCTCTTCGCAGTATCTTGACTACGATAACAATGGCTCGCATATGTTCTTTGATGACATCTCGGGTGGTAAGGTTACTCGTAACAAGGTTATTGACCTTATCGGTCACACTATCCATAAGGACACGAGAGAGGTTACGTTCCTTTCACACTCCACGAAGATACCTAATGACGTGAAGCTCATTGACCATATCGGTGACGCACGTTACTTTGGTGGTCTTAATACGATTGTCTTCCCTGACCTCTCTGTCGCTGATAGCTTCAACAAGTTCTTCGGTGACGTAGAAGGTGAAACGATTGATGGTGTTAAGAAGGTCTCAGACCTTATCGCTTCCATTGAGAAGGAACTCACTTCTCTCCGTGACGGGATGTACAAGAACGTAGGTGGTAAGACCTCTCCTATCACTCTGACGTGGACTAACGCCACTTCTGAGGATGGTCGTAAGAGAAGCAACGTCATCTTTGAAATCCCTGCCGAAGCCAAGAAGGTGACGGCTGGTCAGCTGACGGCTGTTGCTGGTGGTATTGCTATCAACGCAGACCTGCCCGCTGGTTGGGATAAGTCTAAGGAGCTTGCTTACTTCGTTGAGCAGGATGCTAATGGTGTTGTCATCCGTAAGGGTGCTAATGTCGTTTCCACCCTTCCTGCAAAGGCTTCTGATGTTGATGACCTCATCGCAGGTATCACTCAGTACTTTGAAGTGTCTCGTATGTTCGTAGCTGAGAATACGCTCTTCATTCTTCAACTTCTGAAGAAGGCTACTACGGCTAATGAGTTCCTTTCTATCCTTTACAAGGCTAAGACGATTGTATCTGGTCTTCCTACCCGTATTGCGTCTCTCCCTGCTGTCAAGGAGCTGAGCGAAACGCTTGACGAACTTCTTGATGGTATGACCTCTACCTTTGAACGTTCTACCGCACCTAAGATTTCTACGGAGACCTATCTGTACAATATCAATAAGGGTGATGGTGTTACTATCCTTGGTCGTGAGGACAACTATGGTTTCACTGAAACGAACCCATCTCTGAAGACGAAGTACGAAAGTGCTGTCGCTCCTACCATCCCAGGTATCACCCGTGTTAATAGCGTCCGTGTTGTAACTCTTGATACGCTCAAGTCTCTCAACGCTCAGGCTAAGGCAAGTGGTATCGCAAGCGAGCTGACCCTCTCTGAGGAGTATATCGCTTCTCTTGAAGCTATGGCTCGTGCAACGAATGGCAAACTTCAGTTCAAGATTCTCTCCGCTGGCGACCCAATCTCCATCAAGGAAGGTTCAAGCTCTACGGGTGCAGAGTCTATCGGTGCTATTGACTTCAAGGGCATCATTCAGGCTACGGAGGACGACAAGTCTTCTATTGAGTCTGTCAAGGCTTATATCCTGAGGAACATCCTTCGCTTCAACAGAGAGAACTCTGTCGGTAGAGATATTACGAATAAGATACTCAACTTCTTCTCTACGAATGGCAAGACGATGTACATCTCCGTACAGCGTTCGCTTTCAGACCCCGAAGTTGCTTCTACTATCCGTCTTACTCCGCTCAAGGGTCTTATCATCTCTAACAAGCACCTCCCAGGTTTTGATAAGGATGGCAACCCCAATAGCGAAAAGGGCGTAGAGAAAATCTACTCAATGATTGAAGAAGAAGGTATCCTTCGTGGTCTTACCAACCCTGACCTTATTGACTATCGTTATATCATTGACTCTATGTCGTTCGGTCTCGGTAGAGAGAGCTTCGGTAAGTCCTACCTCGCTCGTCTCGCTCAGAAGAGAGGTAAGTGTACGGCTCTGCTCAACGCTCCTTCAATGAAGCAGTTTGAGCTGTCATCTGACCCGTACTTCTGCGATACGTTCAACACGGGTAGAGGTGTTAAGCCAGCCTTTGATACGAAGTACATCCCTCTCGGTGGTAACACGGAGATGACGTACACTTCGGGCTACTCACTCCCATCGGAAGACAATGGTGGTAAGTATGCGGCTGTCTTCGCTCCATTCCTCAAGTACAACGATGGTGGTAAGACTGCTCTTGTCCCACCTGCGGCTGACGTGTCTAACGCTATGATGCGTAAGTATAAGGGTGGTAATCCTTATGCTATCATCGCTAACCTTGATGGCGTTCTTTCCAACCGCTTCCTGACGGGTGTTGAATACTCGTTTGACAATGAGGATAGAGGCAACCTTGAACAGATGGGTATCAACCCAATCATCTCCAAGGCTGGGCAGATTATGATTTATGGTAACAAGACCTGCTATCAGACTCTGCGCTCTTACTTCAACTACCTGCACGTCAGAGAACTCCTTAACACGATTGAAATCAAGGTTGAGGAAGTCCTTCAGAAGTACGTCTTTGAATACGACAACAGCATCACGAGGTCTCAGATTGTATCTGACATCTCTACGGAGCTTGCTCCTCTTGCTCAGTCGGGTGTCGTTCTTACTGCTCCAAATATCATTATGGATGATAGTAACAACAGCGACCAACAGCTGAAGATTGAGGGTATCAGTGTCGTTGATGTTGAGGTCGTTCCCGCTCTTTGCAATGAGAAGATTGTCCAGCAGGTCAAGGTTCTAAGGAATGGTAATGTCGTCAGATAAGAATAGAAATAAGATAAGACAATGGCAGAAAAACTAAAGACAAGGTCGCACGGCTTGAGTGCGCTCCCTCAATATAGACACTCACGTATCTCTACGGAGATGCTTGAGCCCGTTTACTCAGGTAAGTTTATTGTAGATATTGTTCCTCCTGCTTATGCTGGTTTTAGCACGGAAGAGAAGAACCTTCTACTTGAAGCTATTACCAAGGTAAACGTTGGGTCTCCTCACAAGATGCCAGGCGCAGAAGTCCAGCACTATATGAATACCACAAGGTCTTATGCTCAGGCTCACCCAGGCGATACGCATATTGATATTGACATTGATTTTGAAGTGAATACTATCGACATCAATGGTCAGCCCAACCACCTGACGTATGGTCTTGTGAGACGACTTATGGACTCCGTATACAACGTCTACACGGGTGCTACGACAACGAAGGTGAATTACGCAATCCCCCTCTTCTCAGTTGTTGCACTTGATAGAGCAAACCGACCCTATTGGGGTTATATTTGCCGAGACATCTTTGCTATCTCCGCAGTCAATCCTCCCGTCTTTGACTATTCACAGAAGGGTATTTGGAAGCTGACGGGTGTCAAGTTCCGCTGTGACTCTTACAGCGAAATCGGTAAGTTTGCCAAGCTGGGGTAACACATTAAACCATTAAATTCCTCTGAGGGGTGTGGGGCTAACCTACACCCCTCTTTGGTTAAATACCCTAAGTAAAAAGAAGATTAGATGGGTTTAGTTTTTGAGCAGGATAAGAAGTCTCCTTTGTCCGCTGAATCAGTCAAGAAGATGATGGATATAGGGGGGAAGATGAATGATATGCTGAATAAAGACGTAGTCAAGAAGTTCGGTGTAGAGGTCATCTATTGGCGTGCTGTGCCACACAAGAACTCGGCAGATGTCATCTTCCAAGACTACACTCTCCTTGATGTAGAGGACTGCCCTACGACACTTAACGTCATCTTCTCTGACCAAGCCTACAACCAAGGTGATATGGGCGTTAGTATCTATGAACTTGGATACAACGTTCCTCTTGAGTTGCAGATACCCGCTGTTATTTGGTACGAAGCGTATGGTGGTGGCACGATGCCTCAGAAGGGAGACATCGTATATATACCCGTTCTTCATAAGCTCTTTGAAGTAGATAGCACTTCTGAGGTATATGGCTTCATGCAACAATTCACTCACTTCAAAGCGGTGATGAAGAAGTACACTCAAAAGCAGTACAGAGGAGAAGGCGAGAATCTTGCTGAGACGATTGACGACTACACTACGGGTACAGAGGAGCTTCTCGGTCTTGATATACTTGACGAGATTGCAGACATCACCTCTGAACAGCAGACTGACCCATATAACTCTACTCCTTGGGATAACTTCAAGTACGTAGCTGATGCCGACATAATAAAGGAGAAGACCTTTATCGTTGGCAATACGGATATATTCAGAACGTACTACGACTTGTCTTCTGTTAAGAAGGGGTATCTTGCTGTTGAGTACAAGGATGATGATGAGGTGGAAGAAAACTCTTATCGCCTTCTGTCTCTTTGGGCTAAGCCTAACTTCCCCGATGAGGTCACTACTTATGATGAAGTGTTACTGAAGGATGGCAAGGAACGTATCAATGGCGTGGCTTACGAGACTATCGTGATGCGTAGGTCTAAGAGACCCGTTGCCCTCTCTGTCGGGGAGAAGTATATCGTCTCCGTAGGTAAGTCCCTCAAGCAAGAACTTACACTGAAAGCCATACACGGAGACCACGATGAATGGTATATCACTTTTGCTGATAGACTGAACTTAGACAAGATACAGCCAAATTGGAGGAAGTCTAAGATTACTATTGCAACGAGCAACCCAACTCAGATTATATCCTCTCCCAATGAAAGTATATCACTATCCCTTGGTAAGGATTATGTAAACCTCTCCATCAATGGAGTAGACAATACGACTATGCTCGGTACGACATTAAAGGACGAGCAGTGGTATGGTATATCTCTTACGATGATGACGGGTGGTGATAGCTCACTTAGGATATATGCAAAGAAGGGTAGTGGTATATCTGTGGTTGCAGAGGTGAGCATAGCTTCACAACTCACAGCAGGGTTATATCAGTACTCTCTCCTCGGAGGTGATGTATGCCTTAGTAACATTAGGCTATACAAGTCATCTAAGCCCTTCAAGGATAATGAACGTAAGATTGACCTCCTTAGTAGAGTGATTAAGAATGGCTCTAAGGCTGTCATCTGTGATTCAGTTGAACTGCCATCCCATATAGGTGGCGTGTACGTTGGTAGACAACGATAAGCAATGAAAGACGGAAAGATTATAACAGACGCTAATGGTAAGAAGACCTACCTCGCTTTTGTCAAGGGCGATATGATTGACGATGCTGTGGAGCAGTTCACGGCAGAGGATGGTATGAACCAATCGGTTATGCCTGATGTGTTAGTCACCGCCAAGAAGAGGAAGGCGTATAAGATTGACGAGATACTCTCGCAACTCAAGAAGCCTAATGCACGCATAGAAGACGGGAGCGGTCTTGCGCCTAACGCTGATGCTAACGCTCCTATTGATGAACGCTTCCCTTCTGTAAGGATAAACAAACTCGGAGAGCTGGAAGAGGACTACCTCTTGTATCAGCCTATCTCCGAACTTCAAGCAACGGGTAAGAAGGTGGAAGCCGTGGAGAACTATTCTGTTACTCTTATGGTACTTCCATCGTCTGAATATGGCTTGTATTACGATGCAGAGACGCTCGTTAGAAAGACGATACCTGCACTTAGGAAGAAGAGGGAAGGTTTTATCTTCCCTGAGACAATCCCATTCAGGTATGTAGACCCAAATGCAAGCGAGAAGAGCGCAACCACAATGCCCGTTGCTCCATCTGATGAGAATGTAACGTGGTGGTCTACATTCAAGTCGCACGAACTCACGGAGGTTTCTACAGCTACTATGGGTATGATTGGTGAGTTCGGGACTATCAAGGGCGACTTCGTTCCACATAAGAAAAAGAAGAAGGGTAAGAAGGGTAAGGCTACGAAGAAAAGCGAAGCATCTAACCCATCTATGGAGGGTGTTATGAGACTTATTACGAGAGGTGACAACAGCGCACCTTCGTATGGTTTCAAGCCTTCCTCGGTGAAGGACTATGGCTTCTATGGTGCTATGGGTGCTATGATAATTGAGCAGTACCTTGATAAGGATAGAAGGGATAGCGTAAACGCCTATGCCGTCCTATCAGACCCTACGGGTAGGAATATCGCTGTCTACTTCATTGAGGGCTTCAAGAAGAAGTGCCAAGCCATTGCTGACAATGGCAAGAAGAACGTGCCATTTGATGATGGCGGTCGTAGCAGGAATGACGATGGGAAGAACAGAGATAACGAAGGCGAGCTTGAAGGTTCATACGACTCTGCCTATGACCCAAGACTTGATAGGTATATAATGACCCACAAGGGCGCAGAGAAGATACATCAGAAGGTGGCTTACTCGGCACTGACGGGTACGTCTATCCTCAAAGACCACCTCGCACCATACGCAGAGAATAGAACCGCTACTACACACAAGGGTAAGGAGCATACGCAGTATTACCATAATATGGCGAAGTTCCTCAAGATGAAGGGCAATCCCAACTTCTACGGGGTGAACTCCATTATGAACCCTTATAGTGTCATCAGACTATACGGGTCTCTTGACGTTGATACGGGAGGGAAGATTAGGTCTGTAAGACTATTAGACAAGCATAAGAGAAAGGCGTGGTATGACTTGAACACCAATACCAATGGTGAGGACTTCAAGCTGTCAGTGCCTACTACAACGAATATCATCAAGTATGGTCAGGCTGACGCTGTCGGTAGAGTACCATACTCCTTCCAAGACTTCATCTTCTGTAAGTTTTGGAATGTTATACCAAACAACCATCTTATAACTCTGAGGAGGTACTCTGAGCCTACGAGGGATAACCTTACGTTCCCTGACTTAGATGGTAAACTCCTGGGGGTTGAAAGTGATGTTGAGGTGGTAAACAAGAATGGTTTAACCCATTCACCTATCGCAACGATGCTCACCTACTTTGGTAGTGGTACGGGAAATGAACTTCCAAATATCATCAACTTTTCAAGTGGGTACACATGGAAGGCAACGAAGTCCGAGATTTGGGATGTCGCCTCAGGGAGCACGGGCGGTGGATTTATGGGTAATATGTTCTCGGGGAATGAGTTCTCCCTCGGAGGTGGTTCTCTGTGGAAGAAGGGTCTTATGGGTGCTGAAATCCTATCAGGTCTTCTTACTGACCCTTCCTACTCAATGAAGATAAACCCCGAGCAACTTATCGGTGCTAATGGTATGCCTGACCCATACACTCAAGGTCCATGGAACAACCGCATCCAAGGTCCACTTAATAGGATTAGTTCTGTGATGATGCGTGATGAAGGAATGGCGTTTGGTGGTAATGGTAAGGAAATCTCCTTGTCATTCCATTATGTGGCTCGTAACTTCGGTGGGGCTAATCCTAAGGCAGTGATGCTTGACATCCTTGCCAACGCCCTTGCTATGGGTACGGGTTCAGCACTCTTCTTCAAGGGTGCGCACAGATATGCCTTTGACCCAACACTGATGCCAAGTGGTAGCTTCCTTGACAAGCTGTACAAGCTCCTTGAAGGGAATGACTTTGAGAAGATTATTGAAGCCATCGCACAGCTCTTCGTTGGTGGTGGTGGTATTCAGACCTTTATGGATAAAATCTTCAGCGGTGCTAAGGAGCTTGTAGGGAGCGCAGTGAACTTCGGTAAGGATGCTATCGGAGTTAGCGATGAGGATGCCAAGCAGAAGGAGAACGGGATGATGGTCAAACTTCAGAACCAACTGAAGAACCTCACCAACACTGACGCAGGTAGGAAGAGGCTAAAGGATATACTCTATGCCCTTGTAGGTAAGGAGTTCGGTTTCCAATGGCTCACGGGTCGTAAGGCTCTCCTTATGGGAGACCCCGTTGGTGATTGGCATGTCACGATAGGTAATCCTATGAACCCTATTGCAATGATAGGTAATCTTATCTGTAAGGGCGTTGATATTAAGTTCGGTGACGAGATGGGATGGGATGACTTTCCTACGGAGATGACTATCACCATCACGCTGGCGCACGCTATGGATAGAGATATGGATGGTATCTCTTCTATCTTCAACAGAGGCGCAGGGCGTATATACGTCCTCCCCGATTGGGCGAGAACGTCCGCAGACAGAGTTACCAAGGTGGATAAGTATTGGCAGGCAAACTCCGATGGCGTTGGACCTCGTGCTATTGAAGGATGGGGTACGTTTGACCCTGAGACGAGAGGGCTTATCCCAAGACGTGACTTCAAGGATGAAAAGCAGAACCCACGTGTAGGGAAGCGTGCTGATGTTTCTATTGGAGGAGACAATGTAGATGTACCCGTCAATAGCGGTGACTCTACTATCCTTGCTATACCAAGGTACACTCCTATCGCATACAGCAACAGAGAAGATATTGGTATAGACTTCGGTAACTTCTCTCGCTCTACACTTGAAGCACGAAGCTCATACTACATTGACCTTGACAAGCTCGCTGAAAGAGCAAATAAGACCTAATTTATGTTTACTCATACACTTGATAATAAACCTATCATAAAAGGGAAGGACGGAGAGGATATGACCGACCTATGCGTCTCAATCTTTGAGAGCAAGTCACTCGGTGCATCAACCTTCAAAGTCCTTACCCTTACGGAGAGGTATGTATGTAGACCTGACCTCATCTCGCTTGACTACTATGGTACGGATGAATACACCGACCTTATCCTCAAGTACAACGAAATATCCAATCCATTCTCACTCGTGGTAGGCTCACTCATAGCCCTCCCTGAGGTGATGGAGATTACCAAGGGTATTAAGACTAATATGGTCTCATCCGTTGTAGAGAAGGCAGAGATTAGGAAAGAGTCTACCATAGACACACAACTTAGGAAGAGAGCGTACAAGTATATATCTCCTAAGAACATTGAGGAGATTAACGAGACAGCAAATATCAACAGACCCTTCAACGAACTCACCATACCTGCATCAGGGAAGCGTGTCGCTCCACCTAATGTAGCGAAGGCAGGGGAAAGCCCTATCATATCTCGTAATGGGAGATACGTCCTTGAAGGTAATCACGAGTGCTGTGTGACGGAAAATCCAAATATCACTGATGTGATGAGAGGCAAGTAAAGCTAATGGCAAGAAAGAGAAGCGTTGTAAACGAAGAGAAAGAATTATACGAGAAGAGGAACACTGATGATGTCTTTGCAAGGGTTGTTATCGGTGGTCTTCTTAACGCTTTGAATGGAGAGCTTTTCTACACTCAGGTGCGTGATGGTAAGGAGGAGGTTATTCATATACCCTTCTTCTACAACATGGCGCACTCAGGAGAGCGTTTCATTCAGGACAACTATATGTTCTTCAAAGACCTCTGTAAGGGGATGACGAAGATGGATGGCTCTTTTGATATTATCCCAAGAGGGGTCATCACACTTAACTCCTCTTCCATTGAAGCAGGGTCTATTACGAATAGGTTTGTCCTCGGTGAATATACAAGGACAGACGAGGATGGTATTCCCCGTACATACGTATCGTATCTGTATAGCCTTCCTATCAAGTTCTCCTTTGACTGCAAGATTATCGTAGATACGACCATATCACTACTAAAGATACAATCTCAGGTTAATGAAGCATTCTACAAGAATAGGTCATTCAAGACGACCTATCGTGGTATCGTCATACGATGTAGGTATGGTATTCCTGAGAACTCCCAATGGCAGAAGCCTATGGAGTACAAGTTCGGTATGCAGGATGCTTCGCCTATGGAGCTATCTTTCAGTATAGATGTGGAAGCCTATCAGCCGATGTTTGATAAGACGACAGAGCGTCTGAAGAGCAACTACATTAAGTCCTTCGGTTATGATGTAACCCTGAATAAGTCAGAGCGAAAGGACACCCTTGGACAGCGTGATGGACATAATGAGATATATGGTCTCAAGAGCGACATAGCACACAAGTCTGAGGATGGGTATATCTACCCACGATACGACATATCAGGGAAGGCTTACCCAGCAGGATACGTAATGCCCATCACGTGGCACTACGATAAGGTGTATGGGGATATGAGGACTATCACTATCTCCTATAAGGAGAACGGCAAGGAGACCCATATAGCTACTATACCTAACACGATGCTTTACGATTGGGAGATACCTGACGACTTTATCCCTGAGGAAGAACGAACGGATGCTCATATAGATTACTTTGGCGCAGGGGATATATCCCAAGACCAAGTCATCCTGATGCCCGACATCTCCGTTGTTCCCGATATGGCGAATGGCAAGATAACAGAAAACTCGTTCATCGTAAACAGCCAAGGGCTTTTCGTCATTGGAAACAAGACGGAAGAGCAGAGGCGTGTACTCATCAAGTACACGAAGAAGAACGGGCAAGATGTTTCTTTTGATGCTTATCTAAACCTAAATAGTGGCATTGTTGATATGGCTAACCCCATAACACTCCCAAGAAACCACGAACCAATACCATACGTAGGAAGCACGGCTCATAGGACTATTGATATTGTCATAAAGGATGCTCAGCATAATGGTATCTCTTGTACTATCAAGAATGTGACTATAATCTAATAGGAAGTGGCTATTAGTAAATAACATAACGACAATAACTTGCAAGTTAAAAGATAAATGAGTAAGAAATTAAACTACGAAGACCTTCAGTCTGTAAAGGAAGCACTCACAAGTGCTACCAATGCAGTCAATGAAGCTATGATTGCTGAAGCTGGCGGAGTAGGTGCACCCCGCCTCTCAAGCATGGCAAGCCTTATTGGGATGGAAAATCATATCCGTGCTATTATGGAGAAGCACGGCTCGTCTAACAACGAGGAGTTCCATTCTGTGTTAAGAGGCTACGTCAATTTCATCAATGAGTCCGAAGATACCCGTCCCCGTGACGAACGTATCTATAAGCAGTTCTTGGAAAGTATGAAGGACTTCCGATACCTCAAGGGTGTAAAGGAAGCCTATGATAGCATCAGGAGTGCAGTAAACAAGGATAAGGTCGGTGTTGAGGTTATCGCTATTCTTGACGAGCTGAAGAGTGACCCACTCTTTAAGTACTTCTACGAAGCCATTGAAGAGCCTGCAATGATTTTCCTCCTTGAAAGGAATGACATTGCAAAGAACAACGCTATCAAGGCTCTTAGAGATTACGCTCGTCAGCTCCCTATCGTTGGTAGACTACTCCATATCATCAATGAAGGTCGCCTTCCCGAAGATACCAACGAAACGGAATCGGCTATCTCAAGCGACTCTAACCTAAGCCAGGAGACCCCTATCTCTCCCGTCTTCACCAACCCTAAGGGCGTTGCTATGTTCCTTTATGGTGGTGCGTTCTTCGCTAAGAGTGATACGTCTGTACGTCCTATCACAAGAGAAGAGTACGAGGAGCTTCCACAAGACCTCAGGCAGATTGCTTCTCTTGAGGCTAAGGGTCTTATCTCCTATGATGAAAACCCAAGCGGTGAGGCTCGTGTTGAGTACTATACTACATCAGGTTCAGTATTCACTATCACACGTTCTGACGAAGGTAAGATTGGCGTACTCCTCAATGACACTCGTCTTGATGACAACGCTCTTGTCTCCTTTGACCTCTTCGCTCAGATTACAAGCATTAACGACTACTCGGTATTCAACAACGTAACCAACGTACTCACGAAGCTGATTGACGGCACTTACGAGATGGCTGAGCTTGACTTCGCTACGGAGTACTCTAAACTTGATACCTATGGTCGTACGGCTCTTCTTATCAACCTGAAGGGCATGTACTTCATCATTACTTACGATGCAAGTGCGCTTGACCCATTCAATTACTACTCTAACCTGAAGCCAAGTGGTGTACCTCCTATCTTCTCTCAGTTCTTCGGTAAGACCTATATCTCCATCAACGAGAACACGAAGAAGGCTGACAAGAAGCGTATTGAAAGATACAACAAGAGGAAGGAAGAGTTTGAATCACAAATCACCAAGCTGATTGAACAGCGCAAGGGTCTCAAGGAAGTCCTTGAAGAAGGCGCAGGCGCAAACGAAGATAAGGTTAAGGGTTATCTCGGTAGTATCAACAACAAGCTGAATAAGCTCAAGAAGGAATACGAAGCCTTCCAAGAAGAAGAGGGTGACGTAGCTACCGATGGCTCTAACAACCGCTACAAGCAGGATGATGCAGGGGTTGTCTTCTACAACGTCTCTATCCTTGATAAGGGTGTTACTCCTGATGAAATCTCTACGCCTCTTAGCGATACCGCTAATGCTCCCGAAGACTTCTCTCCTGATGAGGAAGTTCCCGATAACTACCTCTCTGAGGATTATGACCCAACAGCAGGTAATACGAATATCGTTGGGAACGAGGTGACTTATAAGGAAACTCAGAACGGCTCTGAAACTTACATTGACGGGGTTCGTGTAGATGATGCTAATGCGGATGGTCTTGACTCAAATGTCCTTGTCAATATGATTTTGAAAATCAAGGAGCAGATAGGAGACTTCGCTAATAGAATGAGTCCTGATGAAATCACGGAGGAGAACCTTCGTTCTAAGAGCAACTCGGAGCTTATCTCTATGCTCGTTGATGCGACAGAACACTATGGTGAGCCTGAGAATATGGATACCTTTGATGCAAATGCTCTTAATACATATCATCTCTACCTGAACGAAAGACCAATCGTTGAACGTAACGGAGACGTGGATGCTGTTTCTACATCAGATGATGGCGTTCAGGTTCTTGACCTGAAGATTAAAAAGGAAGAGGATGGTTTTCTCGTGGCTTATGGTGTTGTGCGACTTGATGCCGTAGAGGATAAGGTTCAGTACAAGCCATTCGTTGTTAATAGAAATCTTGAAGGTAAGGTATTCTCGTACTATGGCGGGTCTGATGGTATGGGAGCTTTGTCGGAAGACACAACCATTCCTATGTTCGTATTCAACAAGATTCAGCAGGCTCTTGATGCAAACCAAGAATGGAATAGCGGTTCACCCGTTGATACGAGTGTTGTTACTCCCGAAGAGAATGCACTCCCCGAAGTCAATACCGACTACCTTGGCGAAACACCCGTTGAGTTCAGCCCCGATTCATTTGAAGACGAGTCCGCAGTAGAAGACCCAGCTTCGTTCTTTGAATCAGTAAGCATCGTCTCTAAGAGCAAGGATGGTAAGGTGACTAATATCACCGAAGCCGCCGCAGTCAAGAAGAGAGTGCTTGAAGCCGAACAGATTGACTTCTCTAAGGATGACGAAGGTGACAAAGAACCTGAGACGTTCGAGTTCTCTGCACTTGTTGATGTCCTTGAAGATGGTGATGAGTACTACGTAGATGAGAAGGGTGTATTCAATGAAGGCGATGAGTACGAAGAGATTGAGTACGTAGTCCTTTCTGATGAGGATGACACGGGAACACGTGTCCTCTTCCACGTCAATGACCCTGATTCTGAACTCTATGAACAGCTCTACATCTCTAAGAGCAAGGATATTCCACAAGGTCTTGAGAATGGTAGTAAGACGCTTCTTGAAATCCTGGGTCTTGTATCAGATGGAGAAGTTTCCGTTCTCGGCATTGAAAGCATTGAAGACGGAAAGGCTGACCCAATGAACTTCATCAGAGCTTCCTTTGCAGATGTGTTCATTGACGGCACGGACGAAATGCTTGATGACCTACAGAAGTTTGACGGAAGCGATGTATCTATCAACACGGATAACGATGACCCATATACTGACGACATTGAAGATGCTATCAGTGTTACGGCTCTTGATAAGAACGAAGGTGTCAAGGTGATGAAGCAGAGAAAGGTCAAGGACGTTCAGTATATCCCTATGAACGAGAGCGCAGGTGAGAAGGTCTCTACCTTCGTTGCAGGTGATAAGGTTCTCGTAGACGGGAAGAAGATTGGTACTATCGTAAGTCAGGAAGGCGAGAATAGCCTTGTGAAGCTCTTTAGTGGCAACGAAACAGAGCGTATTGCTAACAAGCGTATACGCCTTATCACGAGAGTCTCTGACCTTTACGAGACGGCTTACTCCAAGCAGGCTGTTCGTGAGCGTATCACGATGGATAACTTCATCCCTTGCTCCATTAACTATGGTGGCATCACGGGTATCATTCAAGAAGGTAAGGTCGTTCGCTTCAGTGACTATATAGGTGCTTCCGAAGGTACTCCCGTAAAGGTGTATGATGAATACCCAACGGAAGAATCTGAACCAACCTACGTGAGCAAGGAGTATATCAACCCCTCGCAGACGGCTTCGGATATTCTGAACTCAATGAACTTCGCTGATGGCGTTCTGATGGACAGAGAGATGTCTACTCCTATCGCACCCGTATCGGTTGATAAGAACACGTTTGACGGGGAAGGAGGATATGTGTCAGTCATCGTTCATACCGCTAAGCAGGAAGACAACCATATCAAGCACGTTCCATTTGAGGATGTCCTGCTTATCACAGCTCCGAACTACGTGATGTGATAAATATAGCATAATTTGCATCATATTCATTAGAAAGACCCCTTGGATAAAAAATCTAAGGGGTTTTTTCATTTATAAATAAAATATCAAACTAATACCGAACAGACAAAGACTAACGATGGATATACTAAGCATTGGAGGAGACCCAAAGAAAGATGGTGGGGCTCTCGTTAGGATTGACCCTGAAAGCCTAATCAGTCAATTCAAGAAAGTTCCAATGTTCGTTAAAGTCTGTTTTGCAGTCATCGTGATGATTGGCTTGCTCTACTACCTTGTCTTTCGTTCTCATCTATACGACAACGACTCCGACAAGCTCGGAGCACTCGTTCACCGCACGGAGAAACTGCATAATCAGATGGAGAACATTCAGAACTTCCTTAGCTCATACAATAAGGTGCTAAACTACCTTGACCTAAGGATAAGGCTACAAGAGCTGAGCGCAGAGTTCCTGCAAGACCAAAATGAGATTATTCTTAGATACCTTGAGCAGTCTTCAGACAAAGAAGATATGCCGTATCTTCTCGCCCTGCGTGACGCTATTGAACGCTCACACAGAAATGAAGAAAGAATTAAGGCTATAAATAAATCATTAGTGACGCAGGACTCTGTTGATGTTGCAAGGACGCTGGAAGCTATTAAGATTGAGCTTATGCAACTGCGTGCTAAGGAGAAAATGGATACTATCAAATAATAACCAATATAAAATGAAGAACCTATTCGCAAAAATTAGAAACCACGCTGTCATCATCGTAATGCTGAGTGTTTCAACATTCGTTATCGGTAGCATCGCTTATGACCTTCTCGTGACACGACCTAATATGACCGAGACACTTGATAGGTTAGAGGTGAAGATTGACAATATCTCCTCGGAGATTGAGCTCATCACGCCAAAGGCGATTACCGAACAAGCCATTCTGATGGAAGACACGCTGTGCAGTATTGATAGCCTCTTGCACTAATACAGCAGAAACGAAGAGGCTACATAGGGAAGTGGAGTATATAACCTCCCCCACATCGGGGAGGAGTTCACGGAACACCATGCAATCAACTATCTCTATAATGAGGTATAGGAAGAACATCATTTATGGCTGGAAGACCAAAAGGGAGTAAGACTAACAAGAATAGGAAGAACTATGTTAGTAACCCTGAACTCTATCAGGAGATTTTGAAGTCTATTGATAGGGACGAACTGACACCAAGGGCAGTAGAGCTTCTGTGTAAGCTCGCAGACAACTGCGCTACCAAAGTCATCTACCAAATACCTGAAGACAGAGAGGACGCTGTTGCAAGCGCAGTGGCGGATATGATTCAGAATTGGAAGAAGTTTGACCCAACCAAAACCAAAAACCCATTCGCTTACTTTACATCCGTATGTACCACAGCCTTCACAAAGTTTTGGAGGCAGATGGGCAGGACAGATATGCCTATCTCTATTACATACAACCTATCAGATGAGCGATTTACTTTTGATATGTAGTTGCTTCTATGGGATGTAGTAAATGCGAGAAAGAGAAAGAGAGGAGACGAAAAGAAGAGGAGAGAGGGAGAGTTATATACACACCCAAGAAAGAGCCTAAAGCAAAGGATTGGGTGTAATGTAAAAGGGGAAAGGTGTTGTCACCTCTCCCCTTCTTGTTTCTCGTTACTCGCCTCGTTAGATGAGTGAGAGGAATAGCACCCTCAGACCATGACCGATGAGACCACCTAAGATAGTCGCACCAAGGTCAAGCCAATCAAACTTGCCACCCTTGAGCTTATCCTTGTATTCCATACCTACGGCAAGACCGAGGACAAAAAGAATGGTCAAGAATAGACCACAAGGGATAGCATAAAGGAAATGCTTGTCCCTATTACTCTCGCTGAGGAAAGGAACTTTCCTTACAACAGCCAAGACTTTCTCTACTAACTTATCAAACATTTTCGTAATGAGATTCATACTAATCATTTATCTCCACGAAGAAGTTTGATTTGTACTTGTTCATACGATGCTCGTTATGGTTTACATACCCAAGCTGGTTACAGACGCAGGGGACACCTCGTATCTCCTTGCATACATTAGAATGCGTATGACCATATATCCAATAGGACGCTCCGCTTGATGCTATAAGACTATCAAGAGGAGAATTGAATGCAGAAGTATATATGTCTCCACCGAACATTGTATTGGCGAGCGCAAGAGACGGAGCGTGGTGAGTGATGACCACACGTGGGTATTCGGTAGGGAATAAGAACATCGCCTCTTCTAAGTACTCCAAACAGCGTCTGTGGACTTCTCTGTACCCTTCTATGGTAAGTGATTCACCTTTATATTTGATGCGCTTAAAATCGCTCAGAGATACGTATATGGGTATCTCTCGCTTTGGGTCTATATCTGACCATAAAGGACACAAGATAAACTCAACACCATCAAGGACGATAGACGTATTAAACCCATAGTAGAGATTGTCGTACTTCGTCTTGATGAAACCATCCTCAATAGTACCAAGGTCGCCTGCACCATAAAAGCTATGGTTGCCGTGAATCATAAGGACATACTTATAGTGAGAAGTAGCCCACGAAATGAACTCCTCCTCCTCAAGCTCCTTGACATCCTTCCACGAACCAATGTCCCCTGCAAGGACTAATATATCTCCTACAACCTCCAAGGGATTACGCTTTATCCATTCCCTCTGACTTGCAGACTCAAGATGGAGGTCTGATACAATCTGTATTTTCATCTCATTCTATAATAGTAGGTGATTAGTCACACACCACAAAGATAAATGAAAAAGAAAACCCAACGACATTTGGTGGATTAAAAAGAAGTCACTATATTTGCATTGTGAAAGAGAGACACTCGGACACGATATTCAAATAAAAAGACCATATATAAAAAATGGAAACGACATCAACGACAGAAAAGACCCTTAGCCTCAACGAGGCAATGCTCCTTGAAGCAACGAAGTATCTCAATAAGCCCGAAGAACTCGCAGATGAACTCGTGCGATACAACAGAGAGAAGGGTGATGGGAAGCTGACCGAGGAACGTGCTATGCGCATCGCTCTCGCTAATCTTGAAATTGTCAAGAAGATGCGCAAAGAGCCCGTCACGTTCCGCTTCCGAAAGATTAACGGAGACCTGCGTGAGGCAGAAGCAACGCTTGAATCAGACAAGCTCCCCGAAACGAAGGGCGTGGGCAAGAAGTCATCACCTGCCGTTCAGGTCTTCTTTGACCTTGTTAAGGGCGAATGGAGAAGCTATCGTATCGAAACCCTCATCCTTGAAGGTGACAACGTTCCCGAAGACGAGGATAAGGACGAAGAAGAAGAAAAGACAGAGGAATAAAACCTCTTATAGGTCTCGTAGCTCAGTTGGTCAGAGCAACTGACTCATAATCAGTAGGTCTTCGGTTCAAGCCCGAACGAGACCACGACTTGGAGTTTGAATAATATCAAGCTCCAAGTTTTTTTTTGTCGCAAAAATAGGAGAAACTTGTGACAGCTTTGGACACGTTTTGGACATTTTTAAGTGCGTAGTATACAAAGCGTTAAGTGCATTACGCCCGTCATATCACCACTAAAAACGCCCATTCTTTGGACAGAACTTGGACATTTTTAACTCTTTCCAAAATGGAAATAGTTGGACACAAGAAAGCCCCTCCCGATGTATTCATCAGAGAGGGGCTATTCCTTATTACTTATAGTAGCGGTTCAGTCGTGTCAGTTTGTTGAGCTTGTCCTTGAAATGCTTTGTTGTTCCATTCACAGAAGCGAAGTAAAGTTGTAACATATTGAACCCGCACTCAACCGCTTCTGCGTCTAAGTTTAAGTTTAAGTTTAAGTTT